GGTATTATTATTGGCTCCGGAGGAATGATTGGATGTGCCTCAACTGTATCTGTTTCAATGACACACAGTAAGTCGCGGAGGTAATCTGCATCCTCCTTGAATTCCGGGTCAAGATTTCCGAGCAGTATCATTGCTTCAGCGGTAGCGTCAGCTTCCTTAAGAGTTTTCACGAATGCCTTGAGAGATTCTGAAACAATATTAATCTTCTGAATTTTCATTCTTTTACTCCTTATTCTTCTATGGATACGCCATAGATCGTTCCATATAAAATGGATGTCAAAAAGGTTTGTTTTTTATTCATAATAATAATATATATATGAAATTTCAGAATAATCCCCGGTAGCATAGATAAAAAGAATGGTTTTCTAAAGAAAAATATTTTTTAAAGGAATAAATATATTCAAAGAACCCTTCCGGGTCCTTTTCATAAATTTATATATAATTAATAAAATTACCGCGTAGTTAACCCAAATCATATTTTTATATCAAAATCTAAAATGAAAAATAAAAAGATGTTATTATTTTTATAGAATAATTAAATGAGGAAGAACCACCTGACTGGTTCTTCCTCAAACTCCATCTCCCAATTCGGATAAAGAAATCAACGTCTCACTTCGTTCAACATGATTTCTAATCCTCTTTTTTATTTCTTAAAGAAACATATTATTCAATTGAACTGGGGATACACTTATCTTGTAAAACAGAAAAATTTCAAAGGAGGAAGAAAATGAATCAACCTGAACTAAAGAATTATCCAGAAGGATCTATCTTGTTTGATGTAAGATATTCAAGAAGTCCTGAAAGTTTTGAAGTAGTTTATTGGTCTCCTATAACAAAACAATTGGAGGTTCAATACGAACCTCCAATTGTTGATATATGGTTTCTAAAAGAGGAGTATCGAACGAATCAGTATCAAATATCGCAAGCGGAAAGCGATAAATGTTATCCTGTCTACTGCAAAGTCTCCGAGATACCGAAAGCAATAGCAATCAACATCGGAGGCGAATACAAAGAATTCTTTGACAAGAACTCTGCCAGTATGAGACATAATGATCTGGCAAAGCATATGTGTGAATGTCCATGGGTATTTAAAGCAGACTTCTCACCCGATGTCTATTTTAGATTACGATGGTTACAAAAGTATGGTGACCAAATCGATGTATCTAAAGTAACATACTCATTCCTTGATATAGAGTGTGATGTCATTGATAAGACAGTTGATCCAAAAGATGTCAAGGATGTAACACAACCTGTGAATGCTGTTACTTTGATATTGCCTGAACAGAAAATATGTGCTGTCATGGTATTAGGTCCACGTCCAAAGAATAAACTGCATCCAAAGTTCCATAATCTCTTAATGAAACAAGAGGTTGAATTCAATTGGTTGGTTAACAATCAAGAAGAATTCAAGAAGATGGTTAAAGAGGAAGATGAAGACAATAAGAAATTTCTTAAGGATTATGAAATCAGATTACACATATTCGACTTTCATGATGAGATTAAATTAATCAAAACTATCTTTGATTATATTAATAAATACAGACCTATGTTCTGTTTATCATGGAATGGAAAGTTTGATCAAAACTATCTACTTCATAGAATTGAATATCTTGGATATGATCCCAAAGACTTCTTCATTCCAGAAGCATTCAAGACATCACAACTGTATTATCATGAAGACAACTCTGGTAACTTCTCATTCAAGAACTCTTCTGACTGGTTCTATACTTCAACTTATACAGTCTACATTTGTCAATTGAGATTGTTTGCAATGATTCGTAAATCTCAAGCAGAACGTAGAAGTTATTCACTATCGTCTGTTGGTAAGGATGTTGCAAAGATTGATAAGTTGACACAAACCAAGTCGGGTGCATTCCGTCAGTTCGCTTACACGGACTTCCTCAAGTTCATTCTATATAATGTCCGTGACGTTGTTGTACAGCTTGCGATTGAATTAAAGTCTAACGATTGTCAATCTCTTGTAGGTCGTTCTTATATGTTTGCAACTCAGTATGCAAAATGTTTTAAGGAGACTCACATAGTTAGAAACATTCGTGAATATATCTTTGAAGAGGAAGGATTTGTTCAAGCCAATACTCTTCTTATAGACCCGACAATGGACACTGCATTCAAGGGAGCATTCGTTGCACCTCCAGAACATAATAAACCTACGGGCTTAATATTGAATGGAAAGCGATTGAACTTAATAATGTACGGTGTCCTGGATGCTGATGCAGCATCATATTATCCATCAACTAAGATGGGTATGAATATGGATCCGATGTCATTGTTATATAAATGCATTGTAAACAATGATGTGTTCCAGAATGGAATGTGTAACAACAATTCATTCAATCAGGTATATACTTGGCATGATTCTAAGAATAGACCTCATGCTGAAGATATGACAGGACCAATAATGAATACTTATAAGAATAAGAATGAGTGTTCATTGTTGTCTAACTGGTTTGATGAACCAACCATATCAGAGGTATTTGAATATCTTGATATGCAATTCGGAGTCGTAAATAATTAACGGAGGTAAAATAAAATGCAGAAACTTTACGGAGATAAGAACATTCCTGATATCGACATAGGACCTCTTGCGAAACAGTACATGTGTTTGTATGGAGTCAATGTCAATCTGCAGAGAGCAATCCCTCAGATCCAGGATGGTTTGAAACCGGTACAGCGTAGAATGTTGTACCAGCTTTATACCATCTATGGTAAGAAGCATGTTCGTATATCAGTACTCATGGGTGATTTACTTAAACTCCACCCGCACGGCGACCAAGGTCTGGGTGATACTATTGCTCGTTTATGTCAAACATTCTCGAACAACATTCCACTCATAGAGACTGAGGGTAATGCAGGTACTCTCGCTGGTGGTGATGATGCTGCAGCCGCTCGTTATCTTGATATAACATTATCAGACTTTGCTGCAAAAGCATTGTTTGATGAGTTTGATGGAAAGGTATCAATGAAACCATCATATGATGATTCCGCAGTTGAACCTATATGTCTTCCTGCCAGATTCCCAATCATTCTGTTGAATGGTACTGCAGGTATAGGATATACTTTGTCATCAGATATCCCACCATATAACATCAATGAAGTAGCGGATGCAACTATCAAGTTACTTAAGAATCCAGAAGCTAAAGTTAAGCTCGTACCAGACTTACCGACTGGATGTGATATAATTATCGAAGATGAGAATGCTTTCACAATGCAATCTTCATTTGAGATAGATATGGTAAACTATGTCATCACAATTACCAATACTCCATACATGTGGTTTATTGAAAAGCTTGATGATCAACTTCGTATCCTTCAGGATAATCCTGCAACAAAGATAAATGAGATTATATCATTCGATCAGGAGCAAGAAAGACTTGAAGATGGTTTGAGATATGTCATCAGATGCAAACAGTGTAATCTGTATAAGGTACTGGAGACATTGTTCAAACGTATCAAGGGTTTCAGAGTTAGATTCACTACAACAAACATGGTTGTCGTTGATAATGATTTCCGTACTAAGGAATTTACACCACGCCAGATATTAAGATCTTGGATTAACTTCAGATTGGCATATAAGCGTGGTTGGTTCTTGAGAGAACTTGTTGAGAAGTCTGCTAGATATGATATGTTATCTGGTAAACTCTTCATGTTATCTCCAGAGAATCTTGATAAGACTATCGGAATATTCAAGTCATCCAACAACAAAGACGAAATCATTCAGAATCTCGTAAAGGGATATAATGGAAAGGTAACATCATCTCAAGCAAACTTTGTCAAGGACTTACATCTGTATGAGTTAAACAAAGCAGAGTATGCAACTACCAAGAAGAAGATAGCTGCTCTTAAAGATGAGATTGATTACATCCATGAGAACGTTGCAGATCCAGATAAGATCCGTGATGTTGTAATTGAGGAAGTAAGAGAACTCAAAGAGAAGTATGGTTTCCCAAGACGTAGTAAGATACTTAACTCTCAGACTCAGGATGGTTCCAACATTAGTATCGTTCAGATCTTAACTGATGGAGCTATCATGTTCTCAGAAACAGAGAATCCTGAACATATGTCTTCTGATATTGTTCCGATATCTGGAGAAGAAGTATGTCTCATAGATGATAAGGGTAATTTCATCAAAGCTAATCTTGATAAGGTTCCTCATGGTAAACCTCTTACACTTACATCAATCGGTAAGACAGTAATGGGTAACTGTGTTGCTGCTGTATCTAACAAGATAAACAACATAGTTATTCTGACAAACAAGGGTCGTATTAAGTATATGCCAATTGATAAGATTCCGTCAAATGCAACAAGGAAACCATTGATACCCATATCTGGTGATGAAAAGATTGTATCAATACTTGAAGTACCAGATACATCATCTGCAGATATACTCATCTATACTTCCGATGGTATGGGTAAGCGTATCTCAACAGCAGATCTGAATAAGGTTAACTCTGTTGATGCTGCTGGACAATTCATAATCAAGACGGATTGTGAAGTGAGTGGTATGTTCTGCATCAATTCGAATAAACCATATCTTGTATATGTAACTCGTCTTGGTCGTATAAGACTTAACCATTCAAAGTATCTGTCAACTGTTAAGAAGTTTGCTGATCCTAAACCAATCATCAAACTCTCACAACAGGATGACCTCATAGCAGTATTCTGTGTAGATAATGAACAGTCAATCGTTATGCATCATGCGGATACACGTATATCGACAGTCCATATCAATACATTACAACCAACAACAATGTCGGTTGAACCAGTTAGACCCAAGCATGTACCAGGTGTACGTGTTATTAGAGCAACATTATCATGATTATATCCGGGGTGGGATATTCCCACCCTGGTAAATTTATTTAATTCAAAGGAGAATGTTAATTATGTTTAACAAGAAAGTCAGCATTAAGTTTGAAGACTTCAGAACAGTGGTAAATTCGTGTGCAAAGTATCTTTCAGATGAGATAAACAGAACTTTGGATTCTCGTCCTGATATATTTACAGCGAAGCATCGCAAGATATTTCATTCAGCAGTACTTCCATCAGCATTACTTTTCGCAGAAGATGAACTCTTGTTTGTCGCCAGAAAGAATAAGGATGGTGAAAAAGTAAAGTGGGATGAACCAACTTATTCAAAGAAGGAAATTGCTCATATATATAACCAAGGCAGAGTTGAAAGACAGCGTACTCCTGCTAAGGCGAACATGGCATACAAATTCGTAGATGGAAAGCTTCAGATCACTGATTTGTCTATCAGTGTCAACTATGATATTCTTAAGACAGATATACTCCTCAATCTTTATCGTATAAATGATTTCGTGGAGTATACTCTTAAGACATGGGCAAGACACGAAGCAGGACACATTCTTGACTATATCATTTCATATGATGGTAAACCCAAGTCTGTTCTTGATAAATCAGTACGTGAAGAGAACAAAGCCCAAAAGGAATACAAAGCATGGATTAAATCCGTTATGCCAAAGGGTGAACTCCTGTTACCTCCTGAGCTTGAAAGACAGCGTGTTGACATGTATTTCAACATGCCACAAGAAGCACGTGCTGATATACTTGGTGGAGTTGACCGTAGAAAGGCTAATGACTTCATGTTCAATCAGGACGGATATCGTATCGTCGCAACTATTAAAAGTAAACCAGTAAAGATAAAACCTGTGAAGGAAGAAACCAAAACTGAATAAGCTTTACTGAAATAAAACTGAGGGGATGTTAATAGTGAACGAGATAACTGATAAAACACCAAACATAGAAATGGCGGTTTCTAAACAAGAACCTGTCGCTTTATACAAAATCTATTCTAACATTAGTAGGGCTGTATTAGGGGAAATCTACTTAACGAAAGAACAACGTGATATACTTACCAAAGCTTTTCAACATAGAGGGAAGTACCATCAGGACTTAGCGTTGTTAATCGACGTAGAAGAAAATCATAAGTAAAGGAGATGATGCTCTAATGGCGTCCACATGTTTTGTAGTTACCGTTAGGGCTACATCTATAACTGTATCAAATGGAGAAGAAGCGATATATTCGTTATCAACACTCATTGACATGTTAACATATGAAGATGAGTTTGCTGAAGATACTAAAACATTGGGGTTCATGTATGATAAAGAAACGGATACGTTGTTTCTTCATAAAGGCGTTGACATAGAATATCTTCAGAGATGTCTTGGTAATGTGAGGGTGGTATATGATTTATATCACCCTTTCAAACCAATGAGATTTGAATATGAAGAAATCATAGCACCTCGTAATGAAGAACAAGTTGACGTTATCGACTTTATTACAGGACAAGGATATCATGATAATGGTAATGATTCACAAATCTTTTTAGTTAAAGATCCTGGTTTTGGCAAGACCTTCTGTTCAGGTGTTGGACTGTGTAAACTTAAGATGAAGACTCTCATCATTATGCATAGAGATGCATTAAGACGACAGTGGTTGGATTCATTGTTCAACATGAATGGTTTATCAACCAACGAAGTCCATGAAATAGATTCATCTGAAGAACTTGAAGCTATTGCAAAGGGTAAGCTTCATCCTGATTATGATGTCTATCTAATGACACATGCCACATTCCGTGCTGGTCTCAACAGAATACAAAAGATGCGATATGTAATGAACATCACCAAGAATCTTGGTATTGGTTTAAAGATTATTGATGAAGCACATCTTGAATTCAGAGATACATTGATAATGGATTTTTGTTTCAATGTTAAAAGGAATCTGTATTTGACTGCAACAGCAGGTAGATCTGGTAAGGATGAGAATAGTATCTTCAGACACGTATTCTCTGATGCTACATTCTACAAACCATCGGTGTTGTTGACATCTAATGCACCGAAGAAATGGGTAAACTATACAACCGTAGAAGTCAATACTCATTGTAAACCCAACATATATAAATTCAGAGTTGCTGGTGGTAAAGGAATGAACCCTGCTTCATATGGTAAGTGGGTTATTCAATATGATAAAAAACATACACACTTCAAATGTCTTGAAGATCTTATAAAGATTTCATATGAGAAAGATCCATATGCAAAGATACTTGTGTTCTTACCACTGATTGATTTATGTGAAGAATGTGTATACTTCTTAAAGACACATCTTGATCGAGACAGAGACTTTGATTATGATTTGGATATAAGAACGATATGTTCAAAGAATTCCAAAAAGGATAATGAGTACGCCAAGAAAAGTGATATCATTGTAACCACGATCCAATCTTGTGGAACTGGTACTGATATCAAAGGTATCACAACAATAATCTCATGTTCACCATATGTATCTAAGATCACAGCACAACAGGTGTTTGGTCGTATAAGATATATTGGTAAGATTGGTGATTATTATGATATATACGATTCATCAATTCCTATGGATAGATTCTGGCTTAAGAGTCGATATAAGACATTCAAGCATCTTGCCTTGAATGTAAAACATATCTCTTGGAGTGATGATGAAGAAAATAATGACGCCCGCTAATGCGGGCTTCTTTTTTCTTCATTTTCATAGATATATTATTATAGTGCACGATAGGACATTATCATGCAATAAGAAAGAAAGGATTATTTAAATGAAATTCAAAACATTGAGACGGTTGTTAACATTCTTAACGATCGTGACCGCATTGAATGCGATAATTGCCACGATGATTGTAATGTATGCATATGGAGCACTAGTGGATTTCGTGGAGTCTCCATTTGCAATTATCTTTTCGGGCGTTCTCGCCGTATTAGTAACGACGGGAATATCTACAATTATTGGCAATACATTTATCAAAGCTTATAAAGATTTCTTAAGAAACAAAAGAAGATGAAGTTAAGGGCGGGATAACCCGCCCAATAATTATTCTTCTGCGATTGTCATATCCCCTGGAGCATAATCTTCAAATCCAGGAACAGGACGGCACTTAGGAAACTTTATATCGGGCTTCGACTTACGGAGCTCGCATTCTAGCCATGAACGGTATGAGTTGTTATCAACTATGATCCAATTCATAAGTTGATTAACACGAGTACTCAAAGATGTTATTTGATCAGATAACTCTTTAATCTTCTTTTCATTTTGAGTATTCATTTCATCAATTTTAGCACGATACTTTTCGGACTCAGCAGCATGACGTTCCGTAAGTTCTTTAAGTTGAGAAGTGATGTACTCATTTGCTTTACGCTCAGACTCTTTTTGAGCATCCAAAGCCTGTTGTTCAATTAACCTAGCTTCAGCCTTATACTTCCTAAAGCTGAGCATGGCTACGATAATTGTTGTTAAGCCACCGGTGCCGAACAAAGCACTGATGATCATAACAATGATTTCTGTCTTGCTCATCCTTTTGGCTCCTTTCATTGTAATATATTCCGTGTTCTCGGATCCACGCAATATTTACATTCGAGTTTAGGAAAAATAAAAATACTCAGTAATGAACAATAAGGTATGGTGGAAAATGGCGTAAGCCATAATATAGTACACCAATTAATCCTCCAAAGTGTGTATGTAAATTTACGAATGTAAAACGTATAACAGACAAGAAAGGTCCAATGGTCCAAGTATGGAGTAAATTTTAATTATATTTACAATGCTCCGTATGTAAACAGCAAACCCGCTATTGAAAGGAATGTTTTAAAATGAGTAAATTAAACATCAACAAGGATAGGATTATCAACAAGCTTAGAGAATATAAGCGTCACGTTGGTATCGCCGCAGGAGTACTTCTGGCAGTAGGTATATCTACAACTGCAGTTTCACATTTTTCAATGAATGAAGACATTGCAGTGTCAGAGGATAATATCATAGAAGGTGTGACCGAGATAACAACTACTACTGATATCCCTATGGCAACAGTCGTTACATCAACAGCAAAGTCCATGAAATACAGTGTAACAACTGCCTTGTTGACAACACTTAACACCACAGCTGGTACGGTAATTGAAACACCGACAATTACAACCGTAACTACTATAGCTTCAACTGAAAGCATCAAGCCTTTACCGGCACCGCCTAAGATGGAGCAGGCTGAGGAACCAACGACAGCAGAGAACACCACTGTTGTAGAGTCTACCACAACTGAGACAACAACCGAGTCTACAGAAGCAACTACAACAACAGTTGCTACTACAGTTGAAGAGACTACCACTACTACTTCAGAACCAGAGGTAGGAAACAGGGAATTCACTGTGTATAAACCTAGTACACACTACGTACATAGGAATACATGTCATTGGTATACCGATGAGTGTTATGAAATCACATCAACAGAAGGTTTAGAGTGTAGATATTGCACTGAATGCAATCCCGACATAGAGATTGTAACAGCATATCAAGTACCTACTCCGACTTTGACTTCATTACAGTACGTAACCGAAGAAGAGCGTATCTATCTGTGCAATACAGTTGCATATGAGTACGGCTCTGATTGGGTGTCGCTCTACGACAAAGCATGTGTCGTAGCAACTGTAATGAATAGAGTTCGTGATGGTGGTTGGACTAATGGTCTGCCTAGTACAGTGTACAATGTACTGACAGCTCCATATCAGTACAATCCGGTTTACGCAACTCCTTACTACAGCTATAATGTAACACAGAGCTGTATTGATGCTGTCGAATACTATTTCGAGCATCAGAGCGACTTCCCTCACTATACATCATTCTGGGGTGACGGTCGTTACAATTACTTTAGATAAACCATAAGAAATAATATGGAGGATTAAATGAAAAAGAAGATTAGAATAAAAGAAGTGATCATAACAGAAAAGGTCGTAAATGGTATCTCGAACAAGATTGTTACCGCGACCGACGAAGATGGCAAAACTGTTAAGCTGTCACGCACCGAACGACAGTTATTAACAGGATATAAAAATCCAGAGTATCTGGAATTAATCAAAAAGGGATTTGGTAATCCCGAAATAGTATCCCCGGACTTTAAAGTCTATAAGAACGGGGTGCTAAAATTTTACATACACTAACACACAATTGAACAGAGATAACCGGGGCGTAAAGCCCCGGCATTGTCTCATTTATTTTTTTTAATCATCGAAGTCGTTGTCATACTTAATTGGTTCATCATCTTCTGTTTCCTCGATTGGCTCTTCGCCATCCAAACCAGTTTCGAGGGTTTCTGGTTCTTCCTCTGATTCATCTTCTTCGGCGTCTACATAATCACCGTCTTCTTCTTCGTACTCTTCATCGACATCGTCATCTTCATCATCGATGTCGTCATCTTCTTCCCATTCATCATCCTCATCATATTCGTAATCTTCTTCGTCTACATCATTTTCATCTGCAACCTTCATGTTCTCGATAAACTCTGCGAGAGCATTCATGACAAGCGTTGTATTTTCTTCTGTTTCTTCTTCTTTTGTTTTCTTATTAAGCTGCTTACCAACCTGATTAATACCAGTTGCTGCAGCACCAGCTGAGAGGCCTATGAAAACAGCCTCGATGAGATTAGCTCCCATCTCCACATTTGGAGTATAGAAACCACAGATACCGAGAGCGACACCATATATTATCGAGAATATAGGGAGCACCCTACCAATGTCCTTCTTGAAACAAAACTTGCCTATGTACCTTGTTATAGAGTCAAGCATTGTTACAAAGCTACCGATTGTAATAATTGAGAATTCTAACATAATATTTTTCTCCTTTCAAAAACATATATAATTGAAATGATGACCGAACAGATCATTACAAATTTGTGGAGGTAATTACACATGAAGCATGAACCATTATTGCATGAAAATCCCGAGAAAAAGAAAGTGCCAACTTTCAAGGATTTGGGATTCATTAAAGAAGAGGAACCCACATCAACTAGTAAACGCTTGACAGATATCCTTAAAAAGATATCTTCAAATAGAAAATCAAAAAAGAATAAACGGAGGTAAACCCATATGGAAAGCAATCACAAGGATCTTCTTGATCAGGTAATCAACGAGACAAACACAGCCGAGATTCCTGTAACAGAAGGAGAAGAAACCCAGACAGAAGAGTCTATTCAGGAAAAGATTGACAGAGGATGCATCAAGCTTGACTCATGCACAGGTGCAGGATTTTTCATCGATCCTTCAAACAATCCTGACTTGTTCGCACCTGAGAATGTAATGACACACATTTCTCATTTCATAGAACAGGAACAGGCTCTCACAAACATCTATCACAATCTGCTTTGTCACAGCCAGGTACCAATGAATGAATTCAGTGAGTATCTGGATCACCTTATTCCACAGCTCGAGAAATCTCTTAAGGGATTTGGCATGACAGTAGATATGTATAAGGATCAGAATGACAAGCTCAGTTCTTATGAACTCGCACTTTACATATCATTCGATCTGTTCTCATTCACAAAGACTATCCTCGGATATCTTGAATCAATCGCACTGGCTTACATACCACAGACACCTTTGACACCATCAATAGATTCAGGCTTCACTAACCCCGGTGTATTCAATAATGGTGAAGTAGAACTTCCTGATGGTTCAGGTAACAAGTGCTACAAAGTATATGGCCATATTCAGAAAGATAACAGTGTTGAAATCATCCAGATTGAAGAATCATCCATTGATCCTTCCGATCTTCTCGTCGTTCATGATGAAGATGGTGATGAACTCGATTGTGTTATCTCGGTACACACAATAAACAAATCTGAAGAGGATGCTGTTAGGGATGCTAAGATAGTATTCCAGGGATACATCCGTGACATGCTTGAAACTGATTCAGCTAAAGCCTACAGACTTGCAGAAGAGATGCAGGCTGAGTCTGGTTTACTTAGCTAAGGAGGAAACAAAATGAAGAGTTATGTATTTCATCATAACGACGATGACGGAAAGTGTGCTGCTTTTCTGGTAAAGCAGTATCTCATTAACCCAATGGAGCCTCTCACACCTGAGAACTTCATTGAGTATAACTACCAGGCAAATCTCGATAAGAAAATCCCAGCATTTGAAGAAGGAGACATGGTTTACATTGTAGACTTATCACTTGATCCATCAACACTAGATCTCATTCGCAAGTGTGCTGAATTAAAGGTTAAGGTTCTTCACATTGACCATCATCACACAGGAATTGAAATGTACAATACATACAAGTCTGAACTTGAAGGTTATGGTAACTATACCTGCTTATTGAAGGAAGGTATATCTGGTACAATGCTTACATGGATATATGCAAATGTATTCAATGAAGCAGACAAACTCGATCCTATGAATGCAAAGTTCGACTTCGATGATGATGATGTAAGAAGAACATGCTGTCGTATCGATAATAATGGTAATCCTATTAATAAGGATAATGAACCCATTATGAGCGATAAGACCATTGAGCGTATTCCTGATGTTGTCAGAATGATTGATGACAATGATATCTGGAAACATAAAATCCAGGATACCAAGTTCTTCACTGCTGGTTTCCAGCTCACAAGAGATAAGCATCCTCTGAATCATATATGGGTTGAGTTACTTGATGAAGGTGATGTTCGTCAGAAGAATGATATACTGATGTCAATACTCAACAACGGTGTTACTGTTGTAGGATATAGAGGTGCTCTTGATGCAAAGAATCTTGCAAATGGATTCTTTGTAACTATCAATGGTATCCAGGTAGCTTGCCTCAATGCAATGGATGGCAATTCATCCATCTTCCAGGAGATATATGACAACTGTGCTGCTGTATGCAAGTATAGCTTTGATGGTGCGAAGTATTTCTATACATTCTATTCAAGAGAAAATGGTGGTGCTGATGTATCAGAGATCATCAAGTTCTTGGAAAGAACATATAAAGACCTGTGTGGATTCATATCCGGCGGTGGTCATGTTCATGCTGCAGGTTGTCAGTTCAAGAAAAACTTCATCGATCAGCTTATAATTGACAAGGCCGGATATGTTCAAAAGCGTAAAGATATCAAGCTTGATACACTTGTTGCTGCTGAGCAGAAAGCTATCAAAGAGCGTGAGCGTATGCTTCGTGAAGAGCAGGAAAGAGTTGCGGCTCTGCGTGCTAAGTATGAAGCACAGATGAACGACGAAGAAGATTACGGTATATAAGTATATGGGGGCAATTGCCCCCATATTTTTTTATTAACTTTTTATGATTTGCTCAAGAGGTGTAACAGTAGGTTGTTTACCATTCAGAGTCTGTGCAAGGCCCTTGTTCATTCCTGTTGAGATATCCTCAAACAGAATTGCTTGAAGAACACCTGATTGTTGAACAGCCTCACGGTATCTCAACTTTTCATATCCCATTGGGTCTGCATTACCCTTACCATATACAGTAGCATACGATTTATCACCATGACGGCATACACGTCTCGCTAATAGCTCATATGTAATAGCAGGACCAGTAAGATCGATACCATTGATCTCAAGACATCTGAACATGAGCTCTGTCATGAGATTGTAAGGAACCTGTGGTGATTTAGAATAGAGATATATCTGATTAATGAAGAATTCTACATTAGCAGCAGTCTTCTGAATAGCCAGTGTACATACAGCTGAGTTTGGTTCATATGTTACGATGTAATTATCTGGATCTTCCTGGACGTCATCATAGATATTGAATGTGAGTACACCAGGAACGATCATCATTGTTGATAACAATTCATTGTCATTGTTATCATAGAACTTAACAGGGAATATACCCATACAAGAAATGTTTGTAGGTTCTTTAACGAATCCGTCAAGCTCTTCAAGAAGACGTGGTATGAATAACTTGAGCTTTGTTTTATTATACATAACACCTTCTGTGATATGGAACATTGGATCAGTTCCTTCTTTGTTTGCAAATACATATTCCTTAGGAATGATACCAGCATTCTGAGAAAGGTCATGTTTTGATTTAAGTTTAATATTAAGAAGCTTCTGAGTAATCTGGGTTACAAGCAGACCAACATTCTTAACACCAAGGTTATGGAATACGGTACCAGCACACTTGCCACATATAGCTTCTCTTTCACAACACTGAGGAGAATATAACTGAACTGTTTTGCCAATGTAATTATTGATGTTATGAAGGTCTGTGAGGACTTTCTTACCATTGTCATTGATATATCTGAAGAGAGCATACTTGGTATTCTTCTTTGTAATAGTAAGAGGAATTGTCTGTTCAGTACCACAGTCAGAATTAGGATTCTCATCGATGTGTTCTGATTGGAGAAGAGCCAATATGATCTTAGCCATATAACCAGCATCAGCAGTACCAACAGCTGAAGGATATGCAGCAGCCAATACAGAGTTAGCAAATGGGGTTATATCATTCTTGGTAATACCATTCATGAGCGAGTTCTCAACAACGTCGTATCTCTTGGTACCTTCGTTGAAAACAGAACCTCTCATAACATTGATGGTCTTGTAGTTGTTATCCAAGTTACCATCACCGGATCTATATAAGTCATAACCAGGATCGTTCTTAAGATTCTCACGAACCATTCCCATGAGTTCTTTCTCAATCTTATTAACAGCCATTGTCTGAGTAACAGGATTGGTAGATCTGATTTCATTCTCATACTGTTTGAACAACTCAGCTTTACGTTTGTTAACATTGTCCATAGGTCTAATGAGAGCTGGAGATATAGCAACAGCCAAGAAAGCAGCACACCAGAAACCAAGTCTATCTCGAGAGTCGATGTAATCACCCTTCTGTTGCATTGTGATCAAATCCTGAATGGCAAGATTATTAACTTCGGCAGTTAATCTTTCAAGACCCTTCTTATCGATAGGATCATTCCAATATCCAAGATGCTGGATGATACCAGTACGCTCAAGAATGTATCTATTGAAGATTAACATTCCGACAGTTGTTGATATACTTCCATTGACCCACTGATATTCTTCTTTCTTTAAAGAAATAACCTCAGTTGGAACAAATGGTGGTTGATGGAATTCACCAGTTTCTCTGTCGTGATAACCAGCAAACATGTTTTCTATAAAAGTTTTATTGATCTGACTGATATCAGCTTGTAAAACTTTATCTTTAGCTATGGAAGCCATACTATCATTCCTTTCTTATATTCAATGAAATTAAATATATATTATTTAAATGAGTAGGGAGGAGTCGTTCAGGCCGATGGGCAATGCATTTATTGGGATCAGCATCGTTGGGCATTGTTGATCAATATCTGGCAAAGACATCGTAATAGCTATGATACTCTAGGTGTCCTTACTAGCGCTATTTATCAGGAGGTGAATATCAATAAATAATGAATGATGAGAACATCTACACATTGGATACCAATGATACATCTATCGATCCGTATGAGACATTAAGTGGAATCGATGTTTGTAATCCAAGTGAGGATGAATTCTCTACAATGTTGGAATCCATCATGTAGGAGTTCTTGTCAATGTGTTTCGCCAGAGCGAAAGACTCCGGTAGATTACCCAGTTATGGAAATCGAAAGAGACGAGTACCTCTGGCAATAATCTAACGCCAAAAAATAAAAAGAAAAGAGGAAAAGAAAATGAAAAATCTCAAGTCAGTAAAGATTGTGAAGAACACAATCGACCAGATGTACGACGCAATGACATGTGTGTCTAAAGAAGATATCGATGTTATTCTGAGAATTAATCCTGTCATTCAGACGGATCTCGAACAGCTCAAAAAATTATTCGAATCAGATACTATTTCAGAGATTGAACCTGTCATTGTAGCCCAGCCAGAACCTGTTGTTGTCAAGGAGGAGGAAGAACCAACACAGGTAGAAGATGAAATTATTGAAACGCCGGAGCCAAAGGAAGAGGCTCCAAAAGTAACTGTCACTGTATCCAGTGATTGGCTCAAGTACAAACCCGATGTGGTTTGGAAGAAGGATATGGGTCAGTCATCTAAGCGCTTTAAGGAAGGTCTCATGGTCTCAAACGAAGGTGACGTTTGGGATATCAAACATAACCAGCTTCTCGAAGGTAAGTTCCTTGATTGCGAAATGAAGGTGCTTATCAAGAAGGACACCTATGTGAATGAAGAACCAGAGGATTCTCACGTTAGAATTGCTCCGATTGTATGTCGTGCCTTCGGTATCAATTCAAACACAAAGAATTCATCCACAGCAACCAAGGTTATCATTGATTACATCGATGGTGATAGACGTAATCTGAGACCTGAGAATCTTAAATGGGTTAAGACCATTTCGTACCCGAATAAGTCGAAAATCCTTGCAGAAGATGTATGCCGCAGACTCGTTGAGGCAAAGGGTGACATCGATGCAACCATGAAGAGATATTCTGATAGCACCATCACCAGAGGTTATATCTCAAACATCCGCAATAAACTTATCGAGACAGCATTGTCATCGAAATTCTTCTACATTGAGAACGGTAAGTTCCGTGCTGTTAACGATAAGAAAGTTAAACCTGCAGAGAGTAAGCCCAAGGTATCTGCATCAGCATCTTCATACGAATTCACAAATGAGCCTATCGAAATGCTTGAAAACAGTATACGCAAAGGAACACTCACAATCGGTGAAAAGAATCTGATGATTGTTAAGACAATCGAGGAACTTCAGGGTGGTAACACTTCCAAGAAGATCACTGCAGAGGACATCGTTGATTCAATTAGAGATAAGTGGAAGATCTCTCTTCCCACAGATATGGCTCAGACAATTCTTGACATAGGAGGTATAAAGTAATGGCTGATAATAGAATTGAAAGAACGGTTGACTGTATAGAAACCTTTAAGGTAGGTTATGCTACCTTAAGAGAGGAGCAGTTCAACAAGGAAGACATTACAGACTTCGTCGATTTATTCCCGGAGTATGGGCTCCGTATATCTCTCATATATCATTTCCTCAACGGAGATCTTAACGTATCTGCTGATATCGATACGGAAGATGATACTGATGAGCAGTATGATGATTCAGAGACCGAAGAAGAATCAAAGCCATATTCCCGCAAGGGTATGACTTACAACCGCATGACAAAGCTCGATGCGGAAAACATCTCGAAGTATATCGCTGAGAAGTGTAGAGGTCGTGCAGACTTTGGTTCAATTGTAAATGACATTTATGATTATATAAATGGCAAATTCAATAAGGGAACCATCAGAGATCTTGTTCATGGTAAAACATGGGCAACAATTTCCCAGAATTACTTCAAAATCGAAAAGAACAAGATAAAGTCAGTAGTATAAGTTCTCGTGGAACTTAAAACCACGCGTTGTCTCCGGGGGATTAACATCCCCCGACGTGAGACGTACAGTAGCGGTCCTGTTGCACACAATGTCGCATTATGACGTTGGGGTTCAGTGGAGTTTTGACTCGTGGAGTTTCGGCATGGGTTTGGTTAGGTCTTGCCTGTTGAGTTCAGTATTGTTTCGTGACGGTTGAGTTCCGTCAGGTAAAGAGTGGCCGTGTTTGGGTAACGTCCCGTTGGGCGGGTGCGTAGTTTCGGCTTTGAGACGGACTGTTCGGTAGTGGACGTTTGGTTTCGGTGAAGTAATGTGCCTTAATGTGGTATGACGTCGTGGTAAGGTGATATGAAGCGAGGTGGCACTTTGTAAAGGTATTGCATAGCTAACTCGGGTAAGCTGGCGTACGGGTATGGTGATGCCCGATAGTGTCAGGTAATGGTGTGCTGTAGCATTGTACTGGACAGTATTGTTTCGTTTTGGTGCAGGGCAGCTAAGATGTGTCTAGTTCCGGTATCGTAGCGTTAACTCCTGCTGTGATTAGCTAAGGTGAGGCCGGGTGCTGAGCGGTATCGTTGTGATAGACCATGTATCGGTAAGGCTGGGTGTCGTGCGGTGCGACAGATCATTGCGTTGGTATGACTCCGCATAACACGGATGTGTGTTGTGGTGGTAGGGTTCTGTTACGTATTGTCGGCAGCGTAGGGGTTCGGTTATGCGCAATGCCGTTGGTTATCGTGCCGGTGAAGTGTTGAAAGGTGATGTCAAGTAACGTTTCGGTTAGGTATGGTTTCGTCAAGCAATGCGAGGTAAAGGTGTAGTTTCGGATCATCTAGGTTCGTGGTGGTTTGGCCAAGCCTATCCAGGCTACATGCGGTATCAAAGAAAGACATGCTCCCCATTTCGGGGAGCATTCTTTTTTTTTTACTTTATGAGATGCTTATTAAATTTAACATATCCATCAACATACATTTCTTCCTTAGCATCATTATAAGTTACCTCATAATATTTACCATCAGGAAGAGTTGTAGATAACTGAGCTTTCTGGCTACCGAGTACATATTGTGAATTTACAACATATACATCATCGATTGTAAACTCAACATGATCTGTTGGATCAAGTCCTTCGATTACCATCAGATACACAGCCTCTTTTGCTTTCTGGATAAATTCTGCTGAACCGTTTAACTTCATTCTACCACTCCATGTTTTACTCTGTCATGCTCTTCGGCACGTTTACCGTTGTTCCAACGATCCATTGTACCAACGAGATAGCCTGTTATACGTCTAATCCTAGAGAAAGGAGCTGAATGTTTATGGGTTTCGATCTTAACATCTTCACCCTCAAACTCAAGGATTATCTCATCGATAATCTCATCGGGGTATTTGTTCTTAACATACTTAACGTACTCCTGTACTTCTTCCTCGGGGATGGTTGAGATGTCGCCGTCTTTAAGACTAACTTTCATAAATAACACTCCTTATTTAATTAATTTGACATATATATTATTACCAAGATATGATGGTAATAATCATATTAATAAAAAGTCAAAATGGAGGTAAAAGAAAAATGAAAATGCCAAGAAAGAAACTCACACTAACTGACATTGCAATCATAGTGGTATGTACAGCATTGGTTGTATTATCCGTTGTAGGCGTAGTAATGTCGTTAGATCGATAATCAAGGAGGTCATGATATGGAGACGCCTTTTGGAATTAAAAAGGTTGATGGGGATATTGATTTTGGAGAATATGATGCATTTCCTTTATACGGCGAGAGGTTTATATTTGATCCGGACATCTATGTCGAAGGGATGGCATACACACGGTTCTTTGGGGATGAACCGGAAGACCATGACGTGTTATTGTTAAGATACACACCAACAAAATTAAAGTTGATCTGTGTACCTGATCATACAATAACCCCGTTAGAGTTTCACATATCAGATGTATTACTGTTTGGAATGTTACCGGATCCATTCGGTTTTTGTCCATTCGGTAAACCATCATTATTACCGGCTATCATTAGAATCAAAGGAGGGACGGAAAATGAGTGAACCGATTTATCCGTGCATCGAAAACTATCTTATTGAAGCGGATCGTTATATACGCATGGCCTTGGAGAGTATCGATGAAGATCATCCTAAGTTCAAGGAAATATCTAAAATCAGAGTTGAATTGAAACACTGTATATCTGATGTATGTTTCGGATCAAAGGAGGATAAATAATGTATCTGATAGAAGTTGATCCAGGAATGATGTCAAAACTATTACCACATAAATACTTCGTTGATGCAAAGAGCCCCAATGAAGCATACGATATATTCTGGGAAAAGTGTATACACGATGCTGATAATTCTTTAATGTTTGACTCGTTATTTGTTTCCGGTTGCAATCCCAATGGATTCAAACTAACACGTGAACATTTTTATCTTGATAGAAGTTGTTGGGGTAAAAACGATAAACGGGTTTATTATGAAAGACGCGTTAAAGATACCGATCCACATCCGGGAACAATCAGTATCATACTGACAAGGGTTCCCACTCAAATAAAAGCTCGATATAAACAAATATAAATTCAGGAGGTATAATCATGAATACTAAAACAACCACAAAAGAAGTCCGTGTCATCGACACTGAGAAATTCGAAGTAGGTAGAGCTTACCGTATTCGCAAGAAAGGTGAGTTCGCTACACATGACGTTATATGTGCTAACGTAACTGAAAGAGTAGTTTCATTTGTATTATATAATGAGGCTTCCGGCATATCTGATATGTTGATATTGGGAGTTGAACCTGCATTTGGCGCTGGTATTGATGATTATACCATAATGAGATTATATCCAAAGGAGTAAAAGAAATATGTTAAGTATATTTGAATTATATAAAATCGTCGGCGCTTGGTGCGACGAGGTGTTCGGAACACACAACGTTGAATCAAAGACATCTGGTGATGGTGAGGGTATGCATTCATTCTACTATCACTGTCTCGGTGATGATCCTGATTGTTATGTTGATATTGGTGCCAAGATGAATGGTGCTGAAACATGCACAAGTATCTGGTCACATAACACAGACAATGTCCACATCCAGTTATTCAGAGATGGTTCCGTTAGATGGAATAACGATACGGATTACTACCATGAATTCTGTGGCAAAGAAGAAATGATGAAGTTGTATGAAATCATTCAACATATAACCATTTCCAGAAACAATGAAGAACATTGTATCGACAAGAAAGAGCAGTTTGCCAGACTTCAGGTGATAATGGGAGACTGGCTCAAAGATATAATTAAGAATGCGTTCAGAAATGACGGATGTGCAAATCTCACAACAGACAAAAATCATTTTCAATGGGAGATTTGTAAATCCAGTAATTGTCCAGGATTAAATCAATTGTATGTTGGTGCGTCATTACGCGATGACGGTACTATTGTTATTTGGACCGGTAGTGGTGATAATGTTAATATATCATTCTCTACAGATAACATTGTCCGTTTCCATGCAGATTCTGAATTCAATAAAGATTTCTCAAAGGAATTTATGAATCAATTATCAATAAACATTCACAATGAATTTGCTAGTATGTTGGTCACTGATGGTGCTGAAGGTATAACAATCATCGATAATACCGAAGATGAGGGGTCTGATAATATGGAAATTATAGATGTTAACACCATGGAAGACATCATGGCTTCTGCACTGGAAATTGTTCCACAGTTCAACATTGCTTCTGATGTATTAAGACTGGGTCTCCCATACATGATCAGAAACATTGAAGACGGTACAACAATCATTGCTACCTTGCGTGTAGTCGATACTAGCAAACTTGAATTCGATTCATGGTCAGGTTATATCGTAATCAATGCAAAGGATTATCACAAGGGTGATAATTGGAAGATTTACCCAGCTAACACAAAAGATGGAGGAATGTTATTATGATAACATTTGAAGAATTTGATGAAGCTATTGCAAATGTTGCCATTGATGCAGTATTTCCAAAGAGAGATCTGTATATGAAACCAGTATATTTGCATGATAACAAAGACAAGAAAATTGGTATGACATATGTCATCATGACTCTTGGATCTAAAAAATATCATATAGGGTTTATTCATGAACAAAGCTCGTCTATGTTTACTGTGTGGAATGGTAAGATGGGCCACATCGTGTTTGATGTTGATGAACGTGATGGTTGTATAAGATACTATCATGAACCTGAATTATATGATAGAGATAATGGGCTCTCACATTCACAAATTCAGACTATCGGTGAGACACTGATAAAATATCTTACATCTAACAAAGAATCGAAAGATAACAATGAACCTGAAGAAACGAAACGGAGGGATGATATTATGATAACATATGACCAGTTATCAAAGATCTTTAGGGAACAGTTGAAGATACTGTTCCCTGGCAAACATATATCATCGAATGAAGCTAAATCTGAGAACATGGAAGTTTATGAGATGCAATTTCATATTGTTGTAGATCCAGAAAAACCACATCTCATCATAGGATTTACTAAAGAAGCCGGTTCTTCCATGGTTGATATATGGAATGGTAAAAGAATGAACAAGGTTATTGCTATCGACATTGATGATGGCTTCATACGAAGATATCATGAACCGCAGTTATACGCCGAGTCCAGTAGTTGTTTAGGATATTCACAAGTATCTGCTATTTATACTGCATTGGATACATTCTTAAACTGCGAAGATATTGCAGATGAAAGACATGCTAAATATGATCCGGCAATATCATTAGAACAGATACAAACTGTGATAGAGCGTTGGATGAAATCGAATGATATACGTGGTAATGCATGTGAATCGGAAGCAGGAGGTTTCTATTATGATCTTTATAATGGTAGATTCATAAAGGGATCAGTCATAACCGTTGGTGATGAAAAAGAGATTCTAATATGGATGAATACTGATACTCCTGTTATGAGAATCACACCAAGTGTTGCATCATTGATACAAACAGAGGTACCTCCGTTCATAGATGAAGAAGTTTATGACTTATACAATGAAATCTGTGAAGCAGCTGTTTTATTGGAAGAAAAAGCCACAAAGAAACATCCTCTTCAGAATAGTCCAACTTTCCCAGAGGAAGAAAGTGTTGAAGAAAAACAATGTGCTATCATAGATGATACGTTAGCCGTTGCTGTCGAAGATAAAACTTTGATGAAACCTGGCGGAAAGTTTGACAAACCCATTGATCCATTCAAAATGGTTCCTATTTTCGATGTTGATAAATTCGTAGAGGGATATCCTTATCTGCTCAAGAATCTTGAGAACGGTAAAATGGGAATAGTAACATTGCACTACAAATCAGCAGATTCGTTATGTTTCAACTATTGGGATGGCAACGGTGAAGATGCTGCAATGAGTTACTCTGTGTCGGAATTTCAAGGAGCATTTGAGCTGTATAAAATAAATGAACTATGAGGATTTGTGATATGAAAGTATTTATTAGATTCGGTGAAATTCCCAAAGATGAGCAATCATCAATTCGTTATCGTAGTTACTATTGTGGAAAGGAACCCGGTGTATCAGTTTATGATTGCATAATATGGGAAGATGGCATTCCTCAAATCGTTCTACCAATACCATTTCTCGAAGGTGCACTGAATACTTTAACGTGGTTATTGATTTATGATAAAGACAGACCTGTATATCTTGTGACCGGAGATGTTGTTGGACATGGTCATGACAATGAACCATTGATCAAGAATGTCAAAATCGTAAAAGATATAACCAAAGAGTTCAGGGCTCAATTAGGAGACGAAAACAAATTACACGACGAGTTGATGAAACTCGCTAAAGAAAACGAACCTATATTACAGGAGGAACAGAAATGAATGTATCGTCAAGAATAAACATCGACAAAGTTGTGGAGTTATTCACAACCATGAGAAATAAACTTCGTGAAGAAAATGAGGTTGACAAATATAACAATAATTTGTCATTTGAGAAATTATTCTTTATATGGGATCTAGCATTGTCAAAAGCATTTGCAACATGTTCAGATTACGTATATACCATGGACACAGATGAAGATATGGCTGCCGTGTCAAAATCATATTGTGATGAACCTCCTAAAGGTCCTGTTACAATGAGTACTATGCCAGATAATTCTGTGACACTCGGAATATCAATTGAAGAATGTATGTTGGAGATATTCATTGGTCAAACAAGTGCAATGCGTATCACATTACTCGGACCAGTTGCATACGACGCAGCTTTCAATGATGGACAATTCACCAGAGCAAACAAACAGTATGCAAAGTTACTGAATGCTTGGAGTGATGTGATTCATGAACATGACAAGATCGCCATGGGGCTTGACTACATTGACGATGACGAAGATGATTTCGAAGATGATGAGGAGGAATAAAATGGAAACAGTAATGTCATTAGACAAAACACAAACAGCAATAACTCAATGGCTGAAGAGCCATAACATCCCTGTTATATCATGTGAAACCGATTCAGGGGACGGTGGAGTATTCTGTTATAAACTTCCCGAAAAGAAATATATTGATGGTAAACTGGTAGTCAAAGAAACAGGTGTGCCAGAATGCGTTGATGAATCAATATACATAACTATTACCGGCAACGAGGCACATATCATTATCGATGATGTCGATATATTCAAGATAGCTCATAAAGGACCAATCACCGTGTCTCCCGAAATCAATAGCTTGTATAGATTCCTTTTGCACGAGCTTCATAAAGGTATAACGGATGAAGAAAAACCCGAAGAAGAAACCCCTGAGAAAGAGAATAAGGTATTAACAAATCTTGATAGATATGTTAAAACAACAAAAGTGTTTGATCCTTCAAAACTCAAGATTGGTGCACCGTATAAGATTCAGAACGTTCAGACTGATGAGTATGTATATGTAATACTTGAAAAAGCTGAATCTGAGAAATTGACGTTCGGATGGTTCTATACAAAAGACCGGGTATGGGCTAAATGGATAGTTGAGCCCGACGATCTGCTCGTGATCACACCATTATTTGAGGAGAAATAAAAATGAGGAAGAAAGTGACCAATGAACTCACACTCGAAGGTTTCGAGCAGGCTGATTTAGTATCTGTGTTAAGAGAATATCTTAACACTCATACTTATCATGATGGAGACAATGGTAAATTCCTGACTATTAAACGCGTATATGATTTCATAATTGATAATAATGGTGCTACGGAATTGACCATATCTCATAATACAGATTATAATGTAGGAGGATGAAGAATAATGGATCATAATAAATATATGAGACCACGTACAGTGTATGAATTCAAACCAGACAATTTTGTCATAGGTGGTTTGTATGCTATTGTGTACAAGAACATATGTGGAGACGTAATAAGAGACAAAGGTATACTCATGAGGGTTGAACCAAATAAGATATCTTTCAGGACTTTTTGTGATCAAGTTGAACCATTTCAGTTCTCAGTCCTTGGAATTGACAGTGAGGATGCTGACAGATATGAGATAATCGAACTGGTTGAAAATCCAATAAGCTTCGATGAATATGAATATAATTCATTATGTAATATCATACATGAGGCATTGGAAGCTCGTGAGGGGATATCATATCTGGCTACAGACAAAGATGTATTTTGCAGAATACGTGATAAAGTAAAGAGACTCACGGTATTCCCAAAAAATGAATATGAAGAATTCATACAAGACATTTCAGAAGAACCGATAACGGAAATGCGTGAGATTAAGGAAGGTTTTTCAAATGAGAGGAAAAGAAATGAAAGAAAATAAGAAAGATGACTCTGTTGTGGATATCGCAGCAGATGTAAGAAAATTCAACGATACATACCGTAAAGGAAATTTGAAACTTCTTGAGATGATGATTTCCCAAATAAATGATTTCATTGAAAATACACGACATGGAGACGGACCAAAATCATACGTAATTGATGAGGATGATATTAACAAGAAGCTTTGTTCCACGAATAAATTGGCATACCTGTTGGACAGAGGGGTTGGTTCTGATCAACTCCCCAACAACGAAGACATATATTCAATGGACTTTTTCGAGAGTATCATTAATTATATTGATACCAAATACAAATATGAATTCTATGATAGCTATACTCTAATGGAACTCTATGGAGACCTCCAGTGTGTATATGATAACTATAATAAACATGGGTATCTCCCATGGGATAATAAGAAGGAAGAAGAACAAATGGATGCTTCAAACTCAAAGAATGATAGACGTAGACCTCAATTAGCGGATTTTGATCCGGGGGTAATGGTGTACGATGGAGAATATGAGGACAGGGAATCTCCATGTAGTTATAAATATGAATATGTGAATTGTTATATTCCATGTGAACAATTCCATCATTCGGGCATGGTTGTTGTTGTTTATAAGATAACAAAAACCGATCCACGAATATATTCACGAGATGATGGAAGAGTTGTAACACGCATTGTTGGTATATGTAACAGTGACCAATATCTGTTGATGATAACAAACACAAAGAAGTTCTGGGATAAGTATGTTGAACCTAGAATACGGGAGCTTGAAGAAACGAAAGCAAACTTCATAAAGTACCAGGAGGAAAAAGAAAATGAAAGTACAACTTGAATATGATCTGAATTGGCAAGATGCATTTGATATTCTCTTACAAACTCTTGATATGGAATGGATTAATCGTGATGAAAATTTCTATATCAAGAATGGTAAGGTATGTGCAAATGGTGAAGTAGGAGATGATCGAGCTGATCTGTTTGCCGCATTGAGGAATGTCCAGAATGCGATGATACCGAATCTGGAATTCAGATCAGATCCATATATCACACACTACTGTGATGAGGAAGATGAATAAATGGTAACAATTGATGAAATCAAATCAATAATGGTTGCTTGGTTAATGCCCAAGCTACCAAAGTTCCTCAAGAATTCATGCATGCTGATGTCAGATCCAGGTCATAAAGATAATAATGGCATACGTTGGTGTATCATGAGTCCTCTTACACATAATCTGGTGATTGGAGCATATGTTCATAAATATGACAATGTGGGTGACATCGATATATGGACTGGCATATTCAACGGATATAGGAACATAAACATTCGGATTGATAACCAATCATGGGATGGTCCTAAAGTGGTTTGGTATTCAACAACCGATTTTGATTGTTTCTCCAAAGAAGAGATGTATGAGCTGTATGGCATGATTGGTAAATACGTATATAACAAATATCACAAACATTGGGGTGAACATAATGAGACCGAGACATAATCGTCATCCATATAAAGGAACAAAGTTTCGTAAACGTTATCCTACAACCAATTTCAATCTGTATGCAGACTGGTTAGAAAAGGTGTTCCTTCCAGTGTATCTCGAAAGAGCTACTGGTAAATGGAGATGGACCTACAAGCGTATACGTAAGATATACAATGCCTGGTACAGACAAATTAAGACCAAGCATAAGAAAAACGGCGGTTTCCTTATAGGAGACCAGTTCTGGTATAAGAAATGTGATTAACAAGGAGGAAAGAAAATGAAAGAGAAAGACAATTCAGGAATACACGAAATAAAGAATCCTTTACAGAATTTTCTGACGGAAGTTACGATTGTTGAACTCAATCCAGAGTATTTCGAAAAGGGTGCTGCCTATCTTTGTACCCCATTGGATTATCCGAGCCAAAAGTTCATCGGTATCTTTGATGAGGGTGATACAAAGGAAATACATTTCATCACAACAACATTTGGCAGTGCTAACCGAAAGACTATTACAGCTAATGATGCATCAAACTGGAAGATCGAAAAGATGATACTTCCTTTTACAGAAGAAGAGACCAATTATATGATTAGATGCATGAACCTTTCAACATCTGATACAGTGGGTTTGGTATCCGTATTTGCGTCAATGGATGCTGTTAAATACAAAGCGGACATCATTAAAAAGCTCACGGGTGTTGAAATATGAACCGGTAAGAATACTTTGGGCCCCATTGTGGGCCCATTAAATGATTGAGGTGTTTAAAAATGAAAAAGAAAGCTCTTGTAAGTTTACAAAATGTAACTGATGTGACCACCATCGTATATGATGTACTCACAGATATCATTGTAAAGAATCCTGATTTGTCCATGAGTGAAAAGAAATCGATTAACAACAACAATGAATATTTAGCAGCAACATTCGTGAGACTGGTTAACTGGATGCGTTTACTTCCTGCAATTGACATATCATCAAATACGTCCGAAGAACACTGGATCGAGTATGGCAGCACATATGTATTTCTGATAACAGAGCTTGATGACGATAAGCCTTTACCAGAAGACAGCTATTTGGAAATCAGTGGTGATGTTCCATTGGGTGTTTATATAAGATTCATGCCAGACATAGCAAAAGTTGATCCAGATCTCATCCAGGATCTCATACATAAGATTCCCAATGCTGTCGAGATATTTTTCGGATATCTGGAAAATGAATATGCTATACCAGATGTATATTCTTCACGCATAGAGGTATCTATAGGCGATCATGCACCGATTGCTAAGATTCATCATCGTCAAACAAATCTCGACTTGATAAAGACAGACGGATTTTCCGATATAGAAAAATCATTCTATAAAAGAATTAGATCTATGCTCAGGGAGGTAAAGAAATATGATATTAAAGATTAATAGAGATGCTGCTGAGGAATATGGTTTCATAGGATTTCTTACAAAGGAAAGTATTGAGAAACGTGATAAGGACTATCCTATCACATCTTCTAAAGAATTCATCAATATAACAGATGAACTTGAAGAATACTTTAGAGATGCATACACTGGACGAGGAGTTCCAGTTGACATGTTCTTATCAAATCATATTCCCGCAAAAGACATAGTCCTTCAGTATGATGAATCAAATGAATTTACCGATCTTCATGTCAGTGGTAGACTTTACATTGCTCCACCAACCGAGATAAAACAAAAGATTATTGATCTCAGTTCTAAGAACAAGCAGGAAGGTGAGGTATCAACTGTCGAAATAGGAATTGTCAGAATAGATGTGTATGGGGATAGTCTGTATAGCAAACTCAAATACATGTTCCCAATATATTATGCTGGTGATGAATATGGAATGGTGTTTACATCAACAATAATGGGCTGCTGTGATGATAAATCTTATAAAGATTTCAAAGAGAACTACTTCAGAGATAGTTTTGAAAGTCTTGCGAATCAAATGCGCAGTTATTCGATGAATGTATTGTACCATTGGTATATGATTCAAACATTGCTGCTCAATCCAGTCGTACTTCCTTATGTAAAGACAACCGTCACTCCTGTTGAATATAAACAATCCAAATCAAAGAAGAACAAGAAAAAGAAACAGCCTCCAAAGAAATACATCAAGAGAATTCTTCTGGATATGACAACACTGAATGACCTGGCTATATCATATGAGAAACCAAAGATCCATCACAAAGAACCTATCTGGTGGGTAAGTGGTCACTTCCGTAAATATAAATCAGGTAAGGTTATATGGGTCGATGGTTATTGGAAAGGTCCAGAGAGATTGAAGGCTGAATTACCTGAACCTAGAGAAAGAGTTTTACCTGAACAATCAGAAGTCAATAGCAATAGCAATCTTGCTTCATTGTTAGATCTGATGATTGATGAATCAGGAGGAACTTATAACTGCTGATATAAATCATAAGGGGGTGATTTCCAATGTCAACAATATTCATTGTTTTAGCACTGATATTTGCTTCAGGTATGGTGTTTGCAATACCATTCATGGCATTAGTTGCTAAGGCAAACAAAATGACTATGAGAGAATACTACAGAGAAATGTGTAAGAACAAAAAGCTTCTTATAATTTCAGCTAGTGGTATCTCTTCAGCTGTCACATGGTTCATAACAACAATGCATGGAATATTGACGTAAAGTTATAAGTTATAGGGGCCCGTAATGGGCCCCAAATATAACTTTCTTTTTTATTGAGCGAATCCATAAACTCCTGTAATGTAGATTGTTGGTGCACTTGAAGTTGTACCAAAATATGTTACACCGCCAGATCCAATGGACATACCATAATTCGCAAGTTTTACATTGAGGATTACAGTACCGCCCGATGTATTTGGATCATATTCTATACCGATCTCACCATTGATTGTACGAGAATCAGTCAGATCATACTTAACAGATGAGAATGTCACTTGAATATATACTGCTGGTGTTACATGATATGCTGGGACTATTGTTGTTGTCTCATAGTTGTAACTTGCATGAGTCATCTTTACAGTCACAAGGAAGAACTTATAGTTCATAGCATCAGCAATGCGAAGTGGAGGTGTTGATGAAGTAGAGTTAAGATTATTCATTACAGTCAACTGTCCACTCATATCAGGTAATATAACTGTTCTAGCTGCTGTTCCATTAGTATTGGAAATTGTTGCTGTATATGAACTATTATTGAGAGCAAGTTGTTTAGTTTGTAAAATACCACCACTAGGATTATATGTGAATGACCCAGTGTTGTCGTAAACAACCTTTGTATTATCTCCGAGATATGCATAGAACACATTACGTGCGCCAGCTGAAGAACCATTTTCTGTTGCAATAGAACCAGCCTTATCAGCATAACCCGCAGATATTTTTTCCCATGCTGTGGTCTGCCATGTGGATCTTTTACGGACCATTTCAATATATGTCGAACCATATGTCCATCTTAAAACAGTACCGTATGCGTTTGTTCCACCCTTTGCAAATATGAAACCATACTCAGAACCATTGTTGTTATATGCTGTCGAAACACGACCTGTTGGTACAGCATCAGAATCAAAATATGCCTCAATCTCAGTTGCTGGAGAACCAGAACTAATTGTGCCAGTTAGATTACCGAAGCTAGGAGTATACGTATATTGATTGCTACCCGCATTACCATAAACATCGTTTGGGAAGAAAGCTTTCTGATCTCTATCCCAGTCATAAATATGATCATAATTAGCAAAATAACTCTGACAACTGCTTCCATACCAGCATCCCGAAAATCCGGTAATACCTTTGATATCACCTTTACTGCTCAGAAAATCAGGATCGACATATGTATATTTGAACACGAATGCGAATTTTATATACTTTCCAGAACTTGTACCAAAACGATATGAAGCGTCTGTTCTGTGCGGTATAGAGCGCACCATCTGATATGTCCATGTTGCATTTGTATCTTCACCAGCTGATATTAAAACAAACTCATTTGGTGCTGCCACCGTCGCAGCATATATATCAATTGCAATTCTATGATAAGAGGAATCAACGTAGAAAACAAATCGATCAAGGACTGCGTCACGACCGTCGCTTTCTATGATAATACGTGTTTGCATATTGACAGTTCTATTACCACTACTAGGGCCAATACTAACACTTGCTGTACGTTTACCAATGAACAGATCACGTTTCGTATTATCAGTCACACTATAAGTAGACCATGTCGATCCTCCATCAGATGAATACTGTACTGTGACCTTATTAGCAGGCATAAACATAAGTTTATTTGCTCTATTTGCAGATGCTATTGGTACATAAGCCGGACTCATAGCCACTGATGTCTTTGCGTATCCCGAATAATGTTCAGTATGTTCGTCAGTTATAAAATTATACCATCTTTGATCAGTACCATCTATTGTATGTTGATATTGTGGTGTACCCCAGAATGGTAATCTAAGAATATAACGGAAGTTTGTAGAATGAGTCATTGTAATATAATGAGCCCACCAGTTACCACTACTCCCTCCTAATCTACCAATGGTTCCACCAAATGCTGCTGCGGTTTGATAATATCCCATAGTATATGCTTGATATGCATTTGCAGATGTTTCAGCAGAAGCCGGATTGTATCTGTATAAAGCACCCTTAAAACTCGTCGCAGTTAACATTCCTGCGGTAGTATCCAAATAAACACCAGTGTCAGCAATAGAAGTAACTGCCTGAGCTGTTGATGTAGGTGTTGTTGATGTACCTAACAGATATGCTTTGGTAGTGGTTCCGAGAGTAACATTAACCTTTGTATCAGTATTACCCGAACTAGGAAGGGTGTATGTTCTGGTGTTTACTTTGGTAACATGACCATTACTATCACGAGTAACAGACGTGATTGCTGTGAAAGTTCCACCATGAGATGTAGTGCTCGTGTCAGTTGAATCTGTAGATGTTGGTATCGTTGGATGGGCTGTAAGGAAAGTTGATCCCTTAGTGAATACCAGTTTATCAGTGCTACTGTTATATGCAACACTCGTAATGGCATTTCCCGATCCAGTCGTATTGATTTGTCCGGAATGAAGAACAACATTGTTTGTTGTATCGGTTGGAGCATTTGGTGTGAAATACATAACGCCATTCTTTATCCAGAAATTATCATAAGTGGTTGAACTTCTGTAGAATGCCAATCCTTCCGTATAACTGTCGGAAAGATCCGCGAACACAATTCTGTTTGCATTAATGATATCCGAGTTATTCATATTCAAACCATAGTTGCCTGAATACTGTTCACCCAACATTGTCAATGATCCTGTCATCGTTCCACCTGATAAAGGCAAATAGTTGTGTGTATGTCCTACCTTGGATAATTCGACATTATCAATGTATACATGGTCTTTCGTGATAACAAGACCAACTTCTCCATTCCATGGATTGGAAGTTGTCTGATATGGCAATAATACAAGCATACCTTTTGTACCGGGAGTTGCACCGTCATACTGGTTGAAGTAACCTATCTCGGCACCATAACTACTCCATGTACTACCATATGACCATCTTGCCAATTTAACATAGTTTGAAGAAGCTCTAGTATATATGTCTAATGCGCTGATTGTGTTTGTGACTGTTCCAAAATTAATTGTACCAGTCATTGGGTAACTCGATCCACCAGACAATGGGAGATATCCTCCGGTAACAGCTGGGGCATATGCTGTTGAAGCTGTATAAGCAGCTGAACCTAAACCATATACACTGACAGCTTTTCCAGCTACATTGATAGTACCATTTCCAGTTGTACTTGTGCCATTGGAAATATCAGCTCTGTCAATGAGCATTTTCCATGTTTGTGAATAAGATGATCCATTACATGTATATTCGGCAATATGAGCTGTTGGGAATTTAACATAACCCGATGTTGGCGTGAATCCTGACGTTGATGGTGCTGAATGAATTCGTAATCTAAATACTCCGGTTTGATAATCCGTTGCATAACCATCAAATTCAATTATAACACCAGCAAGTTGCATTTCATAATTTGTTCCGTCTATTGTTAACTGAAGAATGTCATTATCATCATATGCCCATGTTGTGAGTAATGTTAACGATCTGCGTGAATTAGATGTGATGTATTCTTTGGTAGTTATCAACCATGTCATCAACGTTTGTAATGAAATACGACTTTGTTTGGTCGAACCAGTTTGAACTGCAAAAGCAGCCGGAGGAACAGTATAAGCATGATTATGTGATGGAAGTGAAGTAAGGAATGTGGATCCTTTAGTGAAAGTAATCTTTCTGTTATCTCCATCATTCGCTATAGATGCAGATGTAATAGCATTACCGGAACCAGTTGTCGCAATAGTTATCAAAGCTTTAAATGTGTTCCATAATGCAGATATCGGCCTTCTGTGGTATGACGTAGTAGTTGTGCCACCACCAGCATATTGTGCAATATAATAATCCGCAAGTTGAGGATTTGACGTTCCTTCACTAAGAAGATTTATTGCAGCATTAACTCCAGCATTCGTATTTGGTACATAGTCAGTTGTAGACTTCGTAACGATAGATCCGAATGCACCTTTATTGCAATATGCAAGATTAGATGATGTTCCAGAATAAGCACCGTTCCAATATGCTATTGAATTTACGGTTACTAATGCAGCATTTGCGGCAGCTCCACTAGACCATCCTATTGTACCAACAGATGTATTGTTTTTAACTGTAACATCAGCAGGAACACCGTTGCTGAAATAAACCGGTAAGTATGTTCCACCAGCATTCGTATTGAGTTTATTAGCGGAAGTTGCGGCTCCACCAGCTGACGAAGATCCCGCATAACTATGTGTGTGACCTTCAAGAGATACTTTTGTCGAATTAGAATAAATATCTGATGGGAAGTAAGCTTTTTGATCTCTATCCCAATTGTACAAATGATCATAGTTGGCAAATGAACTTTTGCAATCATTACCCCAGAAGCTTCCAGAGAATCCAAGAATTCCAAAAATACCTGTGTAATTGTGATCACTTACAGACGCTTGATCTGGATCAACATATGTATGTCTGAATACAAAAGCAAACTTCTTCATATTGGATGAACTAAATCTATATGTTGTTGATTCACTATGTGGGATTGTAATCGTATATTCATACATCCAAGACGGTAATTCTTCACCTGTAAATATCTTAACGAAATCATTCGGTGCAGAAGCTGTTGCAACGTAGACATCGACTGCTATTCGTTGATAACCCGCATCGAGATAGAAAACAAATCTATCAAGTACAACGTCACGTCCATCATTTTCTATGATGACACGTGTTTGCATATTGACGGTTCTATTACCGGTAGTTGGTCCAATACTAATAGTACTTCCACGTTTACTAATAAACAGATCGCATTTAGCATTAGCAGATGTTCCCATATCTGTCCATGAACTGCCACCATTAGTTGAGTATTGAATTGTGATTTTGTCTGCAGGCATGAAGGCCAGTTTATTAGCTTTATTGGCCGGAGTTAATGGCATCATGACAGGATTCATCGGTTTTGATGTAAGAACCCAATCGGAATAACCAGCAACATGTTCATCTGTTATGAAGTTGAACCATCTCTTATCTTCACCGTCATTTGTATGCTGGAACTGAGGAGGTCCCCAGAATGGTAATCTGAGAATATAACGATAAGAGGTACTGTGTGTAAATGTTAGATAATGGGCCCACCAAGTGTCACCACTATTTCCCAATCTACCATCGGTTCCAGCGTAAGCACTCGATGTTTGATAATATGCCATGGTATATGCTTGATATGCATTTGCAGATGTTTCAGCAGAAGCTGGATTATATCTATATAAAGCACCATTGAAACTCTTGGCTGTTAACATACCAGCAGTGGTATCAAGATAAACACCAGTGTCAGCTATAGAAGTAACTGCCTGAGCCGTAGAAGTTGGTGTTGTGCTTGTACCAAGTAAGTATGCCTTTGTTGTAGTTCCAAGTGTAACATTAACTTTTGTATCAGTATTACCTGAACCTGGTAATGTATATGTTCTTGTATTTATTTTTGTAACATGTCCATTAGAATCGCGTGTAACTGATGTAACAGCAGAGAATGTTCCACCATGTGTTGTCGAACTTGAATCGGTTGAATCCGTTGACGTTGGTATTGATGGATGTGTTGTAAGGAATGTACTACCCTTAGTGAATGTAAGTTTCTGAGTAGATGAATCAAATGCAACACTTGTAACAGCATTACCAGAACCAGTGGTGGTGAAGTTTCCTGAATGTAAAGCGTAATATGCTGTATGATCCCATGATCCGGCAGTAGCACTTGATGCAGTGTATTTTGGCACTGATATCAATATGGATGAATTGCCTGTTAATGTACCACCAGAAGTTGTTGGTAATGTACCAGTCCAACCAGTTGAAATGTATGTACCGCCTTTGTGATGGCGATTCGTACTCATCGTAGAACCGATCCACAGGTTTGAACCATTGTCATATACACCACCATATTCAGTACCACTTGAATCTTTCAGATAGTAACCATGACTGGTTGCAGCTGTTTTATGATCTGTGGCTGTTAAAATACCATTAACAGTTGCATTGCCGTTAAGATATGTTGTACCATTCACATATAGATTGTATGATGTGTTTGGAAGATCGGTACCTATACTGATACTAGTTTTTGCATGGAAACGTTTTGAAATAACATTCCAATCTGTTTGATTAGATACAAAGTGCCAGCTAACACCTGCAGCCGCAGAATCATGATCAGTAAATATGATCGCACCATCCTGACCACCTCCGATATTGAGTGAAGATGCTGTATTGAAATTAATCTGAGGACCTCCATCACCATATGAAATGATTCCTGTTGTTCCACTGATTAGAGATGCAGCATCATTACCAACACCAGCTCCGTATATATGAAGTATTCTACGAGAAACAGGAGTCGATGCAGTTGAATTGATTTCATCATATGCAACATATCCTGATGGTGAAAGCGTATTATTAGCGCTATAATATGCAACTTTCTTGGCTGTGCCGGCGCTAACAGTTGAACTCAAACTATATGTGCAGTTGGTAGCTGTACCGGATGAAATGTATATCGGCTGAGTTGCACTACCCTTTGAAACGGCTGTCGCTGAATCAACATGTCCATCTGTATTTACTGTGATATTGTACAAACCAGCTGTTGAAGCTGCACTGTTAAGCACTTTCATATGTTTGATGTCATATGTTGAAGATCCTGATGTTAATGTACCGAGTTTTGTACCAGCTGCTGAAGTTGAATATGATACCGTTGCAGATGAACCAGTGTCACCTTTTTCACCTTTAAGATTCTTAAATGCAAAAGCGAATGTTCTGGCTGATGCGGTACCTCCGGCTGTTACGGTAACAGAAGGAGTTCCTACATTCGCATCTACAGTTGCAGTGGCTCCAGTTATGGTTGCATTTGTACCAGCCGCACCTGTATCACCTTTAGCACCTTTCAGATTGGTGAAAGCAAATGCGAACGTACGAGCAGAAGCGGTTCCACCTGCAGTAACAGTAACCCCTGGTGTTCCAGTGTTGGCGTCAACAGTTGCGGTTGCACCGGTGATCGTAGCATTGGTACCTGCAGCACCAGTCTCACCCTTGTCACCTTTATCTCCCTTATCACCCTTGGGGCCACGGACACCACAAAGGCTTGTACCATCATAATAGTACATTGGATGTTGAGCAAACAAAGCTAACTGATAAACAGATGTACTATACATACATCCAAGGAGGATGTAATACTTACCAGATACAAATGTCTGTGTCAAACCATTTGTTGTAATAGAGAATGTATTATCACTGTTAAGCACACACTCAAGATACACAGGTTTGTATTGAGCAAATCCAGATGATGATGTTTTGTTACAAGAATATCTCAAATCGATATTCGCAAACTGTTCATACAGATAATTGTTTCCAATAACACTTCCATTGGCATATGTAGCATTCTGACTCTGATACATAATTACCGGAGGATACATGAACTTTGCAGTTGTATTGAACTGCTTGGTTGTTGTTGGAGAACCATTGGCATCACCAGTTGTAGTAAATGCTTCCATTCTCTGAGCATTATTCATTGCACATATCGAATATCTGAATACACCAACTCCTCCAGCATAGATTCTGGTTTGCATTGATGTACGATCATATGTGTTTCCTGAATCATAGTAATCGATACCTTGCCATACACCTCCAGAAACAGTAACACGATCGTTACCTCCATTAAGGGGAAACATACTAGCAGCACTACCGTCACTTTTGAAGATGAACACAGCGTAGTTTCCATTTGCATAATGTGTTGTCAATCTGCTTGTGCTTGTTACGACAGCAGGATGATATGATGCACCATTATTAATTGAAATATATACACCATAATCATGTCCAGCAACAGGTATTTTTACTGTAATGATATCACCATCTGAAGGTGTTTGTCCGGTATCATATGTCCATTTTGCCGGAAAATATCTAGGGCTAACACCACTACCTTTATCTTGTGCAGCAGTACCAGTACCTTTGACTATGTAATTGAGAGCTTTTGTGGTAGTAACTCTATCAGTCAAAGTTCCTCCTGATAATGGAAGATATGCCGTTGGATCGAATTCGCCGACAATCTGATAGTATGATCCATCATAGACGAACATCATATATCTATTGGCAGCTAACTGTCCAGCATTCTCGAGGTTTGCATTTTTATATTTAATTGATTTAGCACCAGTACCATCAACGTTTAATGTTAATGATGAAACAGATGCGGTATTTGTGTTTGCAAATTTTACAACAACCCATGCACCAGTATACAGTTTGAAATTTCCGATTGTAACTGTTTTTGCAGCAGTAGCAGCGGCATCAGAACACGAACCAACATGGGGAAACAATTCTCGTACATCATAAGTTGTACCATTTGTTCCAGTAATTTTTGAAACATAATTTGCCATTGTTGAAAACTCCTTTCCTTTATTAATGGAAACTTACATGAACGTTTTATGCAATAAAATCATATAAAATATATCGGGGCATAATGCCCCGATATATTCTTTTTATTGTCAAGGAGTTGTATCAGGTGTAACAGTAATTGTTGCAGCTGTACCAGAGAATGTAGGCTGTGATACAGAACCTGCAGCTGTAGTAGTACCAGAGAGCTGAGTTTTGGTACCTGTAAATGTTGGCTGAGATACTGTACCGGATGCAGTTGTTGTACCAGCAAGTTGTGTCTTTGTACCAGTAAACGTAGGCTGTGACACCGTACCAGTAGCAGTACCAGATACTGAGATTGATGTAGCAGTTGTAGAGAGACTTGTGGATGCACTTGTAGGAAGATCAAATGATGACGCAACAAGTCTTGCACCTGTACCAGTAAAGGTTGGTTGTGTAACTGATTTAACAGTTGTGGCAACCGTTGTAGCAGATCCCTTTGTAGGAAGTGTTCCAGCACTCCATGCAAATGTAAGATTCTCGTTTGTGGAATCATATGTTGCAGACCAAGCCGGAAGAGTTCCAACTGCAGTTATACTATTAACTGATGTAGTATTCATTGTTACAGCTGTACCAGTGCATGTTCCTTCTGGAGTATATGTCGCAGTACCAGTTGAAGCTTTACTAACCTCAAGAGCTGTTGCCGTTGTAGACAATGTCGTTGAAGCACTTGTTGGCATATTGACAGAACCGGTTGATGTAAACGATGTGCCGGTAAATGTTGGTTGAGATACTGTACCCTTTGGCTGATAATTACCGGAAGTATTATCAGTAGCAGTAATTGTTACAGTAGATGAAGAACCAGTAAACGATGGCTGAGAAACAGTACCTTTTGGTTGATAGTTACCGCTAGCATTATCAGTTGCTGTAATAGTAACAGATGAAGATGAACCAGTAAATGTTGGTTTGGATACCGTACCAGCCGGTGTGTATGATGTTGATGCAGTATCAACGAAAGCCATGGTACCAAGTTCGGACAAATCACCGAACTCGTGCCATGCTGTTCCATCGAATATGAATTCGTCAGCATCCTGGGTGACGATGTCACCGGCTATTGCGGTAACAGACTTTGTTGTACTACCTGAACCTTTTATGGTAACAGGGTTCTTTGTTGAACCATCTTCGATCTGGTTGGCAGCACCATCGGCAATTGAACCGATGTAATGCATACCTGATTCAATGAGTTCTTCTATATGGGCAATCTCGGTTCTAGACCAAGCGTCCTTTAAATCATAGACGGTACCGTTAGGCAACGTGATTTGAGAAATTAAAGCATTCGGCATATTTATAACCTACCTTTCATTTATGTATTATAGAACTCAAGATTTTCAGATGATGGATTAGTTACACGAACACCAACTCTATCATCTTGTAAATATTGAACTTCTTGTTCCAAACGTTCTATATGTTCGATAGCTTCATTCACTTTCTCAAATGCAGTGTCATATGTTTCACCGTCTTCAATGAGATGAAGCTCTCCTGTATAATATACGTCACTATCAAAGGTGACCGCTGTTGTTGGATCTAGACCAACATAGTGTTTATCATACCATGTCGTACTTACAAATGTGTCACCAGCTGTACCGAGAACATAGTTGTCATTCTCATATTTGTAATGTTGTGTCGGATCCCAATCTGGAGGTGCTGTAGTTATTTCATCATATGTGAGTTCGAAATATTTGTCCCAGTGATCATCCCAGTCTGCAGGTTTAGTATGTAATAACACATATGAATCTGTCGTGTTTACTCGAACATACTGCGTACCACTACCAATCGCTTCGATCGCACCATTGGCATCAAACTGAAGGCCATCACCTAATTTCGCCGTGATGACGTTATTCAATGGAACTACTTTGTCGAATGTAATATTCGAGTATCTCTCGGAATTTCCAGTTGAAGCAACACCAAATCTGAGAGATAATTTAGTACATGTGCTCGATGTTGTGAATATGTTTACATTCGTATTGGCATTGTTTACAATGTACATTACACCGGTATATGTTGTACCACTAACTTCAAACACGAACATATTTCCAGACGTACCGTTTGTAGATTCCCAAGATACTCTGTACTTTGTGTTTGGTTCGGCAGTTATATAGTAACCACTCCATCCATCATAATGATCTGTAAAACAATCGTTATTTGTTGCTGTTAATGTAAAGGCATCTAATGCCGGTGTTTTTGAAATGTTGCCGTTACTTGCACCGATTACATTTATGAATGCGCTCTGATTAAACTCTGTCGGTATTAATGTTTCACCACCGAACTCAATACCTTGACCTGGATAATACAGATTTGAATCAATTTCAATCGCATCATTGGAATCAAAGTGTAATCCATCACCAAGTTTTACCTGAAGTTTATCTAATGAATCAAATTCAAGGCCCTTCGCTATGTCAGCATTGATTATAGTTGTATTTGGATCAAAGTTATCTATTTCATAGAAATGAATGTTTGAATAACTGATAGTATCTCCAGAGTTTTGAACACCAAAACGGAAATTGATCGTTCCTGATGTAACTGCAGTGAATTCAAGATAATCTTGAACTGATTGGTCTACCCAATGCAAATTTGTTTCCGAAACATTTTCAAATGCAAAAATTCTGCCTGACACTGACGGATTACTTGAATCCCATGTTAAACGATAAACATGACCGGCAACAATAGGAAACGTATATACATTTTGAGCACTCGTGTTTGAATAAGGTCCAGTATAACAATCATTACCAGTAGCTGTTAAAGTAAGCACCTCATGTTCTGAATCAACTGTCTTGGTACCATTATGCATTGATGTGATTTTTGCCACAAATGCATCAAAATCAAAACCCAAATCAGTCATTCCTGGATGTGTAAATGTGATACCGTCACCAGCCACATATTCGCCACCACTACTACCGGGTATTGCCCATGTACCATCTCCTCTAAGGAATTTGGTGTTGTCAGTAGCGCCTGGTGCTGGAACAATACCTGCGGTACCAGCATTAGTACCGTCAGCACCAGTCATCTCATCAACAGTTATAGCATCATTAGAATCAAATGATAAACCATTACCCAATTTAGCATTTATTGATATTGGGAAATCTGATCTTACTGGACCAGCAATCAAATCGCTTCCTGATGGAGCATAGAATAAGTCGTTGACCAAATCATATAGACCTACAACATGTTGTGGTGACTCACATGGAATGAGTCTTCGAATACGAGTATTGTTGTTATCATATATATCAACACTGTATATCTTTACGCTTGAACCAAACCCGCTTGATGTAAACGGTGAGAATAATTTGAATGTATCATTACTGGCTCCGGTGCTACTACCATCCGTAACAGAAGAACCATCTACTTCAAGACGACATGGATTTATTTCGTCATGATGCCATATGGCTGTATTTCGCTGAGTTGTATCGGAATTCGCGATGACTCCACTCATTTCGAATTGTTCAGAAACATTTGAACCAAAATACGTTCCCGAGTTCAAACCAATACCCATAAGCTGTCTGTGATTAGATGCATCATATTGGAGATCCATATAAGCGGTAAAACCATGTGAAACTCCTGTGTCGATATATGATAAGGTGCCGTCACTTGCGACATACTCGAGCTGAATATATCCAGTAGGTAGGTCAGATGCTTGTGCAAATGAAATACCATCACCCGCAACATATTCATTACCACCAGTGGCATCGAGCACACCAGTTACTGGGTCAATCGTGAGATTGTTACCAACCTTAATACCACCGAGAGTTGTATCAGAAGCAATTGGTAAAGGTTCACTTGGGATAGTAAGTGTCTTATCAACGTTATCACGATAATGAAATGTCAATTCATTTAAAGCGTTCGGATCCTCTTGTGTAACATCCAAGATACCATCATTGTATATGATACCTGTGTATTCTGACATTGGATCATCTGGATCCGGATCAGGTGGTACAACAGTCTCCATATAAACATCGAGTGGTTTAGTCGTTGTCAATACATCTATTGTATTGATAGTATTGGGTATCAATTGAATCTGCTGCAATGGAATTGGAACTGGATTGATTACTTCCTTCAATCTATACAGAACTGGGTCAATGAAGTAATCGGGATCACTAGCTACAACCGATGATGCAATACGTAAATATTTCTCACCGAGTAATGGTGTAATTATTACCTTTGAATATTGTCCACGTAAAATCGTTCTCGTACGATTGTAATTCGCATCATACATATTAACATTGGCATATTGATAAAAATTGACATCGGTACCATAATTTGACATCGCTGGTAATTCATATTGAGCATCTGCTTCGATTTCATAGTAATCGGACAATGCAAATTGTGGCCAACGGCCTGGTGGGTTGTTGAAATCACCATTGGCATCAATACCTGATAACCTGCTGACCGCAATGAGATTTTGAAAAGTATTTGTGAGATTGGTTTTTGTTACACAATACTCTTGAGTCTCATAATTGATCCAATCGTTTTCATACAATGGATCATTTATTTGGACAACTGTTGTTATCGATGTATGACCTTCTGCCGATACTTCTATCGGTATATGGTACCTACCCGTCGTTGAATTATAATCACCAACACCACCAGGTGCACCGTAAATGATATATTGTTTTACATATCCACCCTTGGCATATAACTTGAAGGGAAATGAATCTGCGGTTACTTCACCAGATAGAATGTAAATTCCTTCACCGGCTTTGTACTTGTCTCCGGTTGCTTTAATCAGAGCCCATGTACCATCACCACGTAGGAAGTAATTCTGACATCCCATCTCGGGTGCAGGTACATAACCCATGACACCATCCCATGTAGGACCAGCACCTATAAAGGTAGATATCTGAGACAAACGATACAATTCATTCTGCTGTTCAACAGTAAATGATGCAGTCGTTCCATCCAATAAATCTTTATTAGCGTGAGTATGCGACTTTGTTTTCAAGTCCGAAATATCACGAGTAACGATTACATACGTCGCAGCAAGCTCATCTATTGCATCCAACTTCTCTTGAGTAATTCCATCAAGAACAGTTTTGTTTGCATGAGTATGGGCTTTTTCTTCAACTGCAACCAATCTTACTTTTACTTCAGTATCATCATAATTATGAAGATCATCGAACTTAGTTCTATCAGCTGTAGTCCATAATGATGATGCAGTAATGGTATCAAGTAAAGCTTTATTTGGATGAACATGGGTTGCTCTGGCAATTAATTCACGAAGTTCAGTATCGTCATAATTATGAAGATCATCGAACTTATCACGATCTGCCTGAGTGATACCATCCAATATATCTTTATTGGCATGAGTATGTGCCTTAGGATATATCTCATCCACTTTATCTTTTACTGCATTGAATTCCGGTTTTGTTACAAAGTCTGATGGATCTATATCAGATGAATTTACATCAATCCATCTATCACCAATCCACGCATACAAGTCTGGATCAGCAGTTGTTGATGATTTGACAAATCTAACATCACCAAGTTTATTATCGTTGGATGGTAAGTCATCTGCAGAGTCATAAACATCAGTGGACATAATTGCCATACGATTCAGATTGTCAAACAGATTGTCAACTTCTTCTTTCGTATAGTAATTCGTCAAATCACCATGATCACATATGTACGGAAGTTGTTTGAAGTATTTGTTTCCTTCACCAACTTTCAATTTGGTTTTACCTTCGGGAGTTAGTTCAACACATAAACATCCACGTGGTACAACCCAATATTCTACAGCACGTTCATCCCACTGGGCAGTGGTTTTTACAACATGCTGATGCGAATCATTATTAGGCATATAATGTAATCTCTCCTTTCTTACAAGAGTTACAAGGTCGTTTGTGATCATTTTTTATACAATATAAATATATATTATTATTCGGAAGGCTATGGACCTATCATAAAGAAAGACGAAAGGAAGTGTTTATTCATGAATGCTGTTAGAGCGATGAATAAATCCAAATGCCAAAGATGTATGGAGAAAATGAAAGAAGAAGCCGAAAGGCAGATTGTCGAAAACACTTTAGAGAACGAGTATAAGTTCTTTGAAGAGTTTGAACAAACTGCAGGCGAATCCATACGGACGGCAGATTTTACCTTATTCTTTTCCGCACTCATAAGTGTTGGTATCGAAGATAAGGAATTGATCAAGGATATATTCGAAAAGGTTGTAATGTATTCTTCAGTCAGTGAGTTATTCGGAAAGAAACTTACTATGGAAGATGTACAGAAACAACTGACTGAGGAGTATGGTTTAGATTTCAGAAGAATCGAATACCATCACGAGAAGTTGGAAGACTTTAAAGCAAGATATTGGAAAGAAAATCCAGATAAATAAAAGGAGGAATTTTATGAAAGAAACATTGACAATCTTATTCCCGAAGGAAATCTCACCCGAAGACATTAAGGCACAGATCCCCGAAGAAGGTTTCTTAAGAATGTATGGTGATGGTAATCCGACAACAGAACACATCAACAATCCTTTCAAGCCCCATGCTATTATTAAGAATTTCATGTATGACGAGGAAGAAGGTTGGATGGGATTCGTTGAGGTACCGGCACAGTACGTAAGAAAATTCAAGACATATAATAATCCAGTGATAAAAGCAACATTAGCAGGCACAAAAGGAAATTATAAGATATGCTATTTTGAATTATTTGAACCAGAGTGCTTATTAATGGACAGATTATATACAGGAAAATGAGGGATTAACAATGAAGAAGAAGGGTTTAACGGTCATCGAGATTATTGTAGCATCTGTCATAGTTATAGTACTGCTATTAATAATCGGCGGTGCTTTACTAAATGAGAAGAACAAGATATCTGAAGGAACAGTTGTTGAACGTACGTATGTATCAGGATATATGACAGACAATGGATATGTTCATTCAAAGTGTAAACTGACTATCGAAGGTGAAAAGAACGGTAAAATAGTTCAGTACACATTTGAGGTTCCTGAGTCTGAGTATGCTCAGTACCAGGTTGGAGATCATTATCCAAAACCGAGGGGGTAACAGATTATGACTCATGAACAAAAAGGGGAAGCAATCTTATTTGGAATATTCATGCTATTCGCATTGTTATTTCTGATATCGATATTCCTCTTTATATCAGATAAAAGGCATAAAGAAAATTCAGAAAAAAGCTTGGAGTTGATATTCCTTTCAGGAGTGGGACTCCTAGTTATTTTAATAGCCCATTGGTATTGGTCATAATCATTTGCTATATAAATAATAATTGGGCCCCATTACGGGGCCCAATAATATTTTTTTTTTTTATTCTGTTGCTGCAGTTGGTACATACATAAGTCTCGCGCCGAAGTATTGTGAAGATGTTGCTGAAGTATTGCCAGCGCCGATATCGAATATACCACAATAGTCACCATCGACCCAGCTACCGCCACTTGGATAAATACGCCATCCACCATCAGATGTACCGTAATAGTCACCTATTACTTCTGTTGGATCTTGTGTTGATACTGTCTCGGATGGTAAGAACGTATAGTCATTGTTTGCATCATAACCGAATGCTGTGATGTAACCAATGACTGATGACATCGTGAAACCTATCTGTGAATATCCTGTAGCAGTATCATCTTCAAATGAGTACGAATCACATATGTATGGAACATGTTCATTGATATTAATACCATCGATCCAGTTCCAGATGTTACCCCAGAGATTCTCAATACCTCTCCAGAATACTGGAATTGTCGAGTTTGATTTATTACCAGCTGTCGATTTACCGTCGTTAGTAGTTGAATTGGTTGTTTTAATCGAACCAGATACAACACCCCTACCGATCGCAACTTGCGAGTTGAAACCATACTCAACAGCTATCAACATCTGAATTGCTGATAACTGCTTGAAACCAGCGTTATACCAACCAGTACCTCTGTTAGTTGCCATTATTCTAGCTGTAGCACGAGTGAGTGAAGATGTCGGTGTATAGCCACCAGCAGATGATAACTTGTAATCAGTCGTGTTGTATGACGTATTATAAGTACCAGAAGAATTCTGACCAACTGCTGCAAATGAACCATACAGGAAATAGTCTACTTCATTTCCATTTACGTCAATGAACGCGGGATGTACTTTGAAGGTATTATCTACCTTTGTAGCAGCAATTTCCCATTTAGCTTTGCGGATGTGAACACCATCAAGGGTTATAGGTGTCATCTTATAATAGAACTTAGGTATGTACGACATAACCTGTCCTTTTGTACCGTTGTTATTGTAACCGCTTTCATCAGCTCTCTTTGTTATTGTACCATCATCATTTACATTGCAACGAATGATGCTATTATAAACAGACAAAGCTTGAGGATTACCAACTTGCTCCATGGTATTGTTTGAGAAGTCCATAACAATAGATACTATTATTTGAGTACCAACTGCATATACTTCGTTACCATTTCCAACAGTTATCGGGTTCTGTCCAGCAACTGCATCGTCGAGTGAAGCATACCATGTATATGTATAAGAACCATTATCGGATGAACTTGGAAGTGTTTCACCATTTACAAATGTTCCATAAGCATAATATGTATTTATTGTTGGATCTGGATAATAGGACTTAGGTTTCATATAAGCGTCATATGACGCAAATGGAACAAGTATCTGTGTCCATGACTGTGTAAATATTGAATTATTATTTCCAAGAGTTGGTGGTATTAATGGTTTGAATCTTATGATGTCTATGAAACCGCAACTACCAGTGGCACCACCAGCAATTGATGTGACTGTGCTTGGTATAGTCATTACTGCCAATGAAGAACATGTATCACATATATTGGAAGGAATAGTAGTTATTCCTTCAGGCGGTTCGAAAGTTGCCAACGCTTTGCATCCACTATACATAGATGAACCAAGACTGACAACAGATTCCGGTAGACAAGTTTCAGCCAATGAAATACAGTTAGTGAACGCGTTGCTACCAAAACTAATATTAGATGGGAACTCTACAGACATCAATGACGAGCATCCATTAAATGCATTATTTCCTACCGATGTAACGGTATTAGGAACATCAACATCCATAAGATTTACACAATCACTGAACATGCTAGCCTGGATTGCAGTGAGACCTGTCGGTAGTTTAATGCTTCTCAGACTCTTGCATGCGTTGAAAAATGCTGTACCGCTGAGAGAAGTTATACCAACACCAAGGATGGCTTCTTTCAAACTATCGCAGCTATTGAAAATGCTATTTCCGGTTGTTGTTAATGATCCAGGAATAACAACAGTTTCCAAAGAATAACAGCTGTCAAATGCATAGCTTCCAAAAGTTGTAATTGAATTTGGAAGACTGACAACTTTGAGATTGTAGTTTTTACGTATAGAATATGTGCCACACGTCGTACATCCATTAGGTATAATTATTGATGACAAATCGGTTTCTGAAAATGCATAATCGGATATTCCTGTGATTGCATTATGAAGCGTTATAGTTTTTAATGAATGACACATCAAAAATGAATATGAACCGATCTCTGTGAAGTCGGTTCCAACTTCGACATGTGTAACAGCATCACTGTAAACCACGTCAGGAGAACTTCCTGAAGCACTACCGTTTGAGATTATGTTGGATATATATGGCGTTGCACTTTGCAACTTCACAGTTCCAGATGTAACTTTAACTGAAATTACATATTTACCAGGTGCTGAAAAGAAATGTCTTTCACCAACATAAGCAGCTGCACTAGTGTTAGATAACTCCGAATGTGCGGAACCATCACCCCAGTCAACATCAACTGTTGAGTTCTTATAAAGATACAACTTCAATGTTGGGTTGAGTCTACCTTCTTTGAGAGTAATGTAGAAACGGGTTCTTCCATCATCAGTAGCATACATCTGACCGATGTCAAGTCTACCATTGTTAGCAACGAATGTTTTGGCATCCGAAAGACTCCAGTTCCAACCCTGTGATGTTAAACCGGTATGAGTTGGATTAGCTGGTAATGATTCGAGAGCAGCAAACTCCTGTGTTGTGTATGATGTAATCAGAGTTCCATCATAATCATAGAATCTTACAGGTTTTACATCTCCTGGATCTGGTATACTATTAATTCCACCAGGAAAATCCATCAAACCTGGATTGTTAGGGAGTGTGCCGCCTTTACCAGCTATAGCTGTAGCAATACTATCTACCGCGAGGGCAATATCTGCAGCATTGTCTTGTAATGTTTGTAAATTTGTAGGCAAATCAGCCATTTAAGTCACCTCCTATTACACACGTTCAACAACATGAGCATATACTTCTTTGCCGTTACCTTCCGTAATTGGGTTGGATTGTGCAATTAAATCATTTATAGAAGCATACCATGTAAGATCGTAAGTCTTCTCTCCAGACACCACGTTTGGTAACTCTCTACCAGATGCATACGTATAAAACATATCATATTCGTATGTCGCCGGAGATGGGTAATTCGATGCTGAAGTATATGTATCATAACAATCCTGTTGTACAAGTATCCTACAATCAGTTTCAAGAGAAGCAAATGTATTTGAATTTGACAACGTTGGGGGATTGTTTCTTTCAAACTTGATATATGATAATCCCGAACAACCTGAGAACGCTTCGGTTCCAATATCAGTTATGTCTCCGGGAATTACAATATATCCCAATGATGCACATGACTTGAAAGCTTTCTGAGGAATAGATGTCATACTTGAAGGTATTGTGAATGTTTGTAATGCTGAACAGTTTTCAAATGTGGAAGCCCCCATAGTAGTAAATGTATTTGGGAATGAAATTGTATTAAGAGCTTGGCAATATGAGAAAGCGTTTGATCCGGTCGATGTTAATGTTGAAGGAACCGTTACATGCATAATGCCATAACAATATGTGAATGCATCCTGACCGATAGAGGTTACTCCTTCCGGAATAACGAAGTCCATCATTGTACGGTTTCTTGCACAGAACTCCAAAGGAATTGAACCAGATATACCAGGAGCCTGGAGAACATCACACGAAGGACAATCAACAAAACACTTTTGATCAACTGAAGTCATTCGATCAGAGAATGTCATCGCTATTATAGAAAAACATTGTGAGAAACATTTCTGACCAATAGATGTCAATGATTTAGGAGTTGAAACAAATCGCAAACCATAGCAACCTTCAAATGTGCTTGTACCAAGTGCTGTTACTCCTTCGGGAATAACGACGGCTTGTAATGACGAATTCCACTGGAATGTTGAATTACCAATTGACCGAACTGTTGATGGAATGGATACATGAGTCATTGAATAACATCTGTAGAAAGCATATGTGCCAATGTCCATATTTGACCCAATATGAATATCCTGAATACAGTTTGTGTATTTCTTTGATTCATTACCAGGTGTCGTATTACCAAGACCACCCTTACAGAATAGCTTATTCGCACTGTTACCACCCTTAATAATTGCAGTACCAGATGTTACTGTTATGAGAATATAATAACGACCTGGTTCAGCATATGTGTGAGTAGTATACTTATAAGACGAATTTGTACCTGTTAACGTTTCATGTGCACTTTCGTCACCCCAATCAATGTCTACAGTACCACTGAGATACAGACCAAGCTGAGGATTTAGACAACCTTCTGGAAGTAAAACATGTATCGCAGTTTTACCATCGATTGTTATATAATGCTGACCAATGTTAAGAGCACCATATGCGGTTACATAAGTCTTAGCATCAGCTAACGTCCAGTTCCAACCCTGAGCTGTCAACCAATCGTATGTACGATCTGGATTGGGTGGCATTTCTGTAAGTGCAAGGAATTCTTCCGGAGTGTATGAATAAAGAATCGCACCATCAACATCAAAGAAGTTGACGCCACCATGATTGTATCCGCGTGCCGGAACATTGACTGTGATACTGTTGTAATTGGTCGTATCATATGTGTCATTTTCTTTGAGCTCTGTTGGGTAAGCTGTCTGAGCTACAAGAGCTCCATTATATACCACCTTACCCTCATCGCCTGCAACGTATGTATTGGCCACATTTACATTGAGAGAATTGATAAGTGTCGTATCAACTGTTCCATTTGTTGTGGTAGAAGATGAACTTTGTGAAACAAGTGCTCCACTGGAAACAACTTTGCCTTCATCTTCTGCATCGTAAGAGTTCTCCACTTCAACGGTTACTGATGAATATCCTAAAGCATTATCATCCGTTGCAGTGTAGGTTCCATTGATAGTAATATTTTTAGTAGTAAACTTACTAACGGTTTCACTACCATTCAATGAATCATCCAGCGATCCATTAACAGCTTCAACAATTGCATTGATAGGTGCTGGATCAACACCGGGTGTGATAGATGATATACCACCCTTGATCTTCATATCAAATCCACCAACGATTGGTGTTGATATAGTATTTACACCATTAACAGTTGATATACTAACACCAGTATCAGCCATGGTCAATGTATCATCAGGACCGAGAGGTTCATCCAAAGGGAAGAATATGTTAGAACCATTAACATTGATAGTGATACCCGTTGTATTATATGCAACATATGTCGATGCAACAGATCCTTGTTCGAGTTGCCAACAAGTTACATAGATATTATTACCATCATCTTGTGTCTTCTGTATTCTTGGAGATACATATCCTGCGGTAGTAACATCAAATGTGACGGTGTATCTTTGCCAACTTGTTGAAATTGTACATGAAGTAGATCCTACAGATACTACAGCTTTATTTGCATACTGAGGAAAAGATGAATCTTCTGCTATGAGAATCTCACAAGCGATTGAAGATACTTCACCTTTAACATATACAGAAAATGTATATGTTCCTACAGGAAGATTTATTTCATTACACAGACCTTTGCCAGAGTTCCAGTAATTGTAACCTGGCTCATCCGGTAAATAACGATCCCATGTTGCTATTTCACCCCAATTACCTCTATTAATAGAATCACTATTTATAGGAGGATAGATGTTTGGGCAAACACCACTCAATCCACCCTGTTTACCGTAGATGATATAATCATCGAGATTGTTACCATCGCCATTAAATGTGATTGGTAATGTTTCCTTTATGAAATGACCACTGTCGTCACCACCGGCTGGAATCGTAGCTATTGCAGCAGCAAAGTCTTCAAGACCGTCTCCTACAGAAACGGTACCACCTTTAGCAGTAATAGCATTACCGATAGCAGTCTTAGCCGCTTTAACACGGTCGACATTTTGTTTTAATGTATTAGGCATTTTACAATACCCCCTCTAACTCCGTATTAGCATATCCAAGAGTACTGAAGGATTCATCAAGTGCATCTTGTACATTTGTCGCAGTTGCTCCAGATGTAGAGTTATCATATACTATACCAACCGCATCTTTGTTATACGTAGGAGTCCAATCCATCTTAACACCACTCCATGAACCACCACCAGCAATTGCATTCCATGAATATGGAGCAGTTGTCAATGATTTGCATGTCCACCAGAATGCGGGACCATTAACCATTACTTCTGCTTCAGCATTACCTGAGAATGGTAATGCTGGTGAATACAGTTGACCAGTAACGATTGTATTCGTTGGAAGGTTCTTCGCATACAGTTCATCAGTAATCTGCTTCAGAGTCTTTCCCGAGGTTGTTATATTCAACTCAGTGAATGTAGTGAAGTTATACTGAGCATCTATCTTCTCTTTGATAGTAGCCATAGCGGTATCAAGAATAGTTAAACTGTTACCGTAGTTTACTAACATCTGTGAACCACGAATACCGATAATGTCACCAACCTTTGTTGCAGAACCACCATTGATAGACTGCATAAGTTTATATGTAACTTCACCGGTATTGTTATCAGTTACTTTGGTTACGGTGTAACGGCTTTTATCACCTTCACCACCGCCTCCTCCGCCACCGCCCTCATCAGGGAAGTAGTCATAGAAGTTTGTACCATCAATAACTTTTCTGGTACCAGCTTCAAAGATATAATAGTTTGACAGCTGTATCATGTGTTTAAGCTGTTCCGCATCTATGTCATATCCATAACATGGATTAGGTTGATTGATTATAGGAATATTCCTTGGGTTTTTTGTAGGAATAGTCATATCAATTATATCAACACTAACTGTATCAGCCATATTATCATTCCTTTCTAAAATAAAATAATGAGGTGGGGGATTACCCCACCTCATCTTGTAGGATTATTCTTCTTCGTTATCGATCCATGAATCGAGAGCATCATAGACATCGTCAATGAAGTCGTTGATCTTTCTGCGAATTGTACGAGGTATATTGTGTAATGATTCATCCATATCACCGTTGATGTTTATTGTAAGAACACCTACCTGAGGATTTTCCTGGCTAGCAGGGTTGTTGATATACACTGTAACCGTGTTGTACTGTGTATCATTACAAACAATGCTTATCACAAGATCTGTATCCTCTACGTTGTACTGGTTATCAGCGGGGTTAGTTGCTGTTATACCGAAAGATGTTTCTGTTGTAGTTACGACAAGATCGAACAGCTGATTGTACTTTGTAGTCAATGCTATCTGCCTCTCCATTCTTTCCTGTATTGATTGTTTCATAATCAATTCTCCTTTTTATTAAATTATTCAAATGAATGCCAATTAAGAGTTGCATTTGTACAACCCCAAGGTGAATTTGAAATACCACCCTCATTTGCATGTATGTTAAATGTGATTCCGTCACATCCAGCAAATGCTGAACTATGCACTGTTGATACATGGTAATCCATGTTGACTGTTTGAACAGCAGAACCCTGGAATGCACCCTGTTGTACATCAGCACATCTGAGTGTAACTGTAGAAAGTGATGCTGTATTAGAGAATGCACCAGGACCAATGAGTTCACATGTAGATGGAACTTCAACTTCTACAACACCGGCACGCATGAAGCATGCAGCCTTGATCTGCTTAACAGCAGTAAGAGCAGGATGTGTGAGTTTTGTACAACCACTGAATGACTGTTCGCCGATTGGGAAGTTCGGTGCATCAATGTTAAGAGTTTCAAGATCTGCACAGTTCTCACATATCTGTGTACCACATGTTGTGAAATGATCAGATATAGTGAGAGTTGTAAGACCACTTCCACGGAGTGCATAGTTTCCGAATGTAGTCATTGTTGTCGGGAATTCGATTTCCTTAAGCGATGTTACATTTTCGAATGTATTTGCACTGAGAGTTACCTGTTCATATCCCTCACCAGGATATACCTTATAAGCTCCCTCGAGATCTTCCTTAAGAATTGTAGCTGCAGCACCGTAAGAATTTACATACTGTTTAGCACCAGTTGCAAGATTCTTTATAACAACCTTATTCTTCTCAAGCTCTTTGTCCTTGAGTTCCTGAACATCATCTTGAAGTGTATCAACATCACTACTGAGTGATGTAACAGTTCCATCAAGAGTTGTTACTGTTTCACTGAGAGCACCAACTGTTTCGTTTATAGTACCAACATCAGTGCTAAGAGATCCAACAGTTTCACCCATTGTTGTTACTTCACTTGAAATGGTTTCTACGCTTGTAGAGAGACTTGATACAGTTGTAGCCATTGCATCAACAGCTGTAGCAGCTGCAGTTGCAGTAGAATCTGCATCATTAGCTGTCTGTTCAACGTCGTCGATTCTAGCAACGATATCAGACAGATCAATCTCACCAGCCTGAACAGGTGTTAGATTTCCATTTGCAAGATCGGTATCGAATGAACCACATGCAATGAAGTCCTTGGTTGCCTGGAAGAGCTCGCCATGGCGTCTCCATGTAAGCTGAGCCATGTAGAACTGCTTTCCGGATTCATAACGTACGAGAGCATGATGGATTGCTTCAAGAGCATCCAGACGAGCAAGAATACTATTGATGATAGCATCCTTACTTGAAACAGCAGACTCAAGTGTGGTTACACGAGCTGTCAATGCAGAGATGTTATTCTTATTGAGTTCTACCTGACCCTCAAGAGCAGCTATACGAGCATCCTGTTCTTCATCCTTAAGATGCAACAGACGAATCTCTTCTTCCATAGCAGTAACTTCATTTCTGAGTTGAGTGATAACAGCATCTGTTGGCTCATTAAGAGCATTCCAAACACCCATTGTATCACCACAAGCTATAGGAAGTGAAGTAAATGCAGTGAATGTAAGTCTGAGTCTATTGGTTACATTTGCCTGGTAATCAAATGACTTGTTTACTTCACACTCAGCAACAACGATCTCGGAATCCTGAGGAGTGTTCTTAATAGTATCACTCTGGAGTCTTATGTGCTGATTGTTATCGACGAACTGATAGAAAGGATTCATTGCATCTACAAGATGCTCCTTGGTATCGATAACACCAACCCTGAGTTCGATTCTATCGATTGTAATGTTATAGAGACCCTGGTATGTTATTGCGGGAATATTGTCTATAACAAGACCCTTAGCAGATTGAACATATCTGTCACGGATATCGGTGAAATGGAACTTAGAATCAGTTACGTTTGTATCGCAATGATTCTGCTGGATTGTACCACCATAGAGATCTCTGATGGTATAGTAAATACGGAACTTCAAAGTTGTCTTAACAATAGGAAGTACTCCTGAGAGTTCCATATACTTTCTTGATATGTACTGCTTAAGGAAATCATTTCTAACAGTGTTAGTCAATGATGTATCAGTCATATCAAATACAGCAGAGAGATTTATACAAGACAAATCATCACGCTTTGAGATATGTGTATAAACACTTTCTGAATATGTAAGTACAGCACCATATGTCATCTGAGTAGAATCCATCAGATATGGATTACCATCATTCATCATGAATGCGGAACCAACAAATGGACCTGCAGATGGATACTGGTTTATCGGAGGTGCTGTTCCCCCACAACAACAGAATGTGTATGAGTCACGTGCAGGTCTGTTGTATGGATACTCTGGTGGTATCACATTGCACTGACACGGATCAGTGTTGACAACAAATCCACAACCATTACACTTAGTAGTGTTCATTAATCAATCACTCCTTTTATTGTATTTTAAGCACTTGCTTAATTATGTATATTATGATTGGTGACCATAAGAATATTTCTTCTCTATTAGCGTTATCAAATAACTGGTCACCAATGTAGAGAGAAAGTTTATCGATACTTGTAAGATATCCATGAATGTAATCGTGTATAATGGAGACATAATCATATCTTTGACATTTATAATGCCGAGGACATGTTGTCTTCTTATTACAACATTTACAATCAGCTACTTTACAAGCACGAGTGTCGACATCTTCATCGAGTAACATCATGAGCTCATCGGGGAATAACTTCATACAGTAATCCGATTCACACCATGCATCAACAGGCAAGATGACATCTACGTCTGTACCATACATGGCAAATGAAGAATCAGGATAATCCCAGCCTTTCAATGATCTGAACTTAAATGTTTCTAAGTATCTTAGAGGAGCATCTCGTTCAATCCATTTATAGACAGATTTCTGATAGAACATATCCAGACGAGGATCGTTGATCTTATTCTCATTAAGAACGACATTACCATTCTTGCGATCATTAATCATCAAACCATGTTTAGCCATGAACATGTTTCCACATGGATCGAATAATGATCTACCGTTAAGATGTAATATGAAACAATTGTGGGTATGGTCATAGAAACGAGCCACATAGTTCTCAACCATATCATCGACCATCTGTATCAGACGAGAACGATGTTCATATGATTCCTTACCTATGACTGGAGTTAAATCAGTACCACCAACTGTTCTGAAGTCTATTACATACTCCTCGACAGTCTGACGTTCCAATTGTTCTATGTCATTAGGATTGGTTGAGAATAATTCATAATTGATTCTATAAGATCCATCTGTGTTGAAGCTATCCTGAGTTACTTGAGTAATACGAAGTAAATGATTCATCTTTAAATGTGTGACAATAAAGAAGTCATTCTCTTTAGGCATCACTGTTCCAGGTATAACAAATGCTTCACCAGAAGTAGACAAGTCTCTAGCATTGGATGTAGATGCCTGTTTCTCTTCTGTCTGTAATGGAGACATTCCTAACAGAGGAAACTTATTGATCTTATTATATCTCAAAGGAGAATCTGGACCAAGTATCTGATAATGTGTATTCAATCCTAATGAATCAGTAGTGTTCTGGTCATTGATATTGAAGTATGTTACCATGATTCTACCATCACCAGTATACTTGTTGATTCTAGAATGTAAGAATTCATCATACTTATAGACACTCTGATCTATTAAGGATTGTTCATCATATACTAATCCTGCCATATTTATATTCACCTCTACTTTCATATTATAAAATTAATGTATTATGCTTAAACACACTTATGATTCGGTTTCATATACTCATTTCTATTTTTCTTATTTTTTGAAATATACATAATTAAAAAGATGGGGGAATATATAATATAGAATAAAAAGAAAAATAAAAGGAGTAAAAGGAAATGGATAAGGATATGAGATATGTAGTGTCAGTAGATCAGTTAGGAAAGAAACGTAAATATGTATATGCTTCTTCTTCACTGGACAAATGCAGAGACTACGTACAAAGAAAACACCGTGGTTGTAGACTTATGACCAGAAAGACAGATGCTGAGAATGATGTACATCTTGTGGAAAAGTATGTACAGATATTCAACAGGACATTGCATGAAAAGATAATAATCATCATAAGAATACGAATCTGTGTTCTTGATGAAGAAATTAAGGAGGTAAATGAAAATGACAGAGACAGAAGAGTTCCGTGAACTATGGGAAAAGTATAGGAAGCTCGCTAGATTTGAACCAGCTAATATTCAGGCGGAGAAACGAATGAATATGTTCGTTAGATCATTAATGACTCCCAGATGTGATAACAAATCATTGACGATGAGAGTCCTTCACAGTAGATTTATTAACACTGCTAGAAAGAAGTATGAAAATGATCGTAAGTCTAATCTGTGGACTGTGATACACTACCACACATTCAATCTGATAGACTTCATATTCAAGTATTACTACGTGTTCAGTTCATTACCAATACTCTGGGCCAACTCGATGTTTGGTGATTCTACACCAGATACTATTATTAAACTGCATGAATATCTTAAAAGCAAGGGATATTACAAACCCAATTATCTTGAGGATTTATATCGTAAAGAATCAAGGGAAGAAAGTCTATTAAAGTATATCTTAAAGCTTGATAGAATGATTCTGGATTCAGGTAAGAGTGATATGGAATTAATGAAGCTCGGTAGTGTTACCAAAAATAATATGATATATACATATGATCATTTCGGAAACTTAGATGAACCCAAATATGCTATATTGCCTACCAAGAAGATAACTCGAGAGAAAGATCTATCTGAACTTGAGAAGTTCGCCGGTATGAGCTTTACAGGTATATATGGAGATCATAAGGGAGGTAATACAAATGAGATCTAACAGAAAAGACACAGGTAAGTACACCATAGGACCATGTGGGGAGATTTATAATAATCGACCTGCACTTTCAGAACGTTCTAAACAGCTGCTACAAATGCTGATGATTAAGGACGTTTTGGAAGAAGCATTCAAGGGGGACGATGAGGATGGTAATAAGGGAACTACCGACGACGGAGATCAAAGCGTTTGTGATTAAATATGATTATGAAGATTGCACCGGTTTCGGTGCAATCATCGTATTCGCTACGTCACATGACGAAGCTGTCGTAGAATTTAAAAAGTATATGTTCGAAAAGAAAGACTCGGAATGGTATGATCGAACATATCGAGACAACAAGTTTAGATGTGTATCCAAGAACATATTTGGGTGGCATCAGTATTTCAATGATCATGCGAATGTGTGTATTAAATGTAGAGAAATAAATATGCAATACGGCAATACTATTCCTATACAAGAATATTTTGAAGATGCTCGTATTGATAATCGTTTTTAAGATACATATATGATTATTATGAAATAATACAAAGGAGGAGTTATCATGCCAGATAACAACGAGAAGAAAAAGAAATATCAATATTCATTCCCAGTAGATGAACTTGATAGAATTCTTGAACAGATGCAGAATGGTATTCAGGTAATGATATCTGATGAAATGCAGATAGAACTGGATATGAGATATCGTGAAAAGTTCGAGGAACTCACCGGTGAGGAACTAGCAGATGACGAAGACGAAAACTCTAATATGAATAAGCTCAAGTATCAGAAGATGATGAAAGAGAAGATAGCAAAGGATCGTAAGAAAGCAAGTACGAACGATGTTATATTCTTAAACATATCTGATGAACAGAAAGCAAAGATCAGAGAGCAAATGAGTGAATCTATCGTTAGACCTAATCCGAATGATCCATATAATACAACTGATGAAGCACTCTTCAGAGATTCTGCAAATAAAGAGATAATGGAGAAGCTGAAGGGTATCAAGAATTGTTATTATAACCAGAGGGATTATATAAATGCAATTAAGATCATACATGAAGCCATAGAGTTCTCTTTAGGTAAGACTGGACATGGTGATTATCCATGGCTATCTTATGAAGAAGCAGTTAAGGAATATAACGCAGGTAAGATAAGATTTACATGGTGTGAGATTCCAAAGTTGATCGTTAATAGAGTATCTCCTATTACCGATCCTGAGATCCTCAAAGGTGTCCTGACAGGAGATGTTGTCATACTCAATAGATCCGAAGATGAAGATGCTGTTAAGAAGATGAATAAGAAGAAGATGAGTAATTATACACCGATCAATGTTGATTATGATATCACTGGATCTACTGAATATAGCCAGATGCAAGCAGCTCATAAAGCAGGTTATGATACACCATGGTCAACTGGTATCAGATATAGGAATACATCTTATGATCCATCTGCATTACCATATTCATCTATATTCACTACAAACAAACTCAAGAAGAGCAATGTTCCTGATCTGTTTGATTGGGAGAAAGATGGTGCAGGTCTTGAATATTATAATCTCTTATGTGGTAAGAAGCCTACTACTAATGATATTGCAGCTGTACTCAATTCGGACAATGGTGGTCAGATCAATCCTATCATAACTAAGAATATGAATGAATTCCTGTATTCAATGAAGCATGTAAATGATAACTCTGATGGTTATAATTATAACATACCAAACTTTGTTCAGCCAACAGATAATCCTAATAACTTCAATGCTGACGCAGCAGCTATCGAGAGACAGTTATTAGATTCTATAACGCTGAATAATCCTTTGAGATGAGGTCACAATTTATTAATATTCCTGGAAGAGTCAGTTCCAGCGAGATATTCTGTGTTGTAAATCTCAAACCCGATATGCAACACAGTAGGGTCACAAGAATATTGTGTCTCCGTCCTTTCTTTTGTTCGAGGAATATCTCCCGATATTCCGATCTAAATTTCCATACGGGTACACACCCTTTCCTTTCCATTAATTTAGTGCGGGAGAAATCCCGCACTACTCTTTTTTTTTATATTTTTCAATTTACATAAGGATAATCTGCTAATGGTGTAGGGAAATATCCTTTAGCAAATTAGGGGTACGCCACAGTATCCCGAATTCCAACCTTTTCTTTATTATATATTTCTAATGGGGGACACGAAGTCCCCCTATAGAAAATATTATTTGTTTCTTTTTAACAGTAGCTTAATATTCGAACACCATCTTCTGCGCATTATCATGTCTGATGCGCTTCTTGCTCATTGCTGGAACCTCCTTTCGGTGAAATGCAAATGGATACAACAACTCCTTATGAAATAAACTGTGTTCGAATATCATAGAATCTTATTTCCTCCAAGGATTAGATTCTTACCTTTCCTTTACCAATGATTTGTGGGGCGGTCGGGCCCCACAAATCTACGGTATTTTTCTATGCTGCCCTGTTTTATATGCTGCATTCCTATTATTTTGATTTTCTACATATATATTATTACTGTGAATAAAGAAGAAGAAGTATGTGGGTAACCGTGTCAATAGATGCGGCGAAGCCTTCGGATTCTATATTCAAATAATACATCTATAATTTTACACCCATATCATGGGACCGAGCTCAGCGGTAGACCTGAGCAGAATAAGGAGAATTATTATGTTATTTAAGAAGAAGAGAACATTCTGCCAGAAGGTTGGCCACACAACACGCAAGATCAACAACTTTTTCTATGACATCCAGGAGGACAGAATCAAGAGAGCAAAGAAGTTCCAGAAGAAGCACGAAGGATTAGTCGGAGGATTCATGATAGCTTGCATCGCAACACCAATCGCAGCAGCAGTAGTGGGCGCCATCGGCGAGAAGGTAGAGGCTAAGAAGATCGAGAAGAGACAGCAGGACACAGCAGACATGACTGAGAGAGCTGAGGAAATGGCTGAAGCCACTAAGGCAAGAAGAACACAGGTCGGCGATATCGTTATCGAAAACTAAATAAAATTGAGGGGGTGCATTAGCACCCCCAATATATTTTTTTTTAAATTATATGAATTGGATCCGTATTCGGATATGTAGAATGTAACCACATTCCATGATACGATTGATCGAGTAAGATGTATACGCTGGTAGACATAAACGGAATTATCTTTTTTGTATTTGAGATATCATCGATAGCACCGTCTTCAGCTCTACTTACATACAGCGAGAAATATCTCTTGGATGGACCCGTAACATGAATAGCATACATTCCAGTTGTATCTATATCGAGACCATGCCAATGTTCTTCATCGATCTGTTTAACATGTATAACAAGACCGGCAGCTTTATTGGTTACATCAGATTCCATTCTATGTGTATTGAAGAACAATGGATCTGTTGCTGCTTCACGACGCCATATCTTATCATAAAGCTTTATGATATCAATGTTATCTATTTCAGCAATACCCAATCCAGCCAACTTTGGATGGAATAATGATATTCCATTTATAGTAGGGATGTTGGTGAGTTTATTGAAGTCTGTGTTAGAAGTATCAAATGTCACTGTAGACAGTATGTCTTCTTCAAGATCATAGTTATTAGGATCATCTGTGATGTTACGATAATAATCATTTATTTTTTCATGATTATTTGCGTTAAATATGTATGCTACCTGCTGTTTGTTGATGTTGGTGTTACTTAATACAGCCAATTTGAAATTGGAGTAAGTATTACCATTGATATCAATATATACATTTCCCTTATGCATCAGATCATTATCCGAATCTACATCATCTACAAGTTCGATACACTCAAAGTTTTTGAGTGATTTCATATTGCGTAATTGAATTGATGTAGGTGACAGTATGAGAAGATCTTTAGGATCTGTTACATATCTACCATTTACCCAGAATTCATAACGATCTCTAGAAAGTGGAGTAGGAAGATATCCTGTCATATCAATTACACCGTTCTGAGGTATCTTAGCCAACGAGTAACGACAAATACTGATGTATGTTGATTTAACAACTTTGACATCTTCATTCTGAGTCTGATCTATTACCAGACGTCTATCATGTGCATTACGTTTAACATCGGATATTGGTAAACGTGTCTGATTCCTCGAGTCATAATAATACTCAAATGGATTATGTACATCAGAATTATCTTCCATGATTGTGTCAGGTACATCCTTGGCATATTTGATTTCCAATGTAACATTAACATCTGTATTCTGTGGGGCATCATTCATTATAAGCATGAACTCTTCTGGGATCTCACGATACAAAGCGTAATCAGCAGGTACTGTTACCCAGTCGTCATAAATATCTTCACTGTCAATTGTAACAGTTACTACTACGACACCGCCGCATGAATCATACATGTCATCCTTGAATACAGTACATACGAATTGTCCTTCTGTGTAGTTAGGTAATGTCGAATCTGTTATTGTGATAACTTGTGCAGAATCAGAGTATGATGTTACACCTTCAAACATTATTGATGATATATTACCATCATACATTGAGAGATCATTGTTTGATATACAGATGAGCTTTACATGTTCATTCTCGGTAAATGAATCGATTGGAGCAGTAATTCTTGTTGAGTATTGATGCTGATGGAATTGACGTTGTGTTGTCAGTCCGGTAAATGGAGATTTAACTTTGAATTTATTGATATCATGATATGTATGTGTAATGCCACCATATTCCACAGTAACATCACACAGCCTGAATACTGGAGCATCAGTATATTTACCAGAACGACGAATACGTTTAATGGTTATTTCACCCGCATCAGTTGATGTGGTAGAATACTTTTCATAACCATCAAATTGTTTACGTATTCTGATATCATAGTAAGGATCTGTATGAGCGTCTTCTTTATCCAATACAAGTAATGGTTTAAACTTAACCTCGCATGTATTTGTATTCATGAGAACGTCATCGAATACATCGGATTTATCATATGCAAAGTAAACGAGTATCTTATTTGAATATGAGAATCCATTAGATGGAGTTATTGTGATACTTGTCATAACACGATCAGTTGTATAGTCATCACATTCATCGATCTTAACACCGTTTTCAACGTTGTATGAAACTGAATATGTTGATGGATCTATCCACAGTTTGTGCTCCCAGTCATATAGATATACTTCTAGATCATCTGTATACAATAGATCACCAATCTTTGGAATGAATGTTGGTGAGAACTTATCTGCAGATCCATTGTCAATGTAGATTAATGCTGCATCATTCGATATAACGTTGAACCAAGTTGTTTTACCTTCTAACTGGTAAATCATTTGATTCATACGTTCAACGAGTTTCTTGTTAACATTCTTTCTGTCACGTACTTCTGCCATACGGATTATGAAACGTGTGTATTCATAACGATGTGTATTTGGATCCAGAGTTGGATCATTCTTAAGTCTGAAATCCATCTTTGATAACTCAATATCATCATCACGCACTGCAGCCAAAGCTTGATCTCTGATTGATGTAAATGTCTCAACTTCTTTACGCCAAATCAAATGTTCGTTTGGTTCGAACTTGAGAACGGGATACTGTTCAGGAAGTGATTTGACATTGAAATTATGATTGATCATGTTCATCTGCAAAGTGTCTTGATCATTTGCAACGAATCCTTCACCAACATAAATGAATCTGCTAGTCTTGGATTCTTCGTCGATGAATCTATTATCAATGTCTTCATTAAACATCCACTTCAAACGTGAATAAACATATGGGGCATCGGATGTTACTGTTAATGGATCACCAGGAAGTGTATAACAGTTGATATGATCAACATCCATTACTGTTGTATCCCAGATTGGTTCGTAATATGAATTCAATGAGGTGTCAGAATACTCATCGATGAAGTTTCTGATACTATCATCAATTACTTCACATTCTATAGGACCACTCAAGAGTGTTGATACTGTCGTTGAGTTTGTCACATTCAACCATGTAGCGTTCCACTGATCTACTTCAGCTTCCATGAAACCTTTGTTCATAGAATGATCCACAGAAGTTACTATTGCAGGGAATACATACGAACCATTCAATGCTTTGATATAGATAGTTTCTCCTTCAAAGTATTTACCATTAACTGATTCGGATGGATGTAAGATCTGACATGGCTTGAAGTACATGTGTGAACATTCTTTGTGTCCATGATCAGCTATACTCATTCTATTGATTGTCTGGTTTTCGATAAATACTCTATCTACAGAACCAGGATTCCATGTTACAGGATTAAGAATATATTCCGACTCATGATCAAGTTGTGTATAATGATTACCCAACAACATTTCATAGTTCATCGGTGCGGGTAATTCATTCAATACCTTACCATCATTATTAACTTCAAATGATTCATGATGATCTTCGAAGTCAAGAACTGTTGTTTCTGTGTTGATTATCTGATTGACCTCACCACCCTTGTCGGCAGTACTGCCAGCACGAATGAATGACATTGAACAATCGGAAATGGTTCCAATTGATGTACCTGCATCAGATAATACATACGCAGTCAATCCGGTAAGATCAGTTCCTCTGAAGAAGATATATTCGCAGATACTGGATAAACCTGATATGGTGTAATTGGTTCCATCATATGAAGTGTTAAGCTTAAAGAACAGATGATGATCTCCAGCAATACTTGGACCATATGGGGCAAGTGTATGTGGTGTACCATCAGGAATCTTTATAGCAAGTAAGAATGGCTTTGTATTGTAAGTTGTGGATGTCAAATTAGGAACGTCGATTGTGTTATAAGTAAAGATATCAAATATGATATCGTTGTAGATCTTATCACAGAATCTTGAATATGGATTGATGTAAGAATTATAGAACGCTGTCGACAGGTTCTTTATACGTGAATCAAGTAAATCAAGTACAGGATCGACTGCTGTGATATAGTCTACGAGCTTCAAATATAAATCATGGAATACTTGATCGGAATATGTATTGTTCGGATTATATGCAGTGTGTTCATCAAGTGTATCGAGTATATGAAGATCTATACCATGTAACCACTTCTTGTACTGATATGGATTCATTGGTGTATTAATCTTCTTGAGATGAATGTATAATCTACGAACACGTTCCTTAACGTCATTATCGAAGCCGAAGTTGTAGTATACGTATTTCAGAATACCAAGGAGACTATCATCTCTAGCTGTGACAAATGATATGAATGACTTTGTAACCGTTTCATTTGGAAGATATATGATAGAAGCACACAGTTCCTTCAATGAGTTAAGCTCATTAACGAAAGCATTCTGTCTGATCATATTAATGATGTCTTCTGTTGTTAAACCATCAACTGTGATGTTTGCGATATTACCATTGTAATCCAAATCAAGAATCTTTTCCTTGATAATATTGATTGCTTCCGTGGCTCTATCGGCTATAGAAGACATGTTGTATGTCGTCTTGTAGTTTGTCTGGAGTTCTGATATATAGTCATATATAGCATCCAGATATGTTGTAAGTAATCTACAGAATTCAACTGTATCTTTGTATGAAACAACTGATCCAGAGTACACTGTGATGTCACTATACTGAACATAGTATTCGTCATGAATACCGTCTGCATCAATAAGAGGGAACTTTATATCGGGATCATATACATTTAATACGAAACGATATGGATCGTATAAATGCTGGATACCAGAGCCATTCATCAGTAATGGTAATCCATAATATGCAAGTGCACTACGTCCTGCTGGTAATGATGCATCTGTTGGGAATCTAGCAGGTGAGATTGAATACTGAGAATACGAGATTGGATAACGCACGTTACTCAATGCAGATGAGATGTCAATGTCAGCATATCTATTCGAGAACTTTCTTTTTGTAAGATCTCTATAGAAGTATGCTTGAAGTTTGTCTACATTGTTATTCAGCAATGACAGAGTATAGAACAAGAAGTTTATAGAAAAAGGTCCACGATCTGAATCTTCAGTATACTCAATTACATTGTCTGAAGTTTTATTTGAATCTTCATAGTTTATGTCAGAAGGATATACGGATATGATTGATTCACCATCAATCTTTCGCTTTAATATCTTTGACAATACATGAATGATAGTCTCATCACTGTAGTTTCTATAAAGCATCTTACTAATCTTAGCAAGTCTACTTTCGGCATCCCAATAACGAATACAACCATTATACTTGCACATCTCATCATAGAACAAATCAAAGTCTACAACAGTGTCAAGATCGAAATGTTCAATGAATGGATCCGCAGGATCTTCTGTATCAGTATATAATACGAAGAACTTGAATATCTCATTACCGGTTAAACCTTCATTGATATAGAATGTGTTTCCTATACCATGGAAATGTCTGATTTTCGGATAATCAAATATCCATGAATTATATTCCTGAGAATATTTCAATGTGATGAAAGACTGTTCTGCAATAGGACGATTGAATCTTGAAGCATCTTCCTTCTCATAGAAGTTTGTTTGGATGTTGATTGCTCTGGAGAATGGTAAAAGTTTATCATCCAAGAATGGTTCACATATTTCGGTCACAGTAATCTCGAAGTTGTTACCATACAATTCATCGAATGTATGTGTTTGTATATCTTCGGCATGTGTGACGTCATAATAGAATCTGGATATATTGTCAGCGAGCTTATTGAACTTATTGATCTTTGCGGTCGGTACAAGTGATGTTATTATAGCACCACGATAGTAGTCCTGAGTCATCTTTGACATATCAACAAACATCTCATACAACTTTGGTCTGATGTTATTTAAGTAATCAACCATATCTGGTGTAGAACCCATAGTGAATCTACCAATATTATTCATCAATGGCTTATACTTCATCAGATTCTTATACAATGACAAGCAAGCTGTAATTGTATCGAATGTGTAAGATGTATCTCTATCGATGGTAATAGGAGGAGTACATATTTCAAGGTCATTCGTTGATGATGCGGTTGATTCTACTACTAATGACCCTTCAGGCGTTCTCAACTTCTCATACTTATCATCATATACCAACTTATTCTCCATGATGTCATAATAATTGACAGCTGGGAATATGTTAGGTACTTCATGGAAGTATTTGAGTAAGTAGATGTCAACATTGACAGTCTTCATGTTGCCATTCGTAATCATGTTCATTGTATGATCTTGAACATCATTGATTACGAAACCTGATGCATTGAAATAACCGAAGTTTGGTACAGTGTTGATGCTCTTATCATATGAAGTGTTATGAATGTTCACGAGACACTTCATACCATTTACTTCTTCCTTCTTGATATCAATATCAGTATAAGGGATGAAGCCTTTGGTAATATAAGATGTATTAATGGAACGGGTATACATCTTACATCTGTCAAGCTTATACACAATGAAGTCAACTTCGTAATTTGGTTTCCAACCTATCTTGAATTTGAAACCATGATCATCTATTGCAACATAAGCATCGTTAGAAATGAAACCATTTGCAGAGCATACGATACAGAAATCAAGCACATCAGCAATTCTTGAATTATTGAATTCACTAATGCTGAGATATTTGTCATTTTCTGTTATATGCATTTCATGAATTCTTTGACGAATGAATTCATCTCTATGACCGAAATGCAACTGATTGAACGGAGCATCGATAATCTTATAATGTGTAAAACTCTCAGTTGCAACGTTCTTTTTATCAGCTAATGTCGTATGGAATATAACAGCATGTGTGTTTACCAGGTTCCTCGACATTGTATTTCTTAAAGAAGTACGATATGCTTCACTGAGTGATTTATCGAGATCTTCAAATGTATAATTAGATCTACCCATGAGATCCAATAACATATCAAAACCTTTATTGTTACCTTGAACAATGTCTGGTTGTTCGGCAATCAATTCCGATTCCATATCAACGAGCTTCTTAAATCTTTCAGTGAGATTATAATTCTTCATATCAATGAAAGATTCTTCTCTTCCTCGTTTACCGGTACGATATTGGTGTTGCCTGAAGAACCAGTTATTGAAATTCATTTTCAAAATTGATCATTCCTTTCTATAATATGATCATATTCATCGTGAACACTTACCTTGGCGTTTTGTTTTTATACAAAAAACTATTTCTATTTTTCTTAATCCTGAGATATATATTTTTATTATGTTAAAGAGAATTTAAAATCATTCACTTTAACAAAATTTAATCAAAGGAGGCCATAATCATGGCACGTATTAAGAAAACTGCTGAGACAGAGGCAGGTAAAACAACACTGTCAGCAACCGGAAAGAAGAACTCTTATGATGTAACAATGTGGTTTATTCAGCCACTCTTGGGTTCAGCTCCTTCTGACCCTAACATCTATAAAACCTTTATTGCGTCAAAGGCTCCTGATGCTCCTACCAGGGAAGAGGAACTTATGACGACAACGGTTGAAAACGTTGCTTCAAGAGGTACAAACGTTTTCCTCAGAAGAAGCAAAACCGGTAATCCCACAATCGCTCAGCACGCTCTCAAGGGCTTCTTAAAAGAAAGAGGTACTCAGGAGAACAGAGTTATTGATGGTATATCGATTACCAATCATAAGACAAAGATTGTTGGTAACGTTGTTATCAAGCCGACATTCATCGATCTTAACATCCCAGAGGAATTAATCAGAGATACAACTGAAGAGACCTTCAAGAAAGAAGGATTTGGTTATAGCTCTGCTATTAGATTCCCTGCAGAGCCTGGCAGCAGATTCAGAAGAATCATGCTCCCAACATGTGATCGTCCCCTTCAGGCAGAAACTCCTCAGGGAAAGATAACATCAATTGCATCTAGTGAGATTGCACCTGCAGGCACATCTATCAATTTCCAGATGGAAGTAGATCAGCTGGCTCCAACTAAGAAGGATCCTGGTCAGATTGATGAGAGATTAATATCACTCTTTATGACAGGACACCGTCATGGCACAGGTCAGTGGAGAGGCTCTGGAGAATATGGAGCTTTCGTTACTGAAGTACGTGATGAAGAAGGAAAGCTCATTTATGAGAACACCACTGAAGTTCTCGGTTGTAATTCCGATGACGCAGACTTCTATCAGAAGCTCTGCGACTATATCGATGACAATTGCCTCTAATAATATGGGCGGCCCAGTGCCGCCCTTTACTTTAATTTTTTGATAGGAGGTAATTGAAGATGAAAGATGATAGTAAATTTGGTATAGAATTCACTACCAAGGCAAATGAGAGTTTAGAAACAGCTATAGATATACTCTCAAATTTATCACAGTCCGCTATAATGGATTTAAGAGATGAGAACCCCAGGTTCAATAAGAACGTTGAGGAACTCACTCAATTAATTTCCGGCAGTCCGGACAAGTTATGGGCACAACATCCGGAGTATTCATTCATCACATGTTCGAAGAATGGTGACATCAAGTTATCACCTAATGCGAATTGTGAGATAAGATACAATGACAATGTACCATTCTTGCATTATCTGAGATCCCGCAAACCTGATGTGTTAGGAGCAATCATAATACTTCAGTGTTTTGTTGAATGCCCCGGCTCTTTAAGTGAATATACTGTTCACTATAAAGATGGTAATCCAACAAATTTAAAGTTTGCCAATCTTGGATGGGCAAGAAAGTACGTCGGAAGATAAGCTCTCGTGGAGCTCTAAACCACGCGTTGTCTCCAACTTATAAAGTTGATGTGAGACATAAAGTTTAGTTTTGGTTTTGTCTGGTGAAGTTCAGGTAAGGTGGAGTCGTGTAAGATGCCGATTCGTGGCGGTCTTGTTTGGTTCTATGTGATTTAGGCTAGTGAGGGTTTCGTGATCTGTTACTTTGGATATTCTGTGAGGGTGCGGTGCGGTTACGTCGTGTCCGGTAGGGTTTGTTCCTGTTTCGTTTTGTGCTGGTGACGCGGGGAGATGTTTGGAAGTGTGACGTAGCGGTTTTGCATTATACCGAAGACGCAGTTATGAATATTAATGTGTAGGCATAGTTCTAGTAGGTCATGTAATGTGTAATAACGCTGAGGCAGTGTCTTGCAGGGGCCGGTCAGGTAAGGTAGCGTATCACAGTGTACTGGTGTAGTTTTGTGTGCTGGGATCTGGAATTGTGCTGGTTATGTATCGTGAAATGGAGCTGGGTTCTTTTAGGTTGCGTCATGGTCCGGCATCGTGCGGTGCGGAAGAGTACTGCGCAGTTTTGTGTGGTTGCGGTGGTGTTATCTCCGGTATGACGATGTTTGGTCTGGCCGGGTGGCGGTACAGCATTGTATTGTACGGGTCAGTGGTGGGCTGTGCCGAGCTGTGTAGGTTTGGTAAGGCTCGGATCGGCATGATGTCGTCATGGTACTGTATGGTTAGGTTTCAGCATTGTTTTGGTGCAGCACAGTACGGTGAGATGTAGTTTCGTCTAGGTTGAGTGAGGGATGGATGTGTAATGGCTCGTTGAGTATCGGTGCAGCTAGGTAACGTGTTGAACTGATGCGTATTGTTTAGTACGGGTTGGGCTAGGTCAGGATCAGAGAGGTCAGGTTAGGTTCTGGTGATGTGTCGTTTGGTATGGCAATGTTTCGCATAGCAACGGTGTTGCTCGGTACAGTACCGTCACATAGTGCCTGGTTCAGGTAAGGCGAAGTTGGGCTTTGAAGTGCGAAGTGTTGGTGGAGCCTGGTAGGGTCTAATCATGTCAAGTGATGGTAGGGGCCGGTCAGGTAACATAGCGATCGCAGTGTACCAAAAGAATATTCCGGGGCATAATGCCCCGGATATTTTTTTTTTATTTTCCTTCCCAAATTTGACGCATCTTACGTTTAAGATTTACTAAAACCTTATTACCAGATGCGGTAACTACAAGTGAAGGTATCATACGTTTGAGGATACCTGAGTTAGATACAAATAATGATATCTCTTCATTAGGATCTGATTCAGCATATGGTTCAAGTCCTTCTGGAATAACTTCCGAAAGAACCTGTTTTGATGCACCATACATTGCAAGCTTATCACCAACTGATGCTTCGTCTTCATGTTCGATGTATATTTCTATGAGTACATCACATGTTCTACCCTTGATAGTTGTACCCTTCAAAGGAGCAGTTGGTAATGTATATAATGTATCCAGTTTGTATACTGAATCTGTTTTGTCATACTTATCAAGAATCTTCTTTCTCTGTATATTCTTCTTGAAGTAATCATCGAGAAGTTTATACAATGATGGAGAAAGTTTATCCATGCTCTTGGTAGTGTACATTCTTACATCAAATACTCTACCAGGATTCTTTGCACGTACAACTCTCTTCGCATTATCCAAAACAGAATTACTTTCTTTATTCTGGAATGCCTTAAGGAAGTTATCAACAGATTTATCACCAGTATCACCAATACCGAATACGATTAATGGATCACCGATTTCAACTTCATCTCCAACCTTAACAACTGACTCGATATCATCAAGTGCTTCGATTGGAACTGATTGCATCATTGAAAGTGATGTACCAAGTTTCTTGGACATCTTATGTGTTATCAATCCAGCGTCTTCATATGTTGAGTAGATGTTTGCGAATACACATTTAGCCAGAGGACCAACGTTCATTCTTACAACACCATCGATACCCTTAGTGAAGAACTTTTCATGATATGCGATAACATCACCCTTCTTGAATTTGTCATTTACTTCAAGATTAGTAACGAGATGGTTATCAACATAGAAACCAGAACCGGAGTTGAATGATGGTTTATGTGCAAGGTTTACAGCCTTCTTCTTTCCTGACTTGAATTGAAGAATCATGTAATCTTCATTCTTGTCTATAACAGAACCATCCTCGGGAGCAACATAAGAGAATTCTTCAGTAAGGTTTGAAGAAACAATCTCATCAACACCATTTGAAATCAATACAGGCTCGGCTGCAATAGTAGGAACGATATGAGATGTCTGAGATGTTGCAATAGCAGTTCTGATGGCATCGTCACGTGTAACTGTACCAGGAGTAAGCAACTCGGAGAACGATGCTAACTGAAGATCATTGAAGTCTGTTTCAGGACCAGCTGTGGATGTATAACCACGAACTGATTCTATCTTAGGATCTGCAACCAACTGACGATTGATACCTACATTCGCATTGTTTGGAGATGACAGAGCCATCTTACCAATCATTGTGTTTTCATAGTTACGTTTGTCAACTGTATATGCACGATCATCGTTAACTCCTTTGAATCCTTTCTTGGTGATGTTTTCACGCATATGAAGTTCTACCATAGGATTCAATGCAGACATAGGTTCAACATTAGGAACTGCCAAGAGTTCATTGATAACTTCATTTGGATTGAATGCTATTGCATTTCCTCTAGCCTTAGAACCAACGTTGTTGTTGTATTTCGATATAGCAAATGCCAATCTATAATGTATGATAGCAGGAATGATCTCAGATGATCTGATACGATATAAAGAAGCATTATTCTCTGATGTATGGTTATTGTCTGCCAACAGATTTGATGCATATATCAGCATACCAGCAATGTCGTTTGGTATATGATAATGGTCACATACATCCGCTGTTATAGGATCAACAAAGAACTTGTAATATGTGATGAATGTCGTAAGCTGTGAATACTGTTTGAAGAATAGATTATTGTATATATCAACATAGATGGAGTTCGAATTCATTATAGGAGTTTCAAACTCTGCAAAGTTGTAGTTCTTTGTGTTGATACGATAGAAACCATTGAACAGTAATTGGTTTGGAACATTGTTCTCAATTGCGAGGATCTTGTCCTTGAAAGGTAATGTGAAGAAATGACTATCGTCGAAGTTTGATGCCACGAACTTATACTGAACACCACTCTTCTTGATGAGGGATGATATACCTTCCCATGCCGCAATAGTAACACCAAGTGGTACAAGTACACCGATCTTGATTTGTGTATACATTGCAAGCTTACCAGGTTTCTGTTTCTTGTATTCCTGTTGGAGTTCAGGTGGTAAACTCTCAAGAATCAAATCAGTAATAGTATGACCATCACGTGTTAAACCTGTTTCAGTATTAACAACGATTGGTACTTGGTCATGCATACCACAACAGAACTCATTCTGTTGTACAGTAACAAAACCAAACTTTTTCTGACACTGAACTCTGTTGAAGTTTATCTCAAGAGCATTGGCTCTGTTGTTGAAATAAACCCACTTGCGAGCATACTCATCATACTCGATCGTAGATACAAAACGTGAGTTAGTATTAGATGAGTTACCAACACGGACAAACTTATTCTTACCAGTCTCAGCATCAGTCAACTTATTGATTATCTTGATAACCATTGACAAGTCTACCAATGAACGAGTATCATATCTTTGACATGTAATCTTGTTATAGTTACTGGTAAGCATAACAGTTTTCTTGTTTATCTTTAATATCGGAATAGGGAAGTCTTGTTTACCGATATTATACCAGATACCGTTGTTGTAGAATCTACCATTGACGATCTTTGGTATACGGATATTAATGATAGACTGACGGTCATTGCTCTTGTTCTTCAATGTAACCTTCCAGTTATTTACCAAACTCAATGGAGTTGACGCATCAGTTACATCTACATTTGTAACATAGAATCCGTCTGGTAATTTGGAGAAGTTCATGAATGTTGCAACGATATCTCTATCCAACAACTTATCTTCATATTCCTTAGCTATACGAGTAAATCCAGTACCCTTCATAGCAGCAGTGGATGTTGTTGTTATATGAAGAGGCTGAAGCGGTGCAGGCTTGGGTACATCGGAGATAGATGTGATTGTATTGAATGTAACATTATGAAGTTTAACCTGACCAAGTTTCTCACGTATCTGACGTTCGCGTTCACTGGTAGTTGTATTCATTACAGATACTTCATCAGATGCTTCAACCTGTTTAGACATTGTCTTTACAGTTGATTTCAGGATATGATCTTCAACAGTATCAGAATCCTTTGTTGTAATCTGAGATGAGAGCTTACTATAGCTATTGACAGTCTGAGTATCAGGAGTGATTCTTTCAATCAATTTAGCATTGATATCCATTGTTTTTACATTATAAAGATTATCCTTTTCCTCAGGCTCAGGTTTCTTTTCTTCTTCCTCTTCTGCAGCAGTATTCTCTTGAGGTTTGAGAGTTGTAGCAAGCTGATTGAGAGTATTCTTGATAGACGCAGTAGAGTTATCATTGATATCATTGATTCTACGTACATCATCATCTACAGGACCAACATCTTCCTTCTCATCAGGTATAGCGGCAGGAAGTTCCTTATCAATGAAATCATCGATTGATTCACCAGCTTCTTCATTTGTAGTAGCTGTGAGTTCTCCCATCGAACCTATCTCCTGCAGCATAGATTTTATGCGGTCGATGTCACGCTCTTCGAACAGTTTAAAGTCGAACTTATAATCAGCATTCTCAGCTCTAAAAACTAAGATGGTATTCTGTCTGCGAATCTTTGGTGATGGAGACAAAACACACTTTGTCAACAAAGCATTGATTATATCAGAATTATAAGAAGCCTTATTGACAACTTTGAATATCTTGAGTTTGGTTGTATCAATAACAACAACTTTCTCTTTGTAGTTTGCACTCTCAGATTCCAACAGAGTTTCAAACATACTCAGAATATTTTCTTCTATGAATTCAGGAGTCATATTTCTGAGAAGAGCAGTAGACTTCTTCAAGATATCAGTGAATGCAATATACACTGATTCATGACCACTCTTGATATATGTAGTCAATGGCTGTACCGATGGAATGATTTTCTTACCACGTACATATTCACTACGCCTACGGCTTTCAGAATCATTTAATGTATATTTAAGAGGAGCAGAGCCAAACATAAATGATACTCTATTTGGAATAACGACGGCTTTATAATTTATTGCAGTAGACGGAGACATGTGTTTAATTAACTCTATATCATACTCAAACGAATTTGAAAGTAAAAACACTGATATATCATTCTTTTTGTCGGGGAGATTATAACGTGTTTTCTGAGCTATAAAGTTCAGTCCTCGAGATAGATCTACAGAGGGTTCTCTTATAGGAAGCATAGCTTAATTCTCCTTTACATAAATTTTTGTCATTATGACAATTACAAATCAGTCCGAGGGGAGGTGTGAATAAAGTGTTCTTTAGGGATATGAATGGAACGTCATTTGTTTGTTTAGATGATATTACAGGAGTTCCGGTAGATTTGAATAAGGTTATCTATAATCCAAATATAGATGATCCTACAATTGTACCGGTTAGGTTGTTCAACTGTGTGCAGGAATATTTTGGGGTCAATCTGTCACCATCAGAAGTACAACATTTAATTTCATATGATTCTAATCATCTGGACGAATTTGCGAATGATTTGCGTCAAATAGTAAAAAATAAAAGAGGGGCTTAAATGCCCCTCTTTTTAATCGTCTCTTTCAACGAATTCAGCGAATAGTAAATGATGTGACATATTCACCAATCTCGTTATAGTCGAGATTGATATTGGTACAGCTTTACGTTCTTCTTCTGTTTTAAGAGTCTCATATTTACCCAATAACTGCGCGACGTTATTGACTATAGTCATCTTAAACATTTCCCCTAAACGTGAACGTATCAATGCCGGAGTAATTTCGAACTCACGTACGACGAATTCGAATATTCTATTGAAGTATACTTCCGGTCCAGTGAATACCCATTCCTTCACATCCTCTTTGGCATCACTTGTCTTCAGCGTTATGACACATGTCATATTTGGCTGTGTCTGTCTGAGTATAGACAAGATCTTACCAACCTTAACGGCTGAGAGTGTTGAAGTAGATGAATTCAGAAGTTTGATGATTGACTCGTTTAATGCTGCTTCCTTAATTTTACCATTAGTCACAGCCGTGCATAATGCGGCCATTATTATATCAGCATTGGCCTTATTGCTGATATTTACTTCTGGTCTAGGAGCTACAACGTTTTTCAATCTATCAATGTTCTCTTGTGATATCATTTTCTTAGCTTCTTCAACTGTCATGATATCTCCTCCTTTCACCATAATAATATATTTTTTATTTTCATAAATATATTATTACTATGGACAGGATAGACGTATCCTGTACTTTATAAATCCTATAGGAGGTCCATGAATATGGAATTATTTGACAACATCAAGAACTGCAACAAGAATGCAGCAGCACTCAAGAAGGCAAAGAAGCGTGAAAAGGTTGAAAGAAGCGTAATCGCTGTACTGGCAGGATCACTGGTTGGTCTCGGAATAAGACACTTCACAACCAAGAAAGAGGAAGCAAAAATTATTGCTGAGAGACTTGGTAATGCTAAAGATGCTATCCTCGGTAAGGACAAGAAGACAATCGTTGATACAACTGCTACAGAGACATCAACAGACTTCACAGAAGTTGAAGATGCATGTGAGGTAACTATTGATGGTGACTGAAAGCATAGTAGGAGCTGTAGTGCTCGCAGCTTCTGCCTTAAGTTCTGGAATTCATCTTGTTAATCACAAGAGACTTACTAAACTTGAGAAGAAAGAAAAGATCAGAAATATCGAAGTTTCCGTATTAGAGTATACTGTATTGACCGGCATTGGTGTAGGTATCATTAATAAGTATGCTGTAAAGAAGGAAGAGGAGATATTCAAACAGCAGATCGAAGCAAAGATTGCTGGCATGGAAGGTACCGTAGCTCGCATCGAAACTCGGGTTGCTGGAACCCAGATTGATACTGTTAAAGCACAGAACGATTTGCTCAATGAAAAGATTGATCATATCGTCAATGCGGTTGACATATCACTCGAAGATCAGACGAAATAAATAATGATGGTGGGGCTTCACGCCCCACCCTCTCATTATTTTTTTTGATTAGAATTTATGACTCTGCCAGAAGGATGTCTTTGGCTTAGCTTTGAAGCACATGTCAAGCTCGTGGAGACAGTACTCAACTATTGCCTGATCCATACCTTCATCTGTTGATATAGGATCCTTTGCAATCGCATGCTCTGTAACAATTGCACCAGTGAGACGCATGATAACTGATTCTTCTGTGATGTCTTCCTCAGCACCAGCTTCAGCCTTCTCCTGAACTTCACCCTTGTCTTTCTTCTCAAGTTCTTCATCAAGATCGTCGAATACAGGAGCATCGTTTCTCTTAGTAACAACGCCGTATACATCATCAACAACCTTCTTAGATACAGCATTCTTGAGCTTATCACGGAATGTATCATAGTCTGTTACATCCTTAAGAAGAACCTGGATATTGATGTTACCAGCAAGAGTATCATCATCCTTATTCTCTTCAAGCTCTTCAGAAGTCTCTTCAGTTATGTCATCAACTTCCTGAACTACTCCAGCAAGTATTGGTGACTTAAGACGATCACGTGCAGCACAGAGGTAACCATAGCAAGAACCATCGTAATTGTTATTGATATGATTCATGATTGACTTATCTACCATTTCATCCAGACCCTCAGTATCATCAGCCATCATTGCATCTACGAGATCGTGAAGTACATAAAGACTTAACTTCTCCTTGAACTTTCCAGAATCGAAAGTCTGAGGATGGAAGTTGTTGCTTGTAACTGTAGCACCTACAGTATTAGCTTTAAATGCAGGACCCTTAGCATCTTTCTGATATGAATTATCAGTATTATTGATAATAGAATCCAGCATGTCCTTTACATTGTTAGGCATTATTCATCTTCTCCTTCCTCATCTTTATCGTCATCATTGTCATCATCTTTGTCGTCGTCATCGTTGTCAGACTTTTCAGGTTCCTCAGCCTCAGGTTCTACTTCAACCTCAGCCTCAGCCTCGTCATCTTCTATAGCGTCACCAGTCTCAGGATCTTCAGGAATATTTACATCTTCATCAAGACCCTCATCAGGAGTAGCATTCATGAGATCTCCATCAGGCTCAGCATAACGACGTCTCTGGATAACCATTTCCGAACAGATGTTATTCAGCTGCTGGAGCATGTTACCTATCTTACCAGCAAGCTCACCGATCTTGTCAACAAGAACCTTGTTGTCTGATGCGCTTGTGTCATATATAAGTGACTCAACCATATCAACGAAATCATCCAGTGCATCCATGAGATCAGAAATCAGATTCATGTCCTCATCAGTGAAAGCAGTCTGAATCTTAGGCTTTCTGATTATCTTGGAGATAGTTCTCTGAAGATCATTGATGTTCTCACTCTGAGGAGTATTTACATCATACTCATAGTTCTGGCTTGTTGAATAACCTGTCTGACGACCATAGTCATTAGTGCCACCAGAATAGTATGTGTTTGTACCAGTCTTCTTGGTAGGCTTGTACATCTTAGCAAGCTTACCCTTTGTGAGAGCACCCATGTCAGCAAGCTTCTTGATTGTCATCATGTCAGAGTATACAGGAGGAAGCTTTCTGCCGAGACGCTTCTTAGCATTACCAGATGAGAGGAACAGACCTTCCTGTACAAAGCCTTCCTGCATAACTTCGCCTGTGTCACCAGTGCCCTTGTTGAGCTTATCGTCGATTATAGAACCAACTTTCTTAGCAGCCTTTGTGAAGTCGGCTATTTTGCCCTTAACCATAGAACCGTAGTTCTCAGTCTTCTTTCTCAGAACAAGAAGAAGCTGTGCAAGTGCTTCGTTGAGATCCTTGATAGCCTTGATCTCATCGGAAGAGTAAATCTTCTTCATACCAGCAGCCTTGGACAGAGCTCTGTTGAGGCTGTGACCTTCACTCTTGAACTTCTTCAGAATAGCATCTGCATTGTCCTTGTTATCATTGAGAATGCCAAGGCACTTTCTCAGCTTGATGTTGAGTTCCTTATTGATGTTCTTAGAAGTGTATATGAAAGCTTCCTGGATTTCCTCATCAGACTTATTAGCTATAAGATTCTTGAGGTCTCCAACTTTCATATCCTTGAGGGATTCTTTACCGAGTTCGAGAAGCTGATTAACTGACATGTCGTCTACATTATCAACATCAAGAGCTCCTTCTTCCTCTTCACTGCCGTCGAGATCTTCACCAACAGCGTCTTCTGTATCTGATACAGTATCATCGAGTTCACTCAATGCAGCATCAGCATCATCAACAGCAGCGTCATCTCCCTCGATTCCAGCATCCTCACCTTCAACTGATGTTTCATCAACATCACCAGCGTCAGCAACACCAACGTTGTCTGTAGGATTAGTTTCATCGGAGAATGTGATTGTCTCATCTTCAGCCATTGCATCGCCCTGTGTGTCAGCAGCAACCTTGTCAGCTATTTCAGAAGAAACGTCATTAACTGCAGCTGTTTCCTTATCACCACCAGAGGTTTCAACACTTGTTTCGTCTCCTTCAGCTGGTGCATCAGTAGCTGCTGGTTCCTCAGCAGGTGCATCTGCAGCAGGCTCTTCAGCGGGAGCATCGCTAACACCTTCGATAGCTTCCTGATAGAAACGTGAAGGACGAACTCTACGAGCTCTCATTGCTTCTTTAGTTGCTTCGAGTTCAGCCATTTCCTGAACAACGACGTCCTTGTTCTCATAGTGTGTTTCATTAACAAAAGACTCCATATTGAACTTTTCACAGGATTCCATTGTGATATTTTCGTCCTTGTCTGTAACTGGTGCTGTCCATCCATAGTATTCATCCTTACCTGTGATTTCGTTTGTATACTCAACTACAACACAGAATGAATCACCATTACCCTTAGGAACGATTATTGTCTTAGGTGTACATACATCCCAAACAGATGTTTCGGGATCCACATTGTATGTGCTTTCCATGTAAGCCTTAAGAGGTTCACCGATCTTCTTGAGAGCACCCATCTTAACAAGAGAAACAGAATCAAGTTGCTTCTTTGTGATGTTGTGCTGATCGTCTGTAGCGAAGAATGTATTTACCTTAGTAACAAAGTTATCTGTAGAACCAGCGGACATAGGACCGAAGTTTACATTTATCTTGGAAGGAACACTTGCATCTGTGATATTGATCTTGTCAAAACCATACAAGCCACATTCCTTAGCTTCTTCACAGTATTCATTATATAATTTATCAGCGTATTCTGTAACACGTCTCTCATGAGAAGATTCTGACTCACGAGGAAGTTTCACAACGTGATCTACAGCCTCCTGATAGAATTCTTCATATGATTTTATGCCTGTATATGACTCTGTAACTGAAGCAACTGTAGCATCCTTATTGACATCTACATTGCCAGTGCCAAGATCAAACTCGATCTTCTCAATCTCAGCATCTTCATCATCTTTCAACAGAGGAATATCTGTACTGAGTTTTCTTGTCGCACCAGCTTCTGTGCCTTCAGCAGAAAGATCGCCGAGTTCCGGGATCTCTGAGGCATACTCAAGTATGGCTTCGGTCGAAACTGATTCAGGTGCATTATTTTTTGCAGTCTCATTCATTCTTGACTGAATTTCCTGCTTAATAAAGTTTCGCATAACGTCATAACTCCTTTTCAAAAAATTTTTTCGATATAGAAATATATCGTTATTTTGATATGGGACTTGTCAGTCCCATTCATCAATTTAAACAACAGAATACTTATGATAACATATATCCAAATGTCTCCAACACGATTTCATTAACTTCTGCAGGAGTCATTTCAAGTATTCCAATATCGTTCAAGGTCAAGTTACCCTTAACCTCGACACCATTTATGGTTGGTAAATTTTCCAACTGATTATAATCATTCATAAAAACACTCCCCTCAATTTTAAATAAGGAAAGGAATTGATCAAATTGAGTAATACCGTACTGGAGAGATATCAAGATAGAATCATTGATATGTACTGTAAAGCACACCCAAATTTTGATCGGAGTATGGTTGCGTCTAAAGTTATAGAATTCACGAATGGACGAATGAAGAACATTCCATGTGAGTTACATAATAACATCACGCACGACAGAGTACAGACAACCATGCTTGATACATTCGTTTGGATTGAGAATCGTCAGCCAATTATAACAGGAAATGGCACGTTCTTCAAACAACATGAAGAATATCTTGCTCCTACTGTTAAAATGCTTGAAAAGTTACAAGCAAACAGAAAGAAGAAAAAGAAAGAAATGTATCAATTCCCAAAAGGTACTGTCGAATATAACAATGCAAACGTAGGTCAGTTGTCTATCAAAGTCATCATGAATGCTGACTACGGTGGGTCTGGAACAACGTTGTCACCATTCTATTCATGCTACATTCCACCTGCCACAACCGGCAGTGCGAAGAACATAACCACGAGCTTAATCTGCTGTTTGGAGTTCATTTCTGGTAATAATGATAACTGGGCAAGGCTCATGAATATCAATGAATTATTCGACATGATATTCGCTGTATTAGGTGATGATAGAGTCGATAGAGACCTCATTAAAGATTCATATCCCATTGAAGAAGTATTGGCTTGGTTGTTGTCCAGAGTATCAAATATTCAGGGTAAAGATCGCAGATGTCTCAAGACATTCTTAATGACATTGACGAATGATGAATTGACCAAGCTCATGTTAGCATTCAATCCACGTCTTGTATTGAATAAGTATGTACGTGATAAGGTTATGGTCATCAGTGATTATCTTTGTAAGCATCATATTGATATTGATACATTCTCAACGGTTGACTTCCATAATGATGAACAGGTATCTCAGTTGAAGGATACAATTCATGTTTGTGGTTATGGCGTAAAAGCACCAGAAGAAATATCTGGATTGATTGAAGAAGTATCCAAGGTTATTGTGGACAACTGTGTGTATCCGTTCGTACCAAATGACGCTGAATTAAGAGCGGCTAATATGGATAGAGAAATAGTATGTGTAACTGATACTGATTCACTCATGGTTCAGTTTGCACATTATATTGATGACTTCCAGATTATGGATCAAACATTATCATTCAGAGATAAATGCCTTGTTGCATCTGCATTTGGAATGAGACTGTTCATTGAACATATCATACCAAGAATGGTTGAAGACATAGCAAACTTCTGTAACATCAAGGATGAATATTATCGTAGGAAGTTTGTATTCAAGAATGAGTTTGCATTCCTTGCAATGGCACTCATAGCAAAGAAGATGTATGCTTCAGCTATGTTTGTTCAAGAAGGTTCACCTCGTAACATTCATGAGATAGCTGTATCAGGTTTGTCATTTAAGAAGAGAGATGCTGCAGAGTTCTTGGAACCAATCATGGTAGACATATATGACAAATGTGTATTGACTTGTGACAAGGTTTCATTGAGTGGTATACTTGATGCATATACCGAATTACGTCAGAAGCTTGTTAATGAGTTAGCAACGGACCCATCTTACTTTAAGACTCTATCTATTAAGAGTCCTGATGCATATGATCCAACCAAGGTACTTCCAGCTCAAATGCGTGGTGCTATCGTATGGAATAACATCATGTCTGATGAAGAGATGTTACCAATGGATCGAGTTAAGGTTATTCCATTATCATTCAAATTGCTTAGAGAACATGCAAATGAAGATCCAAGAACAAGTGAGATACTTCGCTTGTGCCTAATAGATAATGAGAAAGAGAAGGATGATCCTTATATATGTATCCCTGAACATTATCACGACATCCCACTCTGGATCAGTAAGGTAATAGACACTGACTATGCAGCGGATAAACTGTTAATGCCATTCCGGCAGTTACTTGATGCATTCAATGTCTATGTGGCTGATGTTCCTGGTGGATTCCGTCCGTCAAGGATGGCATATATTTAATCCATTAGGACATATATAATTCCAACGAAAGGAGGTGGATTATATCATGTGGGAACAGATATACGATTTCTTCACAAGATACACTGGTGTGTCATATGACTTTTATTCAGACATTCAGTCAATAAAAGACCATGTACCATATGTATCACCACGTATCTGGAAGATGCGCATTGAACTCATACTGAAGAATCTTAATGATGCTTTGGACTGTATTGAGGAATATGGAGATAATCTTACCGATGATATGCCATCAAAATCAGATCTGAAAAAGATCGTAGCGCAATATGTGTTGGGGTCGCTTGTTAAGAATCTCAATGAGATTAAGGAAGCACTCCATATCGACAATACCGATTTGAGTAATCTTGAAGATTATGAAACTCAGGTAGAGTTGATGAGATCTCTGTTAGCTATGTTAGCAGAAAATTCTCTTGATGAAATCTTATCTCGTGACTTGTTCGAGTCTGAAGGTAGGGATGATGAAGAGGATGACAATCAGTTCATTGAAGTATTCGGTCTTCATAAAGACGATGTACCAAATCTCTCAATGACTGTACAGTCAATTCGTCAGGATTATTTTGAGTCGTTAGACGACGACAATGAATAATATAATGTTCTTATTTCGGAACTAAAATTTACCATTATTATCGAAAGGAGGAATTGTTGCTATGGCTTTTAATAACAACAACAATTTCAACAACTCCGTCAACAACCAGGGCGGAGACAAAAAGAAGACCAACTTCAAAATTGGTAAAATCTGGGGTGCAGATGGTGTACTTGAGGTAGCTGTATGGTGTGCTGACACTGGGGTACGCAGCATACTTTCAATCAAGGCTGCTGTTGGTAAAGATCCTTCAACAGGTAACAACGTTCTTGAGCAGAAGATGCCTAATGAGCTTCCACGTTTCTTCATGGATGCTGCTCTGATGAATGCTTTCATCACTGGTGTAGCTCAGGTGTCAGATCTTGGTACTATGAACCTTGTTATTGACAAGGGTAACAACAATAAGCTCACTGTCATGGGTCAGGGAAATCAGATTAAGATTACTATTGATCATCCTAAGTGTGGTTCAAGAACCATTACTCTTGATTCAGTATCAATCAATGGTAAGGCAATTCATGCAAACTTCAACATACTCATTGAGTATCTTAAGCTTGCATACAAGAAGGCTCTCGTAAACAAACTCGATCCGGAGGAGTTTGGTATGGTTACTGGTGGAGACAACAACGGGGAAGACGACGGCAACGTACCGTTCTAATGGTTGACTTTAATGACATCGGTAAAGCTGGATTAATGATACAATATGAGGATACAATCTCAATGGTTGGATTTAACATTGCAAAACAATTTAAGTCCAACCATCTATCTGAGAAGCTTGACAGTATGACCGTTCCGGAAGTACTGTCGAGTTATCTCAATAGAGAAGATGAAGATTATTCTGTTTGGTTGAAGAAAGAGTTTAATATAGACATTGATCCGAAAGCAATGTTTTCAAGCTTTTTATCTATGCAACCGAATATGATGTATCCTTATAGAGTATTTCCGGCTTCTCATAATGAGCATCAAGATAATCTGTACATATATTCGGATATATATTCCCCTATAGCCGAACAGTCACTGCGGACATATGGCTGTGGTGGTGCTGTGCAATACATACATTCGGATTTGGAGAAGTTCCTTAAAGAACATCCAAACATGACTTTCATTACATCATCTATCAAGAGCATTGATATGGTGAGAAACATGAATGTTCCAATATGTCTGGTTGTATGTGATGATTATCGTTACACGATTGACCACTTTGTGAAAAACAAAATAGAGAAAGAGATAACAAAGAAACACAACATAATCCTTCGGTATACAAGTATAATATCAGGAGGTATTATTTAAAAGGAAAAGGGAGGTATATGGAATGGCAAAGAAAGAACCGTCTTCCAAGACACTTCTTTATCTGTATGACCCAGATGAGACATACGAGTACAATGCTAAGCATGGTACGCAGTATCCTTACAATGGCTTTCCAACGGGTTTGAAGGGTAAGAAGTATAAGAAGACTAGATTCATTAACTGGGAACCTATACCTGAGGATATTATTATCCGTCACAACGGTTCTCAAATATTCGTCAACTTCAGTGCATTATTTCCCGATCTGATTGATCCTGCATTTGAAGTATTCCAGTTGCGTGCTAAGAGAAATGATTTGCAGAATTACATCTGTGAACAAATCAATTTCTTCACCGCATTGTATGACGATGATAATGATCTCATAACATCAATGATGATCGCCAAGTATATGACTGACTCGGAAACATATACTATCGACACATTTGATGAATATTACAAGCAGCTTTATGATACTCTATTTCCACCAAGGACGATGGAGAAAATCAAGAAGATGGTTGATGAGAATGATGTTGGAGATGATACGGTGGGATTATTCCCGTTAGATTTTCTCCGTGATATGTACATTGTCTCATTCATGATAAAGGTAATGCACATATTCATTGAACATTTCATCATAGCAACTGGTAACTCCCCAAAAGATTTATATGAACTCTTTGCACGTGCTTTCTCGCATGCAATGAATCAGATAAATCCTCATATGTACATTCTGTTGTACAACTACGTCAACAAGAATGTCCTTCAGTCAATTTCATCCAATGCTAATATATACGACATGCAGGCAGTTGAGGGTGTTACAGCACCTACAACTACGCAGTTCGTTATGAGAAAGATATTACTCTGTGATGGATTGATTAAACTCACATTCGCATCTGCATGGGATAAGATTAATAAGCGTCCAACATATTCTTGTGTAGGTCTTATTAAAGCCATCATCATGCAAGCTTCCTTCCTGACAAGAAAGAAACAGTTGAGGTATTCACTGGTAAATGTCGATGATGTTTCTCAGTTGATGCCTGACAATGTTAACCAGAATTCACCAATATCAATGATACGTTCATTCAATCCTGGAGAGTATAGTTGTATGCTCAAGGATCTGAATATCATCATTGCGAACATTGCACTTGAGATAGATGTATCTCCTGTAGATTACTACATGGAGCATATGCCTCAGATGAATGAATTGTCAAAGATATTGATAGATACAGTACTCTATAACAAATTCCATTCGTCTATTTCTACTAATACACTGAGTATGCGTCAGAAAGTTCTGCTACTGTTATATGTTCGCCATATGGTTATGGAGATATACGGAATCCAAGAAGAGGATACTAAAGACAATGCTCTCATAAATATCCTCATGGGTAAAACCGTTACAACAGCAACAAAGTCACTGACACAGAAAGATGTAAATAACATCAAGAAGTTTGTTAAGTTGAATCATCTGAAGGAATATCTTCTTTCGGAGAATAACGTAAACATCTTCGTTGAAAGTATCATGCATTGTGTACTGTCATCATATACGATCGTAAATCATAATGATCCTTCATTACTTGATACACCATTGATATATGAAACGGGAAACATGACTATGGCTATATTGGATATGGTCGTTGAGATATTTGAGATGTTAAAGTAAAGGGGGTATACGAATGTCATCAGTCAGACTTGAGAGGATGAATCTCGAAAATGAGTACATCCTCGACATGATAACAAACAATGGATTTGTTATAAAGAATGAAGACCAATACGCACCAACAAATGTTGATCAGCTGGTAAACTCTCCAAAGTTCATGGATGTAGAATACCGTTGTGATTGTGGTGCTTTCACAGGACAAGACATCATAGGCCGTGTCTGCCCTCGTTGTAACACAGAGATTACTTTGAGATCTCTTAACTTTGGATATACTGGTTGGATTGATATTGCTCCTCATAAGGTAATAACACCAATCTACTATTCAATGTTGAAAAGAGTATTGACTCCTAATATGCTGAAATACATCTTAGGAGATTATAAGTCTGACTTATCTGTCCCTTACAATGAAAACGACACAAACTTCTTTGAGAATAAGAAGAATCGTAAAAAGGGTAGAGTTGCTCAGAATGATATCGAAGCTATCAAGAAGAAAGTTCCTAAGTCCAAGCATATCTATGAGGGACTTGGTCATGATGAATTCTATGAAAGATTCGAAGAAGTTCTGACAGCTTGTGCAAAGAACGGTGCTGAAGAATTACAAACACTCCTTGATGAAAAACACTCGGTATTCACATCAAAGATTCCTGTGTACTCAACAGCATTCCGTCCTGTATTGAAAACATCTGAAACAATGTTCTATGATAAGACCAACAAATGGTTCTCACAGATCGTTGCAATTCAGTGTAAATTGAAGGATATGACTCTTCCATGTGAAACCATTCAAGCATTAAACTTCATTCAGAATTATTGGATAGACATGACTGAATATCTGATAACTGATGAGGTTTCAAAGAAAGATGGTTTCGTTCGTTCAGAGATTGTTGGAGGTACTTTCTCATTCTCTGCACGTGCTGTTATCACACTCGATATTTCTCTCAATATCGATGAAGTGGATCTTCCGCTTCCAATGTGTATAACCGCATTCCATTACAAGATTACACATATACTTGCGGTGAGATATAATCTTACATTGGAGCAAGCATACTTAACCGTCAGAGATTACAAGATACATCCTGAAGTTGTTGATATCCTCCAGGAGATAATCGATGAGGGTCAATGGATAATGATACTTCGTGAGCCGACAAACAATATCGGTTCAATCGAGGTTGCTAGAATTCGTCGCTTCAAGAAGAATGATGATACTATATCACTTCCTCCAGAAGTTCTCTCCGGATTCAATGCAGACTTTGATGGAGATCAGTTGAATGTTTTGTTCCTTGGTTCATACAAGGATGGAATCGTTCAGCACTTCGAAGCATTCCATTATTCATGCATGACCAACTATATCAATGAGAGAGTTAATATCGATCTCATGGATTGGTCAAACTACTGCTTAGGCATTATGTCTGAAGCAGAATAAGAATGTTACAACGGCGGGGTTTATCCCCCGCCAACTAACATTTTATTTGAAAGGAATTTTGTTTATGTATACATTAAGTAGACACAATGTTATTTGTAAAAATGATGTTAACGAGACTGAATATGAATTTGAATTCGTTGAAATAGTGGGTGATCGTTTTAGATATAAATTTAAAGTATTCAATAGATATAAAGATACATTAGGTGGTGATCTTCGGTCACCATCTGCAGAATACGACATAATTGTCCGTAGCACTTCCGAGCTCAATAATTTGTACAATAATCCAGAATATGCACATGAGTTCATTAGCAAAGAAGCATACGGATGTACGTTCATATATTTTGAATTTCAGTTACCTGATGAGAAGCATAGCAAGCCAGGCATAGGCACACTGTATTCTTCCTTTGAAACATATGCTGATATCAGAAAGAGCTTTCCTACATTAGCTCGAAATGGAATTGTTATAACATCTATGGAGGAAGACTCCAATAAGTTTGACTTTGATAATAACAGACCTGTGTATATCGGATATTGTTTTATCAATGATGATGAAGACATATGGTGGAAATATGAAGAAACAATACTCAAACTAGCTAAAGATTTTTCAATAAATGATAAGGATGATGAATAATGTTCACTAAAACCTATATAGTACGCTGTAATGTCAATCTAATAACAGAAGTCAAAAGTACATACGCATTAGTCAATGCTGGTAATCGTAGAGGAGCTTTGACGAAGTTCCTCTTTCATGTAGATGAGATTAAAGGATTTCCTCACATAGATCCGCATGAATCTTTCTTAGCACATAAGTCAGACAATGATAAAATTAAGGTGTATTATAATAATGCACATGATATTCGTATTACTGTCGAACAGATTAATCCCCACGGGGATGTTATAATTATAGGAGGATCAGATGATTTACAAGAATGATGATCTATTAATAAAGGAAGAACCGAGAGTTGTTATTAAGCATACAGGTCTTCTTCATATGATTGACGGCAGACGTTTCTATGTATACGTAAATAACAAACCATGGGGCGGTTTTGATTCATTGAGTATATGGAATGATTCACTTAACTTCTATAGAGAAGACACATTGAAAGATCCAATGATTGATTGTGAAATTAAAGAGCAGAGATCGGTACAGGTACCATTTGATCGGTGTATGGACATGGTTTTGGCTTGTGGTGATGATAATATTAAATTATCAGACTTCAGAGGTATTGAAGAACAATGTAAGATCAATCAGGATATAATCCATGCTGGAGACTTTGTACGTTTAACTTACAGAAATAATGCCGCTGATATTGAATACAAGAGTACTGCAATAGTGTTTGAAGTGGATTCACGACGCATTATATTGTCGATTCCATGTGGTGATCATCTTAGACATGTTCACCTCACTACATATGACCTGTCGAATAAAGGTATTTCTGTTGAGATTGAGATACTTTTTAAAGCCGAGCGACCCAGACCAGAGCCACCCAGACCGTGGGAGGAAACCCCATCAAACGATGACGATGATTCACCCAAGTATGATGTAATAGATGAGGAGAAATAATAATATGGACGAAGATAAGATCACATCATTTAGAGGAGACTACTTCTTTCTATCAAACTTTTATCCATGCGCTATATTGTTTAATGGATACTTATTTGGATCTGCAGAAGCAGCTTTCCAAGCACAAAAAGTAATCAATAGTAGAGACCAGGTAGCTTTCACACAAATGTCACCTGGCCAAGCAAAGAAGTATGGTAAAACGGTTAAGCTTCGTAAAGATTGGGAGGATGTTAAACTTGGTATCATGGAGGCAATAATCCGTGAGAAGTTTATATATGATCCCGAGTTGATTAAAATGTTACTCGATACAGGAGACAAAGAACTGATTGAAGGTAACAATTGGAATGATACATTCTGGGGAATGTGTCGTGGTAAAGGCGAAAACCATCTTGGAAAGATTCTTATGAAGCTCCGTGCAGAGCTTCGTATGAAGGAGGTAACCAAATGAGAAAGTTCTTTAGTACAGTTGCAATGACCGTATGCGCTTTACTTGGAATATTCATGATGTTCGCCATAGGTGTATTGGCATTCAGAAATATCAAATTGCTTGTTGAAGGATTAATAAACATATCATTGATACTTGAGATGGTTGGTGCTATTGTCATATTTGGATTTCTCATTGCAGTATTCAAGATTGTTGATGATAACAACTATGACCACCGACCCACACCCTCCATTGAAGAATTGGAGAAGATGGAGTGTATTAAACCTAAACAACCACCAAATCCTTTCAGTACTAGTAAATTTGATGATGATACATATGATACCGTATTAGAAAAACTCCGAAAAGGTGAAGACCTCCAATGACCATGATGTAAATAATCTTCGGGGAGATTATATAAAGATTTATGGAAAGGAGGTACGCATGTGAGAGACTTTATTAATTTCATGAAATCATTCGTTTATGGAACCTTTGTTGTATTGGGTGTATTATTAACTATTGGAACATTCGTCATGGGGATATTGATAAAGTCGGTTTGTGAAGATGAAAGTAAACGAAGAGACAAAGAAGAATAATATAGGGGGCATATAGCCCCCTATATTATTTTTTGTTTTCACATGTATATTATTATTACGATAATCTGAAAAGATTATTAATAAAACTTCGGAGGTTAAAATTATGAGAAATGCAAACAAACTCGAGCAAATGCTCGACCCCAGGCACGGAACGAGAATGATCACTCTGAGACCGGGAACATCCATCGGCAATTATGAACCAACACGTTTTCTGTTAATTGTTGATGATGACTTCAAGAAAATGTTTCCATCACAGGTAACTGAATTCACAATGATCAGCTCACTTGAGTACGACGTATTCAAAGATTATTTTCCTACAGTAACAGAGGATTCTGCAGGTGTAAAATGTATAATGCCTGTTGAAGAGCAGCTCGCTAAAGGGGAGAAACTTCCACCTCGTGCATACGTTAATATGGTTTTCAACCATGATCCCGAACTTTTCAAGAAATATACTGAAGATACTGGTATAAGTATACTTGGTGCACAGTTCTGCCCTATCGATAAATCATATCGTGAGGAATTCGAAATGGGTAACATTGAGTTTATTCCATTGGGTATGATGGATATAACATGTTCGTGGAAATATAATAAGAGACCATTCACAGTGTCTCAGTTTATATGCATGAGAAAGGATACTTGCTCATATGAGTTCCGTTTAGTGTATAAAGTTGATATGATTTATCAAATCATGCTTGTACATCACGACCCTTTCTTTAATTCAAACAGCTCAGAATTCAATGATGATATTTATCGATTATTTAAAAATATCATTCCATGCATTTCACGTGAATCGATGAGATTATGGGATGCTATCCAGTATATGTCATTACATCCTAAGCTCAAAGAGGTGTTCTTCTCAGAAGAAGCTCTGGCACCATCATATGCGAGAAAACCGCTCCGTTCAGGAATGGATCTCAGAAAGCAGACAGCTCGTAACAATGTGAAGTATGTTCATTTGGATGTATCCAAACATAATAGAACTATTGACGAGCAGGAAAAGAGAAAGTACACCAAACCATCAGAGCAAGTTCCTTACAAAGGACATTTCAGGAGAAAACCAGGTAGTGACGAAGAGATTTATATACAACCCGGAATAAGATATAAGAATAATCCCCCGATCAAGGAACCAAAAGAAGTAAAAATGGTATAAATTAATGGGGAGAATATCTCCCCATTATAATATATAAAACAAGACGGAGGTAAAAAGAAAATGATTGACAACTTATCAGGATTCTTAAACGAGTTAAAGATATATGTCGTTTGTGAATCAGGATACCTGACCATTGAAGAAATAATAGAGACGATGGTCAAAAAGAAAATGATATCGTTAGCAAGATATGATATCAGTCAAGTGAACTGTACGCTTATTCTGAATGATATCCAGGAACACATGCAGCGTTATACTGATGCGGAAGTAATGGCCTATTTCTTGAAATACATGTTTGATTTCAAGAATGATAATATCTATAAACAGAAACTGTACAGCGTAGGCATAATCAATTGCGCAGATGTAAATATCAGACGTGTTGAGAGAATACATTTAAATCTCAGACGTAGAATATTTGCACAACCAAAGTACACTAAAGAAACATTTGTTTTCATCAGTGATATCATTGGTAATGACAAATTCCGCGAAGCTGTCAAAGAATCTCAAACAGCACCAATGACAGTAAAAGAATTCATACATTATCATTTCAAGTGTTCATTATTAAATCATGATGGTACACTCGAAAAGATAAATAAGATTAAAGATGTCATAACTGAAATCAAACCATTTGTGAAGTTCGTCAATACAGATGAATTCCCTTGGAATCTGTTGGTGGCTCTGAATAGAGATTATCACATCAATGTTTATCAGAAACTGTTGGATTTCTTGAGTGCAAATGGATTGACATTGAATGACATTATCGAAAAGCAAGATATAGCCACGGATGTATTCAAGTACAATCTGTGTGCGTTTGTTCATATAAAGTCCAGAGTAGATGTTATCTCAGCAAAGTTCATTCACAATCTTCCTTTATCGGATATCAAAGTATCAAAGCTTAGTGATTCATCTATAAATGTATCCATCACAAGAATTAAACAGATATATGATGCAGCCATGAGATCAATGGTTGATGCTATAACTGACAACAGCAGATTCTTCTTTGATGGATTTGAGTTATTTGCAAAGAAACTCAAACCAGATGAGGTTGCAAATAGAATTATGCATGATACACTTCCTCCAAATATAATGGATATGTTGATTGCTGTAATTCCTACAGCACCATATATGACATTGGAAGAATTGACATCCATAATTTACAATAACCCTCTCATACATCATGTTATTGTGTATGGATTTCTCAAGGGTGTTGTTGTTGCCAACCAGGAGCTTCGTGTCTCTCAGGGCATTAGTAGAACTCCTGTGATCCCTGAAGATGTGGCTGAACTGAACTTATCTCAGAGAGCAACAAATGCACTCATCAGAAGTGGTATACATAAAACTATAGATCTCATAACACTATCATACGATGACTTGCATAACGTAAGAAACATTGGTCAAAAGAGTTTCGATGAAATCATTGAGACATTAAAAATATATGGTGTTCACATCACCGACAAGGAGGATACTTCACATGAAAGTACGTTTAATTACACACACCCCAGATCCTGAGCGAGTAATCGCAACAGCTGCAAAGCTGTGTTATTCTTCTTCGGATATCGAGTCTCTCCAAGAGGGACTCGATCCAGATAAGATTTACAACTTTCTTTCAATGTTGACTGAGCTGGGACATGAAAGTCCGATGGAGCATGTTACATTCACCTTTGGAATCGAAGGTATCAGTAGAGCATGTAGTCATCAGTTAGTTCGTCATCGTATCGCTTCATACTCTCAGAAATCCCAGAGATATGTTAGCGAGAACCAGTTTGATTATGTCACACCACCAGACATCAAATTGGATGAAATGACAAAAGCTATATATGATGATACAATGGAACTTCTTCAGAGTCGTTATGAAATAATTCGTGATGCTCTCATCAAGAAACATGTTGAAGAAGGTATGGAAAAGAAAGCTGCAGAAAAGAAAGCAAATGAAGATGCCAGAATGGTTCTTCCAAATGCTTGCGAGACTTCTATAATTGTGACAATGAACATTCGTTCACTGTTCAATTTCTTTAAGCATCGTTGCTGCAATAGAGCTCAGTGGGAAATCCAGCAGCTTGCATTAGAGATGTATAAACTCTGTTTAGGTGTAGCTCCAACTATCTTCCGCAATGCAGGTCCATCATGTGTTTCCAAGGGACAGTGTGGTGAAGGCCGCATGACTTGTGGTAAGGCAATGTTCATGAGAGGTATGTTTGCAGAAATGCATAAAGACGAATTATCGTTAAGAAGTGAAGAAGGGTGATAAGTCATGATACTTGGTAAAAGAGAATATCGTTCCTCAGAAGGAATCGTACATGGTTCTTATAACATCACTGACATTTATAAGAAACCTGATGGTACTATAGAATCATATCAGGTTGAAGTAAGTATGACACCGGGAACGACATACCCGGTCATTCTTACTGAAGATGAACTTATAGCTGTTGCAAATAACATACCTGCGGCATATCAGTATATAGATAATGAGACACGCGGAAGAAGATTGTTCTCATTTCTGATAGGTGGTGCTAATGAAAGATACCTCAATGAATATTGCCAACTTCGTGGAATAACATTAGCAACCGATTGCGGTAAATTCCATTTCAGAAATTTCAGATACATTGACATTATCGAGTACTGTAACTGCATGTATCAGTATCCAGGTGGCTTTAACATTGGTCCAAGATTTGTTCAGTATGATCAATACTTTGATAAATGGAGAGATGAGGTCTGGGGTGGTAAAATGGAACCAATTGAAGTATGTTCTCACGAACAGTACTTCATGGCTGTCAACGGGTTATTGTGGTTGGACGACAATATGGCTGAGAAAAGAAATAGAATGAATGAAGATGACTTTGCACGTTTTCTCTTCAGAACATTTGAAGAAAGTTATATCAAAGCATATGAGGAAGCCCGTCCTAAATTTGAAGAAAGATTTGGAGCTTTCTTGGAAAGTTTAAACAAAGAGGATGATAAAGATGGAAAGAAATAACTACACAAAAGTGCCTTGGAACAAATGTACACTATTCAGCAGACAGGTACTTTATACAGAACATCGTATCGACAGACGAGACATTCCTGAATTTCCTTATGTGTATGAGGTAAGGATGGAAGAGGACGAGGAAGAATCATGTACATATATCTCCGAAATAGATATCTCTGTACCGGATGACAATGAGTTTGGTGGAACAATTCTGTCCACCATCCCATTTCCGGTTAATATGAAATATCATTCGGTATATGTCAATAAGGATAACTGTTATATCGAATTCCTTCCATATAGCGATTTTAATACATTGGCTAGATGGGTAAAGGAAGACGATTCAGCATTCATTGTTCCAGCAAATCAAATCATACACAAGGTCACAAAACTGTTCATCTCACAACCATTCACTGGTTATGATGAAAAACAGATAAAGAAACAGCGTAAGCTCCTCAGAGAGTTATATGCTATATACACTGAGAGACCAGTTGACTGTATAGAACTCATAAATCAACTGGATCCAGTTGATTACAAAGAGGAAGGATATAAGGCCATATCTGAAGATAGATGGGCTCAGTATACATTCTGCCGTTCAATTGGTCTTCTTGGTTCTGCTGATGTTGTGTTATTCTATGAAGACTGGACTAAGTCTAGAGGTTGTAAGATTGAGCATAAGATATGTAAGGAATATCATATCCCAAGTATCGGTCAAAACGATCTCATCCAGTTCTGTATGGATAACCCTAAATATGATGATGACTATTTCATGCCATTATGGAAGAAGCAGTTCTTTGATATGCATGACATAGCTGATGTCAATATCTTCAGGAACAACAAAGACGGTGGCTTTAATGCTACTGCTGAGATTAATTGCAACAGATACTGTGGTTCAGGCGTCACACCTAATGATGCCTACATAGATTTGTATGTAAAGCTCGATGAAGCAATACATGAAATTGCGACCAAGCAGATTGATGAACTCGATAAGGTCGATGTTAAAGTTCTGCTCTGTGATGATGCTGAAAATATCACTGATGAAGATATTGAAAATGCTTTAAACAATTTAGAGATATAATAATTAGGAGGAAAAGTATATGTTTTTCGCAAAAGAAATGAATTATCTTTCGACTAGAATGATGGTACTGTCAAAGGCATCTGCATTGGTTGATGCTATTTATGTTCTGCTCCCCAGAGTTTTTAACAACATTGGAGATTTAGATACGAAGCCAAATCATGCTAAAGATTTCGATGATATGGAATTTAATTGGCATGTGCCAGATATTGAGGAGTTACTCGAATATTGTCGTAAGAAAATGGCAGCCGGAGAAAGCTTCTACGAGACAACGATAAGACTTGCTGTATCTCAAGAAACAGCTCGTTCTGAAGAAGTTGAGAATAGTCTCAATACAGCCGTTAGAGTGTTCGTCAGTCTTTCAACAATTGCGTTTGATTCTAATGAGGAACCTATTGAGATCGATGGTTCGCATCATGGACATGATATTGATATAGTAATAGAGGTTGATAAGAATGGTGCACATATTAATGACCATCTCTCAAGTGTAGATATTGCATTAGATAAGTATAAGGATCTGATAAAAGATGAGCCTGCTGTTAGTAGAGAACAACTGGCAAAATTCTTCGATGGTGTTCTGAAGGCTATTGACGATGTAAATGGTAACGATGGCGATGGATATATGCTTCGTCGTTATGACAAATACTATAATAAATATGGCGTTTCATTTGACGAAGATGATTACTATTATTTCGAAAGAATAATAGAAGAAGTTGAGGAATAATAATTAATCAAAATCTGCTACTATAATTTACATCGATAATGAGAGGATGAATAATTCTCTCTTTATCATAGATTCTGGAAACGGAGAAATGGATGTGTATGAGTTCGGGAGATTCTCTACATAGACCACCGGAGTACAGAGCGTTCGGAAATGGCACCTTATACGAAATGGTGATTTTCGGTCAACTTCGCCAAAATAGTTAGCCACAGTCCGGACGTCTACAAAAGCCCGCCCTTCCTTATCTTGGGCGGGATTGCTTTCAATTCGTTTTATGAACGTATCCTCCGATATATGATACTTGAGTGAAGGTTTCGGTCATTAGTCCTTCACATCATAAAACGATTGAAATATAATTATCCCATATCAAGCGCACATAGATATGGGATATATGCCGAAGTGATGGAATGGTAGACTTGGCAGACTCAAAATCTGCTGTGAGCAATCACGTGTGGGTTCGAGTCCCACCTTCGGCACCAATGATATTCGATGGGTGGTCCAAGAGAACGGTCGGAATGATTGATTTCGTTTCGTGGCAACAATGAATATTGGATTATTCATTGGACGGGTTCAAGTCCCGTACGATCCTTCGAATATCACACCAATGATATAGTGTACCTGTACATATCGGTCATGTTTCTTTGCCTGGGCATGACAGCACTTGCTTTCTCGGCTTATACTGCACCCATCTCTTCAGCGTCTAGGGTGTTATTCATGTGAATTCATAACAGTACACTATATCATACCACCGGAGTTCTGGTATATCATAAATACAAACTAGAGGTACCCTAGTCATTCGTATTAGTTAATCCCCTAATCGACTTAGTATTTGTGATGAAGAAGTGCTTTACGTATGACCCAGATAAGGCGCTCCGGACCAGATGCTACTTTCGTTCCCACTTTAGTAGCATTTACTCATATGCGTGGCAGGAGCTTCCTCAATTACTCCTGCCACACCCCCTAAAATAAATGAAAAGGAGTATTTAAAAATGGAAAATGAGACTAAAAAGAATGATGACGGAATGGTTGAAATTGAGCTTGAACTTACACCAGAAGAACTTGAAGATCTGGAGAAGCGTGCTAAAGAACATAATATGACATTGGATGAATATTGTGTAGCATGTTGTAAAGTACCAGCGCAGATAAAAGCTGCTAAAAATCTCACCAATACAATTGATGAAGCACTTCAGTCGGAGAATTTATCCGATGAAGCTCGTAAATCACTTACTAATGTTAAGGACGCAACAATGGCACTTGAGAAATATCTCAGTGGTGATATGTCCGAAGAAGAATTCAAAAATGCTATCAATTCCCTTTAATCGATAATAATGCACAATGTGCGTTACTATACCAGATAGAACAGTAGGCAACGTCATCAGAGTCGTTGATCCAAGAGCGCTTGGCCTGGATAACTCATCACTATCCTTTATCTGTTCTATAGAGTTTCATCACTTGTGATCGCTATTGGGATCCATACGGGATGTCTTGAAATGATATATAGCATTCTAGTAGATTCCTCTTATTATAGTTAAGGCTCTACCGGCAATCACACTTAGGGAGAGAGCTAACCCGCATGGACGTAAGCGTTATGGTAGATTTCGTTTACAATGTTCATGGTTGAAACTTATGATGCCTATGTCGGAGGCGGTGCTCAGTGCTAGAACGTTAAACCGTCGACGTTATAAAAATCCGCGTCCACACAAACGCGAAGAGGAGGACCGAGGGATTCGTCACCCCGGAGATTATACATAGGATCAATATACGAATACTGTTGGAGATGTGGCCTGGTCGTTAGCGCCATCTAATCAAAAGAGTGTGTAGTAGTTTAAGTAATCCCAGAACGTCTCAGTCGTGCGTCACATGTGAGCCGTTGAGAACGTTAGGAATGTAAAAACACCGACAGTATGTATATCGAGGCGTAACTCAGTTTGGTAGAGTGCTTGGTTTGGGACCAAGATGCCGCAGGTTCGAGTCCTGTCGCCTCGACCAGTAGGAGAGTATTCATGGTAACCAAGGAACGGTTACGACATATCAGGCCATTACCGCGTACGAGGTAATGTATGTTGGGTGATCCCCGTGGATATTCTTCTATTCCAGAGAAGCACGGATGGCCATGGGAGCCGCTCTAAGAGAGCTTAATGCGGTGCTTGAAAAATAATATGGGCCAGCCAGGGTGTGGTAGCTCCCTTCATCATCCTGGGCCTAGGCGGCTGGTTAGCTTAGATGGCTAAAGCATCCGGTTCATACCCGGAAGACCGTCAGTTCGAGTCTGACACCAGCTACCAGAAACCACAAGTAGCCGTGCTGTAGGTGGCAGGCGTGCTAGTTAACCAAAGAGCCGTACGACAATCTTGGTTCTTGCTGCATCGGTTCGAGTCCGTTCGCGGTTGCTTGTGGTTTCACATCCTTTCTATTTTTTATAAATTTGAGATATATATTTTTACTATGTGATGGAACACAATTTATATATGTTCTCTATGGGTTCAAAGGATTTCCCTGTAGAGAACCACTTGCTCAGATATATGACGATGTTCGGCCAGCACATCGTCATGGGGTGTTCGACTCACAGATGTATGAATGATGGATTGTTATATATCTCAACAAATAAATCCTGGTGGCTAGACGGGATTTCAAGTTCCTACGCATGAATACATTTGGATGCATGTATTTATGAAGCAACGCCTTACAATCATCATTCATATGGCGCTATGGTCAAGAGGTCAAGACATCTCCCTTTCACGGAGGGGTCCCGAGTTCGATTCTCGGTAGCGTCACCAAGCATGGATTCTTAAACCCGATCCATGTACAAACATCCTTAACTCGGCAGCATCATTTAGTCTTCCCTTCGTGGTGCTGCCATATATGCGGCGATTAGCTCAGTTGGTAGAGCGTGTACGTACTGGTATGGTATTCTCATACACTTTGTGCATGATGCAGTTATATCAGTTACTTCGAGCTAGTGGACTCCAAGGTCGTAGGTTCGAATCCTGCATCGCCGCCTCAATTTGCCTGGTTAGCTCAGTTGGTAGTAGCGACGGACTGTTAATCCGTGTGTCGTAGGTTCAAGTCCTACACTAGGCGCCAATTAAACATAAACGATGCAGTAGCGTTCGGTTACTTCGCTTAACCTGTCACGTTAAAAACGATCCAAGAGTTCGAATCTCTTCATAGTCCTACGGGCTGTGCTGGTCATTGGTGAGACCATAACCCGAATGCATTTTTCTCGTTTATGTTTAAATGGATCTGTAGCTCAGTTGGTAGAGCAGTGGTCTGAAGAACCACGTGTCGGTTGTTCGATTCAACCCAGGTCCACCAATTTAAATATGGGGGAGTATCCAAATTGGTTAAAACCCGTTGTCAGTTTTCTCAGAGTAATCTGATGCAGTAGGTAACGGATACTTCGGAATTAGAATGTAAATCTAACGCTTTGCAAAAGCTATGCAGGTTCGAGTCCTGTCCTCCCCCACCAAATACGGTCCTGTAGTTCAAATGGTTAGAGCACCTGCCTGTCACGCAGGAAGTTGTCAGTTCAAGTCTGATCAGGATCGCCAGATAATACTATTAACGATGCAGTCGATGTGAGTTACTTCGAAAGTGACATCAAGCAGATATGGGAGTTCGAGTCTCTCTGCCGCATTCTTCATGGATACGGTATGGCGGAATTGGCAGACGCATTACCTAGAAATTAAAACTCACGTCAATATTCTCGTTAATAGTATTAATATGGATGAGTATGCCCAGTTGGCGAAGGCAGCGGACTGTAAATCCGTGACATTAGAAACAACGTAGGTTCGACTCCTACCTCATCCACCAATACGAATGAAGCAGCCGGTGTGAGTTACTTCCAAAATGTTAAAAGTTCAAGTCTTTTGTTAGCCTTCTCTGCTAATTAGCTCAACTGGGTAGAGCGTTTGGCCCTATAGACTCCACCATTATTCTCATTCGTATACCAATAAAGGACTGAAGCAGCCGATGCGGTTACTTCGATAGACAAGTGGTAAAGTCAATGATCTGCAACATCATCAACGTTGGTTCAAGTCCAACTCGATCCCTATGGGATATGCGACCGCATCAATATTCTCAGTCCTTTCCATATTTATTTCAATCATAAGGAGGTAAATAACATGAGTCGTATTTCAGATATGGCGAAGAAAATGACAGAAAATCAGAAACTTAAACCTGATGAAGTGGTTAAAAACTTCATGGGAGGAGATAGCTACAAGCTTAATCCTCTTGATACTTTAAAGATGATTGCTGCATCATCGATATTTGGTGAACCTTCGTACTATAGAAAGAACATCTCTGATGCTACTTTCGAAGTAGACGATTCAACCTTTGAAGATGACGAGATTGTCACAAAGGATTACAACAACAAGAGCACAACCGAAATCTTCCAGGAAGCTATCGATAAAGCTCTTGACTATAACTTCTCTGCAACACTCAAGCTTGCAGTTGAGTTGAGACATGACTACTACATGAGGTTGAATCCTCAGGTAATCATGGTTAGAGCTGCCATCCATCCTAAGCGGAAGGAGTGGTCTGAGAAACATCCCGGTGAGTTCAACAAAATCAATGCGGAGGTTATGCTTCGTGCTGATGAACCTGCTGCTCAGTGTTCATATTATTTGTTTATAAACGGAGGAAAGAAGTCAGCAATGCCTTCTATTCTTAAACGTTCAATCGCTTCCAGGATTTCCAATCTTGGTCGTTATCAGGTAAACAAATATAAAAACTCAGATCTCGGAATGATCAATACAGTTCGTCTTACGCATGCTAATTCACCAATCGTGGATGAGCTTATGAAGACTGGTACTGTCGAGGTTAAAAACGAGGATGAGACATGGGAGCAGAAACGTTCTGCTGGACTGTCTTGGAAAGAAATTCTTGCTACAACTAAGATGGGTCATATGGCTCTCCTTAGAAATATCAAGAATGTTTTCACTGAGATTAATGACCTCGAATTCTGTAAAGCTTACATGGCTGACCTGAAGGATGGGGTTATTGATGGTAAACAGTTCCCATATCGTTATGAGGCTGCTTACACCAGACTCAAGAACGAGAAAGGTGTACATCATCTTTCAACAATTCTCGACGGGCTTGAGGAGTGTATCGACATCTCTGTCGAGAATCTTCCTAAGCTCAAGGGTACAACTGTATGTCTTTCTGACAATAGTGGTTCCGCTTGGGGTGCTCTCACTTCAGAATATGGTTCTACAACAGTTGCTCATATCGATAACTTATCATCTGTAATTGCTGCTCAGTGTAGTGATGAAGGATATGTTATCAAGTTCGGTGACAGATATGAGGAGTATCCTATTTCGCACAGAAATGGTGTCCTCAAACAAGCATCCGAAATTGACAAAAATGGCTACGACATTGTCGGTGGACACACTGAAGGAGGAATCTGGAAGTGGTTCAAGAGAGCTATCAATGAGAGAATCAAGGTGGACAACATCTTCATCTTCTCTGATATGCAGGCAGGTTGTGGTGGTCTGTATGGTACCATCGAAGACATTAGAGAATACCGTGAAGCTTACGGCTATCGGTATGGACAGATGAGTAGATGGAGACATCGTGGAAGCAGATGCAATCTGTATGATATGATAAACGTATACAAGCTTGTACTTGACTACAGAAAGAAAGTTAACCCCAAGGTTAACGTCTTCTGTGTTCAGACAGCAGGCTATGACAACGTTGTTATACCTCAGATGACATATAGATGTGCAATGCTCACAGGATGGACTGGTAAGGAAATTCTGTTTGCGAAAGAGTATATAAAACAATGGGATGACATTGAGTGGAAGAACACTTCTCCTCATGAGTCTCCCAACAACTAATTGATAGAAACCGCCTATGATGCAGCGGTCAGTGTTACTTCTGAATTTTAAATTGATTATTTAAAACATTCATTCCCCGGTTGTAGTTAAACATTCAAGCCGATGGTATACTTGTATATCGCGTTTAACACAGAGGCGCTGGGCAAACACATATACACTGATGAATATTCTCATAGGCGGTTTTATATGTGCTCTGAGAGGTAGTCCCCTCAAGGAGCGCTCCGAAGTTCTACAAATCAAAAAGTTTCATTTAACCTCTCGGGCCCTACTTGGGCCCATACTCTTTTTTTTTATTTTAAACAGCTCTGTAATTTATAACATTATAAAGGAGATGTTAAATTATGAATATTACTAATGAGATTTTATTTGCTATAGATAATATATACGAGGAGCAGTACAGAGCAAACAGTAATGTTGCTGAATCATTGTTGAGTGTATATGACAAACAGCAAATGATTCTTGAAAGTTGTGAAGATATGATGGATCTTCCAGATATACCCATCATGGAAGCTGATTATACATTCATGGCTGCAGACCTTGGTCAGAAAGAAAAGAAGTCAAATATCTTCCAGACTATATGGAATGCTATTAAGAATTTCTTCAAGATGTTAGCTGACAAGGTTAAATCGTTGATTGATAGAATTACTTCCAAAGGTGAGACTCCTGGGGGATATCAATCATGTAACAGTGTACTGTTGAAACTTTTATCCAAGTCCAAAGCTAACATACCTGATGATATTGATAGCTACAAAATTCCTACAGTAAACCCAAAGTATCTTCATAAAGACTTCGTTGAGGAATCGTATATTGAAGAATATCATGACGTAATGACTGAAGATGACTTCATCATGGAATCTGGAGATACAACAAAATATATTACAGTACAAATTCCTGTTGGTAACGGTTCAACATTCTATCCAAAAACAATCAAAGTCCCTAACAATGATATTCTTGCCGTATTTGATAATGATGAAAAGTCTATCACATTCCATGTATCCGGTTTTGGTAAATGGACTGATATCAGTATCAACAGAACTGGTGATACTACTGGTTCTTCTGAAATCACTGGTACAAAGAAACCATGGTTTGGTGATGCAAAAATACCATTGTATCTGATAACAAATCGTGAAGCTCTTGACAAGCTCATTGAGTTGTCTAATCTTGCCACAGCAATTCTTATTGAGAAGAAAGAAAAGCACGTAAAGTTATTCAACCATAGAATCAAGGGTATCATCGATGATATCGAGAAGAATGCTAAGAAGATTAAGATGAACAAGTATGCTGTTTCATTGAAAGATCTCACATATTTCCAGAAGGCTTTGAACAAGATCAATTATAAATTGGATCAGTATGCAAACATCAATACAGATGTATCATCTTTAGATAAACATACTATAGAAAATCTTTCTTACTTAACAAGCAAGATGATTAGATACCAGATAGCATTCAATATGATTACATCATCTCTCAATGATAACTACATAGTGGATGCTAAATTCATTGGTTGTATTAGAAGCGTTGCTTTGCTTGACCAGTTTGTTGCAACATGTATAAAACAGGGTCTTCCTCCAAAATACATCGCATATAATACATGGCTTGTTGCTGATCAATGCATCAAGGGTTCAAAGAATGACTACAAACCTGTATGGGGTCAGACTAGATTCATCTTCTTCCCACCAGGAGGCCGTGTAGTTTATAAGATTGCCATGACAGGTTCTGGTATAACATCCAATAAAGCAGAAGATCGTACATCTGATCTGTTTGTTAAGATGGATAGAGTTGATCTGATTGCTCCTGTATGTAAGGTATGGCCTGCAAATGCAATTATTGCTATGGAGCGTGTAGACAATGAAGAGAAGCCGTCATATCCAGCATTGATGTCATATACAAAACGTGTCAATGATGTTATTGAAGATTATGAAAGATCACACAATCTCCATCTCAACATTGACATATCCGACCAGCATAAAGACAATATCAAGTATGATAAGAAATATGGTTGCTATAGATCTATCGACTATGGTATTGCGAACAGAGTTTATCGTAAACCTGAAAAGAAAAAGAAGTAATTATATGGGGGCTATATGCCCCCATATTTTTATTATCTAAATATATATTATTATTACGGAGAACAAAGGAAATAATATTGGGGCATAGCCAAGTGGTAAGGCACAGGACTTTGACTCCTGCACCCGTGGGTTCAAATCCCGCTGCCCCAACCATAGGGTTTGTCATATGGCAAGCCCATCATTTTCTTTTACATCCTATGGGGCGTAAGAGCCCCACATTATATCATTTCATTTTATACAGCTATTCCGATCACCCGCTGTATCTGGGAGTTGTGGCAACTCCCTTCCCTTTTAAAATAATTCAATTTATATAGATATTTCATATGAAGGAGATGGTTATATGACACTTATGGAGTGTGCTAGCAAGGTCTGTTATCTATTGGGAATTGATGGCAATGATATCAACGAGATATACTTTGTTGAAAGGAAGGTCATCAAAAAAGAAAATAGAATAAAAGGTGTTGTGATACGTACAACATTTCTAATTATAATTGTACCAGATCTAAATAACATGGAATACATTCTTCAGTATGATTCAGAACAGACTGAGGATGATATAATCCATGACCTCGTTGACGTACATCAATTCGCACAACGAGACGTAGCACGAATTCTCCGATATTGTCAAGGTACGATATCGAGAAAAATACATAAAAAGGAAGTAAAAGAAGATGAAAAAGGAGGAATTGATCTGCAAGATCAAAACATGCATTGATGAAAATATCGATGCACAAAAAGCATACCGCGAGAAACACATAAAGAAAGCGGTGAATGAATTAAGCAAGTCGGTTGGAACAATCGATTCATGCTTAGTCATCAAGGACGTACTGGATGACGAAAACACTTTAAGAAAAACACTAAATGATCGACATCATTGGGTAATGTCTATCGAGACAATTGTGAACAATGTAGAGAACACATTGGACCAGTGCCTGTATGATATCGAGTATGAATTGATCACGGCATACAAGATACGTGTGGTAATCAATGATGCAATAGCTCTCCATCTTGAGCATGAGAAATCTGCTTCATATGAGGGAGGATGTACAACTCCCAATTGCAGATTATATTGGGGAATAGCTCATCTTGAAAGAGAGCCTGAACCAACAAAGATGACACGCTGCAATGCTGGAGATCCGGCAGCAATATTGAAACTGATGGATGCGGTTGAGCATGCGGCATATCCACACAGATATCAATGAAAAGATTACGGGGCTTCACGCCCCGTATTTTTTTTTTCATTTATTCACATATATTATTGGCTTGAACACAACAGAAGAAATATATTCTTGAAAGGAGTTGATATTATGGGAGAAATATTCATCCCAAGCACTTCTGGTTCTGAAGTATTCTGCGGTTAACCCTATAAATCGCAGTTTTGATTGATATCACACGCAACAAACCCTAATCATCTTCTGTTGTGTCAAGTTATATAGGAGGTATAAATAAATGAATAAAAATTATAAATCAGAAATTCTCATAAACTTTGAAGTTCCACCGATGTGGGATTATTGTCCCAATGAAGAAATGATGTATATAGATAACATATTCAAACCACCAGTTATCTCATTACAGGGTTCAGACCAGTACTCGGTTCTACCAATGGGTCCAACTATGGTGAGAACGATGATGGGTTCGGTAACATTCTACAAGTGTGAACTTTTTACAAACGAACTTGAGATTGTTCCTGTAGGACCTAAGCGTATAGGTTATCTAGATCCATCAAATCCAAAGCCAAGTGAAGGGTTTGAATATCAACATTATGACGGTAGAATCAAACCGGGTAAAAAACTATTTGTTTCACCAGGATTCTTATCAAGGTATTGTCTCCCCAGCATCAGATATGATCTTGATTCGGGTGACTATAACAAGATTAAATCCGTGCTATATCCAAAACATAAGAGTGAAGCTGATCTAAACCATATATCTGAATTGTTATCTGGATATGCAAACTCACATGAGTTATACTATATCAGATTGGATGATATGATGTATGCCTTAGAATCTGTTATACAACCATCTCTTCCCGATCAGACACTATTCTTCCCAGAAATGGGACAACGTCGTCCATTGATACATAAAGAGCAAGTTCGTCTACATGACTTTCCGGTTGTGTTTACGAGACAAGATGCTGAAGTAAGGCATGTTGATGTTACAACATACGGCGTGACTGTTAATGAGGACGATTATCTGTGGGCAGTATGTTTGTTCTCAGAATTATATGATATGGCTTAATATAGAAAATTAACAAAGGAATGATTTGAATGTATGCCTTCATAGGAGACCTCCACTTAGGAGTTAAATTACCACAGATGGATTTCTTGAAATCTTTAGATAAATTTCTTGGTTTAATAAAAGAGCATAAAGAAGAATGTCATTGTATCTTCGTAGCAGGGGATTTATTCGATCACAAATTATCAGTAGAGGAAGCAAAGTTCGCTGCAATATTCTTGGTTAATCTTGTATACAATAACTGTGGTAGAGATGGTAGACAGCATGTACCTGTTCATTTCATTCATGGTACATATACACATGACAATGAACAATATGAGATGTTTATGCCATTATTGGAAAGACTCAGTAATGCGGAAGTATTCTATACAAAGCATGCGTGTAAGATTACTTTACACAATGGAGTCAGAGTTCTGTATATGCCACAAGAATATCGTGGTAGCATAGATTATTCGCAAGCTTTCAAAGAAAAATATGACTTGATTGTTGGTCATGGTCCCATTTCATCCAATGTGAAGGCACCATGTAAATCTACACAATATGAGATACTTCATTCTGCAGAGCAATTAGGCGATATATCCAAGTTGTGTGTATTCGGTCATTATCATGGTTATACCGACTTTGGTAATGATGTATACTACACAGGTCCATGGTTACGTTGGAAGTATGGTGAAGATGAACCGAGAGTATTCTTCTTTGCAAATGATGACTTCGAAGTTGAAACAGTACCTAATGAATTTGCAATGGAATTTGTTACTGTGCATGTTACTTCATGTGAGGAACTTCGTAGTTGGTTATCCAAAGATATAACATCGCCACATAGATTCATCATTCATTGCAAGAATGATGAATTGAATGAATACCATGGTATTATGAATGCTTATAAGAATAATCAATTTGTAAAGTATCAGATTATGTCTGAGCATGTTGAAGCTAAAGATATAACTATAAATGCAGATACAGTGAAGCCAATGGTTGAACCTGTACCTGCATTGATAGAATATGTCAAAGACAAGTATGATATTGATGTAACCGAGGAGGTTAAAGAATATGAATCAAGAATCAACAGAGACGGCAAACCAGAACAATGAGTTTCTGGAATTTCTCAGCAGTTTAGATCTGTTTGAGTATCATGAATATCTTGTGAAAGGGAGGATTTGAATTTATGAAACCACGTATCATAAGACGTTTAGCGGGAGTGACTGAAAAGACTCTGATGGATGGCTTTAATAAAACGAAACTCAATCATCGTGTTTTGTGTATCAGTAGCGTCATTGTAACACCCGTGGCTAAACTACCAAAAGTATTGAAAACCAGAAGTTCTGTATCATATGAAATTGATGATGACAATAATGATGATGAGGAGTTATATCTGACAGAAAATGATATTGAATTGCTACAGGAAGCGTTTGAAGAATGGACTTCACATAATAAGAAACATCCACAGAAGAAAGACTTTGGTCCTATAAAGGAATATCTTCAATACATAAAGGATCAAATGGTTCATTATAGAAAGGCTGATTAATATGGAAGCATATAGATTTGATGAAAAGATGTATGTTGTTGGTGATGCATACATCTTGCATAGATTTGTACATGTTGATGGTAAGGAAACCTCAAGAGAAGATAAGATAATGGGTATATTGACGAAATACTCGCCATCTTTATTAACATTTATGACCATCAATGGTACAATAACATTTGAAGCTACTGTACATCCTGACTTTGAAACATATAATCCAAAAACAAGGATTGGTATACTTGGTAACAAGTTTGACATTGTAATGAGTGGCTTAAAAGCAAATCTGGATGTAATAGAACAAACTTTCAAACCAGGTCTCGCTTATTATATAAAGACACCTGTTGATTGGATTAACAGACCAAACTTTTATGGTATATATGCAGGATATAATGAAAAGGATCTCTGGGAATGGCCTGAACTTAAGTTCATGTCTGAGAAAGGTGAGGTTCGCATACACTTTATAGATATTCTCAGAGGAGTAGTTACAGTATCCAAATTCGATAAACCATCAGAAACAATTACATTTGATGACATAGGAGGAAAATAAAATGACCGAAGAAAATCAGAATGCATTGGTTGATGAGTTACATGCTCTCAACTTGAACATTCAAGAACTTATAAAGGTTCTCAAGGATAATAAAGAACCAAGCAAAGGAGGAAAATGATATGAGTGAACCAATGTTATCACTTGATGAAGTACGTGTCATAATGACAAAGTGGATCAAACCATTCATAGACAAATGGGAGAACGATGGGGATTCGTGGAGATTTGAAAGTTTTCCCGGTGAGTTCTATTGGTTCTGGTCATGTAAATCCTCAAACATTAACACGGGTGTTGGAGCAAAGCTTATCTGTCAAGGTTCATGTATCGCAATATGGTCCATAAATGATAACAATACAAATATTCTGGTAAAGGAAGATAAGGTTGTTATCGATAACGAATACTCAAACTTTGAACATTTCAATCATGATGAGATGCATGATCTTTATTTAGCACTCATGTATCATGATACTGGGGATGAAGCTGAAGAGATTATGAATAACAATCTTGACAAAGAATCAAACCCTACAGGCATCAACATTGATAGTCATTTACCTGGCATCATAGTCAAACAAAAGTTTGATCTTAATTACTTCGAACTGTATAATGCGTACGCTGTATATGATCAAGCGGGTGTATGTGCACATGGTATACTCATATCAGCAAACGAGAATGTTCTCACATTCTGTACATATGGAATTCGTGGTAGTGGTCGTACCGATCTTATAATTGACATTGACGAATATACTGAAGGTAAATTCACTATTAAACCATTGATAGTCGGTGAACAGTAATTTACCAAAATCACATAAGGAAAGGAAGATGTACTTTGGCTACTAAGAAAGCCTCGGCTCTTGAAGCTGATCTTCAGAATCTCGATATTATGACAGTATTATCTGGAGGAGGAACTTCGAAAGTATTTGAGAAGAATACTCTTGTTGACTACTGTTATCCCACTGGTATATCTGTTATAGATTACTACCTTGGATACATTGTTAACGTCAGAGATGAATCTGGTCAGATAATCAAACAGCGTGAATGTATCGGTCTTCAGGCAGGTTCATTCAATGTACTTACTGGTGCAACACAGTCATTCAAGACCACACTTGGTATGCAGATGGTTGCTAACATAGCATATCAGTACAATGGCAATGTTGTACATATCGATGCTGAAAACCGACTATCTCTTCAGAGAGTTAAGACGCTTACTAAACTTCCTGAGTCATGGTTCGATGCAGAGTTCCCACGTTATGCAATCAAGAACGGTGCAATCGGTTATGATACTCTTCAGGAATACATCACTGAAATCTATGAGAACAAGATGAAGTATGTAAATGTATTGAGTAAGGATACTGGCGAAGTAGATGATCACAATCGTCCTATCAAGCTTATGCCTCCTACAGTTGTATTCCTTGATTCGTTGTCAGATGTAATCGCCAAGGAATATGATATGCGTGATAAGAAGGAATGGGATAAGCAGAAAGAGATGCGTTCTAATACTGATGGTATGCAGAATGCCAAAACACTTAAGGGTGTTCTCAATGATATACTTCCTATGCTTAAGGAAGCAAACATCATCCTTATTACAATTGCTCATGAGAATGCAAACGTTGCTATGACTGCATTTGCAGGACCAAAGAAGCAGTTCCAGTATGGTAATAAGGATGTCAAGATCAGTGGTGGTAGAAGTGTTGAATACAATGCATCTGCACTTATGACATTCACTGGCGAGATCAAGGATGATTCACGTTATCATGAAGAGTCTGATGGTTTTGAAGGTAACACCGTTCTGTTTGAACCTACCAAGGTATCAACAAATGAATCTGGTAATGCAAAGACTGGATTAAGTGCTCGTATCATTATCGATAAGAGACGTAACGGTGCAGATAATCTCAGAACTCTTGTTAAGTTCCTTGAAGATAAAGGACGTATCAAGGGTGATAAGCGTGGTTATAAGGTTCTCAATGACAAGGGTGAAGAAATCTCTGAGAAGTTCTCTTGGAAGAATATATACACAGACTTCGAAAAGGACAAGGCTACTTTCAGAACATTCATGATTGTTGCTAAGGAAGAACTTACAAAGCTCTTGGCTAAAGCACCTGATGTTGCTGGACAGATTGATCCCTTCAATGTTAACAACATTCTCAACAATCTCGGTGATGACAAGATTGAGAGTGGTACAACTGATACACTCATTTGCAGATCTATGCGTGTTCGCATGGAACTCGACGATGAGTATGAATACTATAGCGCATAACAAACAAAAAAAAAGAACCCCCGCAATGGGGGTTCTTTTTTATAGTCCTATGTTCTCCCAGTTTAACTCGTCATCAGCCTTCTCGTCAGTAACAACGATTTTGGAGGTTCCTTTTGCAAGATTATTAAGTAAAGTATTCTTACGAAGATCTTCTTTGGTGGGAGTATACTTCTCAACCAGTTCGTCTAATTTGTCACATATTAAATTCTTATCACATGTTAAAGGATTCTCGCGATATTCTTTCATAACATCGATTATATCAATAACCAGTGTTCTTGGAAAATCTCCTTCGATTATTTCTCTTACTGAGAACTTAACGAATGCTTCGCGTGACTCCTCGTCAAGAGACTCATCTAGAAGGATTTTCTTAGTACGTTCTACAGCCAGACCCATCATGGTAACATCTTCCACTGTTCGAATTTCTTGTTTCTGTGTCAGCAGAATTTCTTGTGACCGTAAGAACTGGAGACGTTTCTCAGCATCATCAATACCGAACAGCTTTGTTGAAAGATCTTTCAGCCATTCAATATCAATGGCTTTGTTTCCGATCATATTATTGAGCTCAGTCATAGCATTGATTAAAGCACCTTTAGGATCATCAGCGGCCATGAAATCCTCATCTTGGATATATTGTCGAATGAATGATATGAATGTCAGCTTCAGTTCATTGTGCATCAGGGTTGTGAAAGCCCTACTTCCTAGCATACTACCGATACTGTCATAACCAGTGATTTTCATTTTGAACTGACGCAACCATTCGGATGCTTCATTCACCATATCTTGAGGGTTTCCTCCCTTTGGAATATACTTGGATATTACGCCGTAATATTCGTCAAAGTATTTTGTTAATGTTGTTTTGAGTTCTGGTTCAACGGTAATTTCGTTGATAACCTTTGTCTTTATTGAGTACTTGAAAGCCTCGAAAAAGGCCAATCGATGCATGCTGTCATGTTCAATTCTTAGTAAAGCATCATTTAAGCCGCTAATAAATACTTCATGTATTTTATCAATGCATGTAAGTATCTGTATATTCTTAATCTGTTCCTCATTCAGTTCATCTTTCATTCCCATATTATTCGTCCTCCTCTTCGACAGTATCGTTTATCATATCCTCCATGGAATAATCGGCACGAAGAATGTACCAATTAACTCCGCAATTTCCTGACGGATGTACCCATCTTTTGGCATATTTAGCCGATGGTAAAACCGTCTCATACTCAAGTCCTCGGGTATCGCCATATGGAGGATATCCCCATTCCACACGGACAAGTATGTGTGGGGGTTTGTTAGTTTTTGGCTTGAACCATTTCAAGCCATTTTTCTCCCAGAACTTTCCTGGCATGATGTGGAGTTTTCCATCCACTATCATTGGGTTCAGTGGTCTTTCACTAAAGACTAAGTCTTTGTTCGAGTCATCTATCCAGAACAGTAAGTCCGGATCAGCTCCTCGCATCCTTGGGATAGCCCAATATGGTTCTCCTGTGAATTTACAGATACACGGATGTACCTTTCCTTTTTTGATCTCCGGCCATAAATCTTTGATTATATTCATAATGGCTCCTTTCCCTGGATTACTCCAGTGTCAATAAGTGAATAGTTTATAAAAAGGAAGCTATCGTTTTATTCTTCCTCTCTAAATAATAATATATATTTAGAAAACCAATATAATTTCGGGCCAGCATAGAAAATTTGGGGGCTTTTCGCCCCCAAAAATATCCATGCTTAATCTATGAAAGGATCATCAATGATAGTGGATTGCATAACTTCTTGGAAGAAGGGATTGAGATGCCCAGGATTGAATATATAATATCCCTCTTCGAAATGAGACTTATCTTCTTTAATTGTCTTTGAATAAGACTTCTGTGCACCGATGACTTTGTTTAACTCAACAGGTTTAACTCTACCATCAAGCGCAGCAACATCAACTTGATTCGTATAAGGAATCCAGTATGTCTTATAGCCATGTATATGACCATGAACGTTAATATCATTATCGTTCTTAACTGGCATATGTGAGAATAATACATTATGCCAAACAAATGATTGTACAACATCTGTGAAACCACATGACTTGTAGAATGTTGCAGTGAATAAATCATTGTTTCCTCGAACAAGAATCTTCGTACCAGGTATTGTTTTAAGAATACTCTTGAGTTCATCTTTATCCTGGAACTCACCGTCAACTAAGTCTCCAAGATATATGAGTATATCATCCTTAGTCATACTCTCATTTACGTTCTTGATTATCTCTTCAAAGTTCTTACACTTATGACATTCTGGTTTACCTTTCTCTTTACGGACCCACAAATGCCAATCCGTTGCACAGTAAACTTTATGCCATCTTCTAAGACATTGATCTATCATTTTTGATAATCTACCAGAATCTTTTTCTTCAGGTTCTTTTAAATCATCAACAAGTTTTTCTTCTTTTTCACGATTGTCCATTGTATCATCTCCTGTGAAAGTATTTTAATCAAGTGTGAAATAGAAAAGAAAAAGAATGGTGGATGTCAATTGACATCCACCATATTATTTTTTGTGAGTTTTATGTTAGCACCACTCTGGTAGAACTTGTGGTTCTCAACTAATATGTGATTATCACAGAGCTTTTCTATTCCCTCATTATGACTAATGAAGATAACAGTCATATCTTCTGTGATAACTTCATTGAATAATTCTATAGCTGCGTATTTTGTTTTGTCATCTAAATTAGATGTTACTTCGTCTAATATAAATAACTTACGAGGATTATTCTTCATCTCAATAACAGCTCGGATTATATTAATCCTTTGCTTCTGTCCTGATGAAAGTTTGCATCCTCTTTCACCAATTTGTGTATCGAAACCATCCTCAAGATCTGTAAACCAATCATAGAGGTTGAGTTTCTTAAAGTATTCCTTAATCTCATCTTCTGACACATCATAAGGATTATCAAATATGATATTCCTGATCAATGTGTCATCCAGAGACTCTGTCTCTTGCCATACATAGAAAACATCGAGTCTTGGTACGAAACCTGATTTAGGTTCAATACCTCCAGCTAGAAGATTAGCCAATGAGGATTTACCCTCACCACTTTCTCCTGTGATAAGAGTTTTAGAACCTTTCTTAAACCTAAGATGAGATATCTCAAACTTGACAGATTCCTCACCATAATCAAAGTTGATGTCATCTAAAACAATATCATCTTTAACTAAACCTCTAGGTTCTGTATCATCACCCTTGAGATCCTTGATAATCTTTTCTGATGAATCGATCTCAAGTTTATACTCAAAGATTCCCAGAATGTTGTTTCTGAAATTAACAAGTGCGAAATCTGATACAACAATAAGAGCCATCATTTCTAACGATTGTCTACACAACCATACATTGATGATTAATGGCGCCATGTAGATTATATCTACAATTCTAAAGACACCTATTCTTGCTGGATTGATACTAGTATACCACGCATCGTTTTGTGCGGCAACAAGTCTTTTTCTGGCGAATGTTTTCTGACCCAAGTATTTCAATGTTCTAATATTTATAAAGTTATCAGAACATTTACCGTGAAGATCTTCCTTCTTTGCTTTCGCAATTTCTGAGAACTTCACCACTCGCTCTGCTATTAAAGCAAAAGCAATACCTAACGGTATTGATACCGTTGATATAATTGCTGCAGCTACACTGTAATTCCATTCTTTATAGATTAATACCATTGCCGGTGCTACGCTATTCAGAAGTGTAACCATATACAGTTTCTGATCAGCTTTCATCGAAGCCAGATCTTTTGCTACATCAAATATCTTACCCGATGCAACATTGTTAATGTTTGCCATTTTTGAATCCAATACTCTGTCGAGGATTCTCAAATGCTCGGTATTGATCATTCTGGATTTTGCCGTACCACCGATGAAACGATCGATTGCTGTCATAATCAAGACTAACGAATATCCAACGATTATCATCATGAATATTCTAGTATCGAATCCCTGTGTAATTCTGGCCTCTTGCACATTAAGCATAGAGGTCACAATGCCGTGTGTAAACTGACTTACGATTATTATCGCAAACATTCCAGCCAGCGGGATTCTTCCCAACCATTCTACAAACTTTTTCATTCTTTTACTCCTTTTCTCCAACATACGTTGGTGTCAAAATTTAGAAGACCTTCTCTTTTTAGTCTTCATATTAATAATATATATTTGAGTCCAAAAAATAACATATGGTAAGAATGGGACACGTGGACATGTCAATGCCTGGTCAGCATTGTTGTGTTCTATTCTTGTAGCGTGTGATGTAGGTAGGAGGGGCGAAATGCCCCTCCAAACCCTCCCATCTTATTTCAACGCTTCAAATGCTTCTTCAACTGTGTAGATTGGTATATTTGCTCGACGAGCTTTTGATACCTTACTTGAGACATATCCCTTGTTCGGTATAACCAATGCAATTGTCTTTGATGAGAAGTCTGATACTTCATATCCTCTAGCTGTTAGAACACTAATCAGATTCTTATCACGTGTACCAGTGAGTGTAACTCTTCCCTTGGTTGGAATGTTTTCTGGTTTAGACAATACATAGAATGATATGAACTGTATAGCATCCCTGATTTCATCCCAATATAATGTCAATCCTTCTTTAATCATTGCATATGTATTAACAGAGAATCCATATACATAATCGGGGATACATTCCATCATGAATGAATCGACAGTACCATTCTCGATATGATACTTATACTTATTTACAGCCATCATCTCATCGCCATGGAACTTTGCATTGATTACAAGCCTCCATGTCTTTGCAGATACATCCTTGATTGGCATTGCACCCATCCATTTATCCAAAGGAACATCTTTTGTTGATGATTGGATTGTGTTATATATGTTAACAGCACTCTTTTCCTTATAACCATCAAGAGTCATTATCCTATCAGGAGTCAATCTATAAAGATCTCCTATACACTGAATCAAATTGGCTTCAAACAATTTCGTTATCGTGTTCTTTGCTATACCCATCATCTTCATCTTCTCACAATAACGATGAATCATTCCAACTTTCAATCCAGAACACTGTGGGTTAGTACATCTAACAGTCTTCAATGTCTTGAAGTTGAGATCTGCACCACATATAGGACACTTGGTTGGAATGGGTATAAGTTGGAAACCATCATGATATGTATCAATGAGATATGGCACGATGTTATATACTATTCTAACAGTATCATTGAATCTGAGTTCCATCGATTTAACACGAGATAGATTTGCCAAACCAACATGATCAACTGTCACATTATCAAACATAACCGGTTCCAGTATACCAACTGGAGTTATCTTTCCGGTCTTTCCATACTGATAGTCAATTCTGATTAATTTAGTTTCCTTGATATTGTTAAGGATCTTGATTGCTACCTCATTGGTTATTGATGTATCATACATGTTAACCAATGACACGACCACTCCATCAATAGCATAGGTTGCATCATTAAGTTTAATGGTTGCTCCATCTTCAAGTATGTTGTTTACAAACTCATTTATCGCTTCATTATTACCTGCATCTGTTATGATTGATAATTCTGAAGTTGTATAAGATACAAACAATTTCGAATCATGATAATCTCTCAATGGTACAAGAGTGATATACTTTGCCATATCAATATTCTGTGATGTAAGTGTTGCAGATACAACATCACGAGGACGTTTATACCTTTGATTGAAACCCATTTCTTTATATACTTCATTCGCCATAATGGCTTCACACTTTACAGTCTGAACTTGATCCGGATGATATATTCCTGGATGTGAATCAGTCTCACCAAAATATCCCCTGAAAAGTGCAGTTACATTCATCGACTCTCCATTGTCATAATCACCGCGTGTGAAATACTGATTCGTCAATACATCATATGCTACAGAGCATCCATCAAACTTAGGCTGTACAACTATTTTTCCAGCCAAAGGAATCTGCTTTGCTTTTAACCAATCATCATATGACTTCTGGTTCTCTCGTGGAGACAGATATACTTTTGGAAGAGTACCAACAACATCGTTGACATTCGATGATTGCTGCTGTCTAAGATACGGTCTATTGGATTCACCATGTTCTGCAAGATATTCTTCCAATAGTTTATCATATTCTTCATCAGATATAAGAGGATTACCTCTGTTATATGCTTCAAGATATCTGTCCAGTTCTTCTTTTGTTATCATCTTCAATTACCTCCTTACAAAAATAATATACTATAGGGTCCCCGAAGGGACCCGATAATATATTTTAATATTGCTTCCAAGGTCCTGATGATTGAGGACCATTCTGAAACCAGGGTACTTCATTATTACCCATATCATTAGGCCAATCAACAGGAAAGTTTTCACCAGTTCCACAACGTATCTCACCACGTGCAACACATTCCAGAATGGTTTCCATGTCAGCTGCTGCATACTTGGCACCTGGAGTAGTGTTTAAAGGTAAACCATCATCTCCAACCATCGTATCAGTATAAATTATTTGTGGCATAATCGTCACACCTTTCATATTATTTATTCATTAAAATAATATGTGTGTGAAATATCACTTTTTAGTCTTAGCGTATTGCTTGTTAGCACGATTATTACCAAGAGCACCGGATGTTCTACGATCCTCTGCACCTTCAGGAAGCTTGTTACCAGCATCACGAGAAGCTGTAACATCCTTTACACCTTCCTTATCAAGAGAAAGCATCTCTGTCAAGTCAGATGTGGCTGCCTTAGTGATTGACATATATGTCTTAACGATTGTCTCCATGTATCCAACATACTTGTTGTATGCATTTCTATCCTTATAATAGATACTATTCATATTACCCTGGAGACCCTGCATTACTTCAAGGATCTGATCAGTAACCTGAGAATACTTGCCAGTGATCATTGCAAAACACATGAGCTTGTTGTAAACGTTGTTTGATTCGTATATAGCTCTATTAGCTTCTTCGTTCCAAACCTTAACGTTTATCTTCTTATCAGAATAACCAAAGAATTCGTTGATGAGAGCATCCTTGTTCTTATCAGTTACAATAACCTTGGTCTTTGTCATGTTAAGACTCCTGATCTTAGCCATACCATCTTCAATGCTACCATACTTGATAGGATTCTTGATAGTACCATGGTAACCTTGTTCTGTAACTGTAACACCACACTTCTTACCGATATCAACTGACAGTCTATAGAGGAGGTCTACATACTGCACAGGAATAACCATGTTAAATGCAGCATCAGTATCATTGTAGAAGTAGAAGTATTTTCCTGATTTGAACAAACCGGTTATACCATTCTTCTTGATCCACTCCATTCTAGCATGACGATTGATACGATTTCTTTCACTGCTTTCTCTGATGTTAGCTGTGAGAGTAGAAAGTGCTTTAAGAGCTGCCTTGAATCCTTTAAGTAGTAATGCAAATGGATTAGGTGTACCCTTGAGTTCCTGAGGAGCTCTAGCTGTGTTGACAACCTCTTCCTGGAAGTAAGCTTCGAGTATAATTCCATACTGTTTAGCAGTATTATCAGCACGGTGATAGTATGCATACATAGATGCTTCCAGAATAATCTCTGCCTGATGAAGCATTGTAAGAGAGTTGTTTGCAGCATATTCGAGTATCTCGAAATCCATTTCATCAACAGAATCAGATGATGTTTCCATCGATCTCTTGTCAATGGCTGTCTGCATTGCAGTATGATCATCCATACCGAGCTGGAGAAGTTCCTCATATTCCTTCTTGACTTCAGGATCACGAGGCTCATACTTTTCACCGGTGAATTGAGACTTCTGGAACATAAGCTGTTCCATGTGGAATCTTTCTTCTCTACCGATATCAGAATACAGACGACGTGCATTTGAATCATGTGAATCCTTGGAGGCATCGAAGTAATCATTAATAGCTTCAGCTTCTGCAGCTATGAGCTTATTGAGTATTTCGATTTCCTTAGGATCATAGTCGTTCTGTACATCAGAAGTATCTGTACCGAAGTCCTTGAGGTCATCTCCTTCAGGAGTTGTTGATCCTTCAAGAGCATCATCAGAAGATGGAGCATCAAGGTCAAGAGAGAAATCAAAATCACCAGATGTGGCAATGCTACCGGTATCAGCTGTTTCGTTCTCAGCTTCTATGGCCTCACCAACTGTCTGCTCGTCGGAAACCTCACCATCTTCTTGAACAAATGCCTCATTGACGTTCTTTTCACGCCTCTCCATGAGTTTCTTTTTCATTTCTTCAAGTTTAGCCATGCTGTCATCCCTCATTGCCTTTGTTTGAGAATCCAGCAACTCATCGAAATATTTCTTCGCATGTAGTGATAAAGCTATCTCGGGGCGATCCTTTATCTGATTCCAGACACGCTCACGATTTTCCTTAAGCTCAGCTTCTGTTGGGTTAACCCATGAACCACATAACTCTTTGAACTGTTTGTCGATACTATCAGCTATAGCCTGACGTACCTCAGGTCTCTGTATCATTTTAGCAGCTTCAGATTTCATATCAAAAGCTTCCTGAACATAAGATTCCTGACCAAGCTCATGTTTAAGTTTACTATAGAACTCATTTACTTCATCCGGTGATAATTTATCATCAACTTCTGTATCATCCGCTGTAACCTCTTCGTTACCGTCTCCAACCTCCTCTGTGTTGTCCTCGGTAGGTTCAGCATCAAGATCAAGATCCCCAGCATCATCAGCTGTTGGCTCTTCTTCAGTAGCAGGTTCCTCTGGTGCAGGTTCTTCCGTAGGTGTTGCATCTTTTTCGATGACCTGGTGTTTGGACCAATATTCATAACTGGCCATGAGATCCTCTACATTTCTAGCGTACATACATAAGTCGACTACCGGGCCTGTTTGTAATGTGCCATATTGGTATTTTTTCTGGAATTCATAAAGAACGATATAATCGTTCATTTCCCCATTCTCATCACAATCAGCTGTTGCAACAGGAATTACTTTTACAATGAATCCATCAGGTGACTTGATATCCTTTATGTTATCATTCACTTTCTTGTATTCAGCCGGTATTTCATCAAGACTAAAAAATCTACCGATCTTTGTCATACCAACTTCGTCACCAACTGAAAGACCTTTGAATTTTTCAGCTTCACCAGATTCTATGAATTCTTTATGGAATTCCGGTATCTCTGGCATAGCATCAGCAGATGAACCAGCATTATCTGTTGAAGGTTCTTCTACTGCGGGTTCTTCAACCTCGACGTTTTCATCTGCTTCTTGAACGACTTCATCGTCATCATAGAACATCAATGGATCTCTTACTGAACCTTCCTGAACGATAGGTTCGTCAAGATCCATATCGAAAAATTTGTTATCATTCATCTCAATTACTCCTTTTCTCTATAATGTACACCGTAATCTATAGAGCGATATACCTTATACTTATTATCATATGCAACGTTACCAATGTGCTGTGAACCAACTTTGATATTGAGACTACCATGTTTTTTCTGATAGTCAGAGAAAACATCATTAACCTTCTTAGAATATTCTTTCAGCGTCTTGCTAGAAAGATCAAAGTTGCCATGTACACGTTCCATTGCAACTATTGCGTTATTCTTAAAGTCTTTTATAACCGGAGCAATTAAATCTATTCTATCCATGTCGGTGAATATCTTTGTAAAACGAGATTCAGTTTCATTGGATGTTGTTCCCAGACCGGATAATGCTATCTTAAGAACTATCGTGTCATTAGGTGGGAAGATAGTTGCACGAGCATGACCAAATATAGGTTTATATTGACCCGTACCACGAATACATTCGTCGGATATCAACCATGCATTGTATGCAATATACTTTGGAGGAATGCCAGCCTTAATACAACGACCAACGAATTCATCGAGTAATGCAATAGACTTAATTGACTTATACATTGATGCATCAATAATGCTCATGTTCTTGAATGCTGACGAGATGTAATTGAGAGATATCTGGATTCTCATCAAAAGACGAACAACCATATTCAGAGAATGGATTGTCTTTCCATCAATACCTGTTATGTCAACATCAGTACTTGTAAACGCTTCCATATCTGTCAATAACTTTGACGCCCATGCCTGGATTTCCGTAAGTTTTGACATAGGTATCTCATAGAAATGAGATTCTGGTTTAAGGAATATCTTAACGATCCTTGACATTTTGTCAGACTTATTAAGTTCCTTCATATCTTCGGGCTTACGATCTTTAACAACCTTCAACGCAAGAGACACAAGTTCTGTTATCTTATCACGAGTTGAATCATGAGTCATGATATGAAGAGCAACCTTTGGTGATGAATACCATTCTTTATCCTGACCAGGTATTTCAATCTCTTCACCATCAGCCTTTACATTTGTCTTAGAGAATCTTCCGAATCCGATGTATGATATTTTCAAAGTCTTTTTATCATCAGAGAAAGATACATCTACATTACGACGTTTCAATGTTATGGTTGTACCTTTTATTTCTGATCTTGAGTCGGCAGGTATTGTTACCGTAACACCATCTTCAGTTTCCTGATCTGGCGTAACTTCCTCCTGAACGAAGGATTCTTTTACAACCGCATCAGGTCCTTCTGGTACAATGTATTTTGGATTAACCTTTGGAACAGGCCATGCAGCAATATCGTCAGGAACATTGTTCTTTGACTTCAATACTTCTGCAGCTATAGAAGTCACAGATGCAGTTGAACCTTTACCAGTAATTTCACCTTTGTGATTTGTTATACTTGCTATGAAATTCTTTATACCTTGAACGATGTTATGGATAAAACGTTTTATGGCATTAATTATCTTTTTGATTATGCCGTCACTATTTTTAGTAGCGGCGGCATACTCAGCTTCTTCCATAATAATGCACTGTTTATCAATATAATCGACAAGAGATTCCATAACAGAAATTTCGGATTCCTGACACAATGTATTCATTGAATCAATAGAATCCAATATAGCAATTTCTGTATTCATTCATTAGTCACTCTCCTTAATCTTTATTGGCATTATTCAAGGACTTCCATCCTTCAGTATCTATACCGAACTTATGAGCACGACGTAAGATCTTTCCAGCAACTTCCTTGCGGTACTTGTTAGGTACACCACGAGGAAACATTCTTGCTGCGGCCTTAACATGTGCTTCATCATTTATAGGATACTTGCGTATCTTTTCACCAGAAGCATCCTTATATACTAATGCAAAATCAGAATCATCCAATTCTTTTCTAGTCTTAGCTTTCATTTTAGCTTCTTGGAAGAAATGATCAAATTCTGATAATGGTTCATATGATTCGTTCATTTGTTTCACATCCTTATCCCAATCTTCAATATATGACTTGTAGAAGTCATTACTCAAAAGGAGGTCTTTCATAGTTTTGAAATCACCTCCACAAAGACGATTGCATATAGCCAACAATTTTGGATTTTCATTAAATCCTGAATTGATATAACGTTCGATTTGTCCGTTCTCTTTTATCATGAAATTTATTTCATGATCATCAAGATTGATGTATTCATTCCAATAAGTATCCTGAATATGATCCGTGATGTATTTCTCCCATATAGAAGCTTTATCAGAATTAAATCTAACCTTGTAGTCACCATCATCTTCAGTGATTTCAAAACCATCTTTTTTCAAATCATATATGGAATCATCAACTCCCATTGCATATGATATGCAATTGAGATCTTTATCGGTTGCTGATTCACAATAGCAATCATCAGGATCCTTATCTTCAAAGTCGTCAACTTCTGCGGTACCAGTTGTATTGTCTTTAGTCGGTTCCATATGGTTAACCTCCAAGATTCATAATATTTGCAAACCTACCACTTCTACCAGGATTGAGCATTCTAGCAAGACCCATCATTCCCATAGATGTTGCACCAGGTAAGAATTCTTCAAAAGGTTTATGGAAGAATATCATTGCTACTAGCATAACAGTAACAGTGATAGGTCCACCAGCAATCATTGCACTAATGTCACCATTATAAGCCTTTGCATTGAAAGGACAATCTTCCCAACGGTATGTCTCTTCCTTGATGTTATCAAGAACAGCAGTACGTGTTAATGCCATAGTCTTGTTCAACTTAACACCATATTCTTTACGGAGTACAGTATCCTGATCAGAGAACTTATCAAACTCAGCATCAAGTACATCCATTTCTTTACCAAAATCCTCGATATCTCTTATAATCGCTTTTGGATTGAAGTTCACAATACCGGTGACTGCTCTAACAAGAAGATTGAATACAGTTGATACAGTAAACAAACCAATTGTTGCAGGAATAGTGATGAACTTTTCAGATCCATATATAACCGCCTTAAGATTATCAGCAGATAAGTAATCTCTACCAGAGAGAAGATTATAACCTTTACCGAAAGTCTCAGCAAATTTCTCCAAGAGATCAATATCCATTTCAGCCTTAATAGTATTATTACTATCGATCTTTTGTTGTGCTCGTTCTCTTGTGTAATTATCAATAGACTTAGTCTTCTTGATAGCCTTTGCATCACCAAAAGACTTACCAGTTGTAGCAATAAGACCTATCGTACTTACAGCATTCTTATCGATACCCTGGAAGTTATCATTCTTAGTGATATCATTTACAGCATCCCGTAATTTACGTAACTCATCCTTTGATGCACCTATACATGTTACCTTAACAATGTTCTCTACATCTGTCTTACTAAGCATACGTGTGAACTTATCATCAGCGAATACTTTACGACGAAGCTGTTTAACGAAATCCTGTACAGCTTTATCATTTGCTTTGACATTTTCGTTCAATTCCTTTTCACGAACAACTTGTCCCTTCATGTATTCCTCTTCTTCTTTTTCTTGTTCAGACTTTCTATCGAACAAACCTTCTTGGAATACTTCGGCAGATATCTGATCTTCCATGTATTCTTTGAATATATTAGAAGAGAACATTTTGTTGAGTTCATCAACAATGAGAAGAGCATTGTAGGATTGTATGTACTTTGTCTTATTGACAGTAACACATCTCAGGAACAATCCTTTTATCTTAGCGCACACATTTTTGAAGAACAATATTACCTTTTTGAATAATGCCTTTATTGAAAAACCATTCTCACCATCCTCCATGTATATAGAGAATGATTCTTGAATTATGTCTTCACTATAATCTTCATTAGATATTATAGCTAAAGCTTTCTCATAGCTTTCACATACAGCAATCAAGACATCTATTTCGGATCTAAATGTAACTTCATCAATGTAGTTCAATATGTCATTCATTTATGTTTCACTTCCTTAATAGATTTAGATTACAATGGCGTTCATAAACAAAAAGAAAAGAGAGGGAATTGTGGGGGCCGAAGCCCCCGTTCCCGATGAGTATTAGTATATAATTCAGGAAGATCTCTGAATTAGTCGAAGAATCTGCCAGGACGAGCAGGCTCGAGAGGCTTGTCATTCTTCTTGTAGCCGAGAGCGATGTCAGGTGTCTCCTCAACTTCCATTGAGAACATGCCGCTCTTGAGCTTGTTGTTTCCACCAGATACGATAGCTTCAGGATTGAATGAAGTGAACTTCTCCTGGAACAGATCTGAGAAACCTGAATTGTTAGCGTTATAGCTTTCCTGAGTAACCTCAGCGTTGTCTTCGAAGTTGAAGCCGAGGTCATCAATTATTCTGTTATCAGCCATTGTTAAAGACTCCTTTTCTATAGATTTGATTTACCATACATATCAGCAAGCAACTGATTTGCATACAGCTTGTTCATCGCAATGATGAGACGATATGTATGAGCATAGTTGATGTTTGTGAATACCAACATACGACGTTTCCAGTCGACGTAGTAACCATCATCTATTAAACATTTGTTTTCACGCAGCTTTACCGATAGGAATACACCTACATCGATATTGTTCTCCAAGTGATGGTCTATTAGCTGATTTATTTCGTCGCTAAAGATAGCTCCGATGTATACTTCCTTTTCTCCCCAATCCAATTGTATGATCGGTCTACCTATGACTTTCCAGCCATACAGTAATGGGAAGTCCTTTTCATTCCAAACGTCCGAGAATATTGGAATAGCAATGGATCCCGGCAATGGATCTTTACGAACAAATGGACCAGGGTTAGGAACACATAAATCATATAAACCAATTGTGTTGAACTCGCATCGCATTGTGAAAGTTATGGGATAGTCAGATTCGACTAAGTTGCTTGACTTTGTGCCATTCGAATAGCTCAAATCACCTATGTTGCAAAGTATAGGTGAAGAATAGTGCATGTAAAATGCATCCTTATGACGTCCAGATGAGAATCTGTACGAAACAGGAAACTCACTATTCATATTTAGGTAATCAACAAACTTTGCCACACTACCATTTTCGTCCTTAACAGGTATACCTGCATGATGTGCAGTCTCCTCAAGGAATCCATCAGGTATTGCCAATTCCAAAGCAGTATCAATATCAAAAAATCCACCGTCGGTTGGGATTGTATTTATTAGGTATGAACTCCAGTTCAGCTGTTCAGCATAACTTCTGAAAGCTAAGACAAAGTCTAACATTACAACAACTCTGTTGACCTTACCACGCCATACTATTTTCTTCTGAGGGTCGACTAATAATTCCGGCATCTCAGAGCGATTCTGAAAACGGTTTGATGTAGAAGACCACGTCGTCGTTGCAAAGGAACCAGCAGCCAACCTATTATCCAGACCAGATAAAGATACTCTTGGATTCACAACACACAATGGATATGCTTGTTGTCGAACTTGTTGAGGTGTATGTCTCAGTTGTCGATGTGCAATCCTTGTGGATGGAAGGACTGTTTTGAAGGTTTCGTCAGGAAACCTATCAACAATGAATTGCAACGCTATGGCTGCAACATTGCCTATGGAGTGCATCATATCTGTACCACTTCGACATGCCAATGATAATGAGTATCCATGCTCATTACCTCGTGGAGAGAGACCATTGTATTGATACAACAATCTTCTTTCTCGGATATCATGATCTCCTAAACCCTCATTAAAATTATTGATATTACCCTTGTTTGGGTGGGTATCAGAATAATTACTCACTTTGAACCCTCGATATCAATACAGATAATATGTTGGTAAACTTTTCGATGTTGTATTGCTTAATGTACTTGAAGTTGAAATCCATTATTGATGGACATTTATTCAAGATCATAATAGGACGCCACATGTTAGTGGTACCATATTTATCATAAGCATACTTCTTGGGATTACGTACATATTTCAAATCGAAATTCTCCACAGAAGAAATATCATCAATACTATTAATGATATCGAAGAACTTCAACGGAAGCTGAGATATGACTACATCCCATTTCGAAAGATCGTTGCCTTCTATATCAGGCTCATCTGCTACCAACGTTACTGAAGAAGAGATGTTATTGAAAGTGAATAAATCTGAATTTATGTATTTTATTAATGAGGGTACTAACGTTTTTTGATCAGATGTCATCACAACGCATCATCTCCTTTCACATTCATTGTATGCGAACATACATATTGAATATGTCATTATCATCACAGACCAAAGTTGCTTTCAAGTTCCCGTCACTAACAACAGGATCACTTGAAAGGACTCGTGCAGTAACATTGAATCTATCTCCAATATCCACTGCACGAGAAGTGTACCTTGTAGATGAGAAAATAACAGAAGATATCTCTACGATATCACCATTATTAATTACGCCTTCTGTATGAATAATACAAGTTGATGTATGCGGTATAGTGAAATCATCTCCACTGATTGACAGTAACATATTCTTTTATCACCTTGCGATGATTACTTACCTACTGCTGAGATGAGGCTGAGGAAAGCATCGCCGAATGCACCGATGAGTGTCTTGCAAGCAGCCTGGAGCTTCTTATTAACTTCAGGACACTTCTTGTTGCACTCTTCTGCAGCACCAGAAACCTTCTTCTTATCCTGTTCCTTTACAGCAGCAGAGATCTGCTTCTCTGACTTAACGCCGCCGCTCTTCTTGATGCCATCAGCTACAGCATATACTGCGAACCAAGCACACATTACCATTGCGATGTCGTTAACTGAAGCACTGTCTGTCTTCTTGAGTTTGTTATCTGCATTAACAAGAGCATCAGCAGCATTGCCGAGATTACCAGACATATAGCTCAGTGAACGCTTACCATCCTCACTCTTTGTCTTAGCAAGAGCAGGAACGATTGCCTTTACTGAATCATTCTCATAGAATGAATCTGGTACGCTTATGCAGCAACCTTCTGCGAGGTTTGCAAAAGCCTTGATAACTGTAGCAGCTGCAGCCTTAGCTGAAGCTCCTGTAACGAATCTTTCACCTTCGAGCTGAACTGATGACTTGCCACCTGTAACAGCCTTAGCAAATGTCTTTGCATATTCCAGTGAAGGATTGATTGTAACTTTAGCGCCGCACTTCTTTGCGAGCATATTGAGAGCCTTGTTAGGAGATGTTGCCTTTTCAGCGTATTCAACAAATATACAAGCTTCCTGATAAAGGTGACGGCATGTACCGATCAACTCTCTTTCAACGGCTTCATACATGAGTTCGATAGCTTTTTCTCTATCTGTAGGAAGACCAGCATTTGTAGCTGCTTCCTGGATAACTTCTGTCATTTCAGAAGGTTCGAGAGAAGCTATATTCTTAGCTGCATCATAGATAGCTGCAGAAACATTTACCTGACCCATTGCTTCCTGGACATACGCATCGTGAACTGAAGCGTCACCAGTCTCAAGGTCCAACATAATATCTGATACCTTCATGAGTTGAATATCGTCCTTTCAAATTATAGATTTTTACAATATACCAAGCCTGGGAGCCCCTCCAGAATTAGTTATGTTGTAAATTACAAAGTTGTGGTTGTATAAAGTAATTATACAGTTGGTGTATCCTTATATTTCTGAATCAATTGTTGAGCTTGCACTTTGTACTTCTCAACAAGATCAGCTTTGAGTGAACGATGATCCAAACCCAAACGAACGAGTTGTTTGAATTGTGGATCGTCTGCATTCTGTGCAAGTAACAAAGATGTTATTGCAACTGCAGTATTGTCTTTATTGGTCGGATTGAGTCTTAATGTGCTTTTAACATCAAGGCCATTCCTTTCAGTCAGATCCTGGAGTTCCTGATCTTTGTCAAGCTTCTCCATAAGAGTTTTAACTCTATTGAAGATTTGTTCTTCAGTCATCATAGAGCATGTCCTCCTTCCTTCGAGAGTTTATTATTACGTCCGAATTACAGGAAAACGAAAAAAAAGAACCCGCGTGATTGCGGGTCCTCTTTATGTGATGCGTACAGTCCGCTTATGCGGCAGGATTCTGAGCTCCCTCAGGAGCGGGTGCAGGAGCAGGAGCTGTTTCCTTCTTGCCGGGAAGGATGCCCTTGATCTTGCCGAAGATGGACTTCTTAGGAGCGGGATCATTATCCTGTGCAGGAGTGATCTGTGCCTCGATGTCCTTGATCTTCTTGTTGATGTAAATCTTACCTGCGATGCCTCCGGCTACGGGAACTACCTTGAGAGCGAGAGCTGCTGCCGGATTCTTCTTCTCCCACTTAGTCACTTTCTTGTTAATCTTCTTAGCTGACTTGTTTACCTTTTTGATCATCTTGTTTGCCATAAATAGGCCTCCTTATATTCTCCTATAGATACGCTATAGGTCGTCCCTTATCAGGGTGACAATGATTGGTTTTCGAATGATGAAGGAGACAGGATTATCTCCTTCTTCTTCATAATAATAATATATATTTAGAAACTTGAAATTCTAGCTCTGTAGCATACACTTTTCGGCAGCATAGATAAATTTCATTAGTATGGATAGTAATCTGGTAAGTATGAAGTATCATCATTATCTGTAAAATCAATCATTATATCCGGATTATTAACGAGGAGGTCATATCTCCCTTGATTTAATAAACTGGATATCTTTTTCAGTTGTTCAAATGCCTCCACCTCTTCCTGGGTGACTAATAAAATGTCCTTTTCATAAAATGATAAAAATATTGATAATTCTTGTGCTAAAAACTTCAAAGATCTTAATGATATCTTTTTATAGTCATCTGGGTCTATCATATTTTCATATAACAGCATTATGATTTACTCCTTTCATTGAACAATTCTGAAACGATGTTTTCATCGTTGTATTCATATTAATAAAGTATATTTTATAAAGGAGAATTTTTATGTTTAACTTAGACGATACTAAAACAATCATGAGCATTATCAATCAGAGGGATACTGATGTGATGTTATTCCCTGTCTGTGTTAAGATAGATCAGAATTATTACTATATTCCATCATTAGATAAATCCGATGTAGTCGGTTCTAATATTAAAATAGTATTTGGCTCATCTATCAATGTATTCACCAAGAAGAAATTTCCAAAGAATCTGTTACTGTTGTTTGACAATGTCAAGATGTTTAATTACTTTGACGAAGAGAAACAGGTAGCAACAGAGTATTTCTATTTCGAATCAGGATATGTAGAAGCTGCTGGTAGTGATCCTATTAATGTAGCAGAAGAAATCAATGGTTGGTGTGATATCTTGATTCCTTATGTAAAGAACATTATTGACAGGAATAGAAAAGAGAAAATCAAGAAGATGATGGAAGAACAATCTTGATTTCTATTTTTCTTATTTTAGAAAATATATATACTTAATATGACGGAGTCATATTATATATAATAAAATAAGAAAGAAGATGTAAAGGAAAGGTGGATTGTAATGAATAAGGAGTTATATGAGTTTAAAGAGAAGCTACTAAGTACTGGTATGTTTAAACCTGTTACTGGTAGTAATTGGTATAGACTTCGCGAATGTCCTTTCTGTGGGGATGGAAAGTGGCATATGTATGTTTGTATCAATCTCACCAGTGATGACATCGTTGGATACAACTGTTTCAAGTGTAACAAGAAAGGTGTGTTGAATCAAAAGTTCTTGGATCACTTTGGGCTGAATGATTTGAAACTTCCGACGAATATTTCTGGTAGTAGAAGGGTTGTTGGTGATGGTAGTGTTAGTACCAAGATACCCAATGTGAATGTCAATGAGCATGACTACATCGATGGTGTGTGTAACTATACCATGGATAGAGTTGGTCATTATCCTACACTTGGTGAATTACAAGCATTTCAGTATGTTGGTAATCCAAAGAAGTATGCAATGGAGTATCTTGGTATAGATGACATCAATAATATAAGGAATCGTTTTTGGTTCCAGATGACAAACGGTAATATTATTGGTAGATTTCATAATGATAATACAGAGATGCGGTGGTTGAAGTATAAGACCAACAAGTGTAAGACTACCGGGTTATATAAAATCTCCGTACCTGTCGATCTTGGTTCAGACATCAATGTTCTTATCAGTGAAGGAATATATGATTCGATTGGTTTGTATTATAATTGGCATGGGACTACGAATAATATATACATCTCCGTCATGGGTCAAGACTATCTGAAGGGTATCAAGTATATACTCAACAAGGGTATCTTTGGTAAGAGTGTTAATATCTTGATATTCAAAGATGCGGACATTGATATCAACAAGATATTCATTCCGTATATGTTGAAGAAGATGTTTAAGAGTGTCAACATTTATGAGAATGCTTTATCGAAGGATTTTGGTGTCAAAGAGGAATTGTACGATGTATGTAAAGTCGTACGCAGAACCAACAACTATGATGGAGGGTTGTATTAACGAAAGGAGAATGACTTATGAGAAGTATTCAAGAATTTTTATCAGACAGAAAGAACAAGAAGACTGAAAAGAAGAGTGCTGAAGCATATGATCTTATGAAGAGTCAGGAGAGGTATACTACTTCTGACACATTCATGATACGTCTCAATGGAGATGTTGAGTACTTCAAGCCTTTTCTTGAACGAATCAGAGTAGAGGGATATGAATATAGGATAGATACAATCGACGGGGAATTGTTCTCTCCTACAATCATTTATGTTAGAATAATTAAGCCGAATGCAAACAAGTATTTCAGAAAGGATTGATCATTAATGGGAATCAACATGGACGAACCAACACAGGAAGGAAGAGCATTCGAGGACGCTACTGCGGTTTATGACAAATCTGTCAAAGACCATGAGCCTTCAAACGAATGGAAGAAGATGGCTGCTATGGCACGGGGTGAAAACTTTGTTGAACCTGAAAAGCCAAAGGCATTCCAGAGAATTGACAAAATAAACTACTACCTTGATATTGCAAAAGCTGTTGCTGTACGTGGCACATGTCTCCGTAGAAAGTTCGGTGCTGTTATTGTGAAGAATGACAGAATCGTTTCTACTGGATACGTTGGTGCACCACGTGGTCGTGTCAACTGTTCTGATCTTGGTAAATGTTTCAGAATGGAGCATAACATTCCCAGTGGATGCATGTATGAGAAATGTCGTTCTGTTCACGCAGAAATGAATGCTATCATAGGTGCGGACAAAGAAGAACTTGAGGGAAGCGTTCTGTTCCTTGTGGGACTTGAGAATGATGGTAAGTTTACTGAGAATGCAGATTGTTGTTCAATGTGTAAACGCATGATCATCAACGCAGGCATCTCAATAGTAGTCATCAGAACTTCTGATGGATATAAACCTATCAATGTTGAAGAGTGGGTTAAGAATGACGACTCATTAGAAGAACACGAAGGATATTGATAATGGAATACAAAAGTAAAAACAATGACAAGAAAAGAAGTATCGATATTGCAATACGTATAGAAGATTACACAGATCTATTAGAAAAGTCTGTGTATGATAATATACGTACAACTATCGTACAGCATGACATTATAAATCAGATACTGGAGATCTTCATTCAGATGACTGCATGTGGTAAACACATCGATGACATTACCAAGACATATAATGAAGAAACTGGTGAGTATAGTGTATCATTCTATTTCGGAAAGTTTTCTGAAGATGTTGTAATATCTTGGGGCAAGAATGTATCTGTAATAGACATCAAGGCTTATACGTTTGCTTATAGATGGCCCGAAGGTCATATAGCAATCATAGTAAGGCCCGATAAGCCTCCACTAATGTCGAATCTATCGGATCATCCGACGACATTGATGGATGTTATATTCAAACATCTCAAAAGAGATCTGGATCAATATAGACCAAACGTATAATATTAGGAGGGGCATTACGCCCCTCCATATTATTTTTTATACTTCGTCCCATCTTGAAGTCTTTGAATTATATACTTTCATCTTCAAAGCATCTTCATTCTCTTCAATAATGAGAGTCTTTGTAGAAACATCATTTCCAGCTTCATCATATACTCTCGATGTATCTGTGATATGAATGTCTCTATTTTTAATTACTTCCATTTTCTTTGGAATGTACTTTGTCTGAGTAATATCGTTTGACAACATGTATGAAGAAACACGTGGGAATACAAGTTTCCAGTTACCCTTCATCTTATGCTGTTCAGGAGTCAAGTTTACATTGGTTCCTATGACGATGTCACTCATATTTGTCATTTCAGGATTCTGATATAATGGTTCATTTGATGCTGGTGTATATGGAATATTCTGAGGATTGTTTGTCATGATATTCCACAGATAATTTCCATTATCATCTACGACCTTAATGACTTCACTACTATCACCAAGACGGATATCAATGTCAGCATATGTCATGTCCTTACGTATAACTTCAAGATTCATTGTCTCTGGATCTACACGATATTCTTCACGCTTTGTTGAATTAGGATCATATACCCAGATCATTGGACCGATACCAGGTACAGTCCATATCAATGTTGTGGATGGATTGAAGTGAACATAGTTGTCACAATGTAATTTGTTTGTTGGAAGTTTTGTGGTTGTATCAGTTGTGAAGTAGTTATTGAAACCTCTGCTAACAACACCGAACTGGAATGTTGTTCCATCACCCTTCCATCTCCATATGATATAAGAATCATAACGAATCATGTTCATGTCTTTCAGAGTATCAATTACTGAGTCAACTGTTCTTCTAGCGGTATTTGCTTCTTTGATACCATCACAATAGAACTTACAGATGTCCACCACGTTATCTGTCAAATTATCATCAACTGTCTGAACTACTGGAGTATGATCCGTATCGATGATAGTTATACTGTTAGCGGTCTGCATAACATTCAACTGAGTTGGTGTTGAATGATCAAGTCTCTTTGTAACAGGGAGTGATTCATTCTTTGGAATGATCGAGTTGATGAATGCTTCCTGAGTTGCGATACCACCTTCAAGTTTGTTGGTTGAAGTAACTTCGAACTCAGAGATTCTCATTCCCTTTGTCCATACTCCACCCTTTGGCGTTGCTAATGAAGATTGATCTATGTCATACGTATACATGTAAAGTCCATCACGTTCACGTACAAGAGCAAATAAGTCTGTAAAGAACTCACCCTTGTATGGAAGAATTGACTCAAAGTATTCATCACTGAATGTGAAAGACAATCTTAAACCTTCGCCAACACCTTCCAAAGGAGATGTACCGTATACACTTGTATTGATACCAGGTTCATTGTTTGGGAAATCAAAGTTCATCAGTGGTATCTGAGACACATGTTCATCAGGAGTAATTTCGAGTGTTAGTATAGCACCAGTCTCATCTACCGTCATAACAGTATATGTGAATGAACAACCACCAACAATACACAAACCTTCATCTCCTTCGGCATATCCACTACCACGATTAACCAAAGGATCAGCAACTAGTACTCTTGATGTGTCAACCATAGGATTCAGATTTTCCATAACTCTGAAGTTATTGTAATTATACATATCAACATCTTCGAGTTCTTCTATTGATTCAAATATGAATCTATTATCCATTCCCATTTCTTCATAAACAGGATTACCACTTCTTGAAAGATGTGATGGTTTAACCCATCTTGTTGTTAACTCATTATACAGCTTCTCTTTATCTGATGCCAGATAAGATGTTTCTGTACGAACGTACTTTCTGTCAACAACTTGAGTGGTTGATAAACCATGTGCGCCTTCAAGCATAACAGCTGATGTAGGAATATCACATATTCTTGCAGCTGTTCTTGCTGGCTTGATGTAAAGGTTATCAGGATCTGCATTGTTTCTGTATTCTGTATCATCATTAGACAATACATATACACGACCGATTTCATCATTTGGATCGGGATTGTTTGGATCTGGAACTTTACCTGGATCAAATATCAATCCAGAACCCTGTGCAGTTTCAGGGTTTTCAGGAGCTGTGGTCTTTGTATTATGCATTGCGTATACAATACCATGTTCCTGAACGAGTGTGTCTACTACAGATTCATCGTTCAACCATTCAGGAAGTCCACTCCATTTATTGAGATTATATGGATAACGGGTAGCTGTATCTGATGATGGATTACCAGCATTGAATCTCATGCCAGCATAGCCATATTCCTTGGTGTCCTTAACGAAAGGAACCTGTGGATCAAATGCAACGTTCAACATTGCAACCAATGGAGAACCATCGCCTGTCTCATAGTTATTGACAACGAAATAGTCCATGTCAATGCTATAGGATAAGTTATCAACATATTCCCATGTCTCAGAATCGTTGCACATTGTGATTACATCATTAGGATTACATCCCAATGTAACTGTGTATGTGTCGGTTGTATCCATGTTCTTGAATACAATGTTATTTGACAGAGGTTTGTTGAAGTCAGCACTGGTGTTATCAAATGAACCATTGCCTGGATAAACAAATATCTTGTAATTGGATACTGATTCTCCATCAGGAGTTGCATCATTATTACCATCAATACCAACGTAAAGCTTTGCATTGAATGGAGGTTTGTCTCCTTCATTTGATATGTACATTATCTGAGAATCATTTGCACCAATGTTAGATGAATCAAATGTTATGTTTGATCCGATGACAGTTTGATCACATGTAAACCAGAACAGAGGATCACCAATATATCTATCGTTGTCAACAGCAGACAATACATATGTCGTACCAGTCTTAGTTACGTCGAATGGTTGAAGTGCTTCCTCCAATGGATAATACCACACAGTATTTGTTGCACCAGTGAAGTTAAGTTCACGAACGATGTCATACTGGTTTGTGGTTGTATTGTTTATGAGAATCTTTGGAGGAGTAGTTGTTCTTATCCATTTACCAGCATATACTTCATCGGAAGATTTTGATGCAGCGAAAGGAATAATACACTCAGATGCATTTTCGAACTTGAGTTTGTAGTTACCATACAAAGCAACCTGACGTTCATCGTCATAACCGTATTCGTATCTTGTAGAAAGGATACGTGTATACATTAATCCATTTACTGCAGAGGAATGTGGTAATGCGGAAATGTATATATCTAAGATATCTTCTGCATGAGGTAATGCAAATTTGATATCATTTGTGTAGTCGTATTTATAAGGTAACTTCTTTGACTCAATGACAATATCAGATCCCGTATTATCTACACGACCTTGGTATATATCGCCAGTATCTTTATCCTGAATCTGATTGTTGGCACTGGTCTTCATTAACCAGTGCCTACGTTCTTGCATCAGAATAATTGATAAGTTATTATAACCTAAAACACGTAGTAATTTGTTAGGGTTCATCAATCATTCCTCCTTTGTATTTTAACCCATACCACTCCGCCATTTATAAAGCGAGCAATGTATCTTTCACTATTGATGATTAACATGGTCATCTCTGTTATATCGATATCACCATCATACATTCTGAATCCACCAAGTGTCATAGGATCAGTAACGTCATCTAATCTGAATATATATTCCGGATTGATTTCATAATTAGTGCTTCCTATCTTTCTGGTAGGATATATTTCCTCGATGACATCAATGAATCCACCTGTTGGTGTTGTTCCTTTAGATCCTTTATATGCAAAGATTTTAACACCCTGACGTCTATATATAGACTCAGGTCCCTCAGTGTAATAAACACTATCCGGTCCTTGGAACAGATCATTGTCGATGATGTATTCGATCAACATATCCTTTGTGAATGCAAAGCCAGTATCTTCGAAATTCAATGGATATGCAGCTTCATTCATCGCTGTAATGATATCAATGAGTTCATTGCGGTCCTTTTCACTCAGAGTATGACGAAGTGTATCGCGATATGATGTATCGAATTCATTGTAAGAGTAGATGTTATAACCCAATCTACCCTGGCTGTCAAATATGTCTTGAGGAGTAAATCTACTCTCAATGAGAACATCCTTGAGGGTTATGTCTTCCTCATTAACAACAACATGTACATCATTTGAAACATTTCTTGTTGTTTTCTTGGTTGATTTATTAGGATCATAAATGGTTACAGTGTAATTATTTTCATCAAATGTGTATTTAAGAACATTTGACTTCATGTAATATGACGAAAGATTGAGATCACCAAAGTCAGGATATTCAATATTTGTATATCTTGAATCATCAGTGAATGCATTGTTGGCGAATCGTGTAATCATTGCATGATAGTCGGATACAGATCCGTATGATGGTTTCAACAGATAGAATGTATCCTGTCTATCAACCAAATCGTCATTAAGATATACTGACATATCTGTCATACCGGTTGGATCAAGGTATGGTTCACCGGCTGGAGCATGTTCTGCATCATTGTAAATGTTTCTACTGAAGAAATCCCATGGGTCGACTGTGGGAGTACCAATTACCATAGCCTTATTATTCATCTTAGAATACAAGAATGTGTCAAGAAGAGTATACTTCCTACCTCTTCCAGTATCGTATTTGTTCTTATACTCTATCAAGCCTGTGACTTGTCCAGCATTTTCGAAGCTATTATTTGATTTATCATACTCATAGATGAAGATATTGTCATATGAGTCATTGAAGAAATAATACACTCCATCAATGATACCATCTTCGGTTCTGGTTAGTGTATCGAAATACGATTCATTGATTGTAATTACAATATGCAATCCTTCACCACTACCAGACTTTGCATTTGTTGGATATGATGTTTGATATGCATTGAACATAACTACGTTAATCGTACCATAGTCTCCAAAGAATACTGGTCTATCACCAGAGTATTCACCGGTAACCTGATTCATGTAAGAAACTCTAATGATTGTACCATTATCGATTTCTTCAATCTTACCCTTGATACATATTCCACCAACATAGAAATCAAACAAATCTCCTTCTTGATAGTTAATAGCTCCTCCACTATCAAAGTTGAAAGTAACATTTGTTGTATCATTGAAGTCTATTACTGAGATGAGATTTGTCCATGAAGGATATTCATCTTCAGCAAGAGTCATAAAGTCGGGGCTTGTATAGTAATCGAATATATAACGTTGACCATTATGAAGTAAATGCTCCATCTCCTGTTCATTGAGGAGTCTATCTATGTCATCATAAGAATAATTTGATTCTGTTCTGACATAGTTTGTATCAAGTACAAACGTAGGAGATTTATTCTCAATACCAGTAATCTGATCATATTTCGTAGGAATATCACATATTCTGGCGAATGTTGAAGGGGCTTTGGGGTTCTCACAATTGTCATTGTTTTCATATTCAGCTCTATCATTTGTTACAAGATATACACGACCGTATTCCAACTCAGGATCAAAACCAACTTTGTACAATGAGAAATGTCTATTGCCATGATAGATGAGTTTTGGTTTACTTGCTTGCGAAATGATTCTTGCATTTCCAAGATGATACATATCAACATAATTGATTTCCGACAATACATTGACTCCTGATATAGGAGGATTCTCAGGATCCCAATAGAAATGCCTATCGTCAGGATTTTCTCTATCGAAAACAATTGTCAATGGAAGTCCATCTGTCAATTCATCATATTCTATTTGAGGAATACCTGAATCAACTATGACAGCTGCAGTAGGTTTATCTGTAGCTTTCTGATATGGATCATTGTATTTATCACGCAAAGAATACATCTCTACATGAGCACGGTGAATCTTCTTGTTCATCGTCTTTCCATCGTCTATGAGATTCTCGTCATATTTGAAGTAACGTGGTAAACCATCATAATCTCCGAGATCATGAATTATACCATTCTTCTTATCGACATCATTGTCTGAATGATCAGATGTTACATCGACATGTACGCCGGAATATGTATTCAAAGATAAATACTCGGTAGGATAAGCATATTCCTCAGCCATATGTAAATCAAGGCAAGGTCTGGGAATAACGTCATCATCATAGTATAAATTATTATTGAATGATGTGCCATAGATATACGCATAGATACGGTTGCGATATGTTGTACCGTCATAATCATAATCACCCTGCACAGGTTCTCTGAAACTCCAGTACAAAAATCTTTCCTGATGAAGTGTCAATCTAGAATTTTCATTGTCATATAAAATGACTAATTCTCTGTCAGGTCTTTCATGTACATCAATATTTCCATCATTGTATATACAGAAATGAATCTCGGTAACATCTACTTCGAAATTCATCATGTAGTAATCTGGATCAACTATAAAAGAACCCGTATCTGAAGGAAGTATTTTGATGAGTACATTGTTAAGGTCAATTTCTTCACTTGAAAGAGACAAGAATGGATACACCAAAGATATATCATGACCGTCTGTACCTATAGTCAGCAAGGGTTTTTCATCCTCACCATATTCATTTCCTTCGAAACGTATATCAGGTAGAGTCTTTAACACATCAACACTCATCCATATCATTGGATAACCATTCATTGAATCATTGATTTCTTTTGTTGTGAGCATGTGATCCTCAAATGTATCGATAAGGTCTTCCGTTTCAACTCCCATGTGGAAGTAATAAGCAGTCGTAGCGCCTGTAACATCAGTAAGCTTTAATGTAACCGATGTATTACCATCAATGACCAATGTTGGTGGAGTTAATGTAATAACGAACCTATCCTTCTTGACGATTGGATCACTACTGCTTGCAGCACGAGGAACTGAGAATTCATATGCATTATCAAATCTCAGTTTGTATGTGTGATTCGATAATAAAACGTCTTTTCTTAACAATGCACACAACAGACTCTGCTGGTCATATGTATTGACAAATCCAGAATATTGAACGTTGAAATAGTAATCGAAAGTATTTTCGACTAATATATTTTTCAATGATGGTTTGTTCAATAGAAGTTTACGGGATTCCATTAATTCTTCAGAACCCCAGTTTTCTACAGTACCTTCATAATATGAACCTTTGGTATCTTCGAAACCATACGTCCTAGGGGTATGATTCTCAAATAACTTCTTCGACAGATATAAAAACTGACGAAGAGAATCTGGTCCTAAAAATGGGGAGAATTCCATAGGAGCTCTATTTGCCATCGTATCATCTCCTTCTAAAATTTATAGATTTAAACACACACATTATTTTTCCGAGTAATAAGGGAACTATCCTTTACTCTATTAAAGAAAAGGAGGAATATATGTGATTGATCATTTCATCAAACAAGCACACAATCCGTTGAGTAATATCAAGGTTGACCTTGGTACCGATGAACCGTTATGGAAGTATGTCCAGAAAGCGGTTCAAGATATCGAGATCATCAATGTATTGGAATTAAATCCAATTGATAATATCTCAACAACTCCGTTTATTCATGTCGGTAACTGGAAATGGAATCCCTATCCATCTGCAGCGGAGATACAGCATCGCCGTCGTGAAACAGGAGACAAACTGTCGACGAAGACAATTGGTAATTCTCGTTTAGGAATCCTTGAGTTTGACATTTATTGTGGAGCACGTGACAAGAATAAGAATCTTGAAACAGATGTAATCCATAATAAACTTTATGTACCAATTGAGGATGATCACGGTAGGTACCTGATAGAGAATATCTTGTACTCAGAGTATCAGCTCGTTGACAAATTATTGTATCCTTCTGGTAAGGATTCGATAACACTGAAGTCGTTGCTTCCTATTGTAATTAAATATGAAGAAGCATCTGAAACTTCAATGGATGGTCATATTTATTACTCAAAAATCGGCATGGTTAAAATCTTTACAACAATGGAACCGATACTGTCATGCTTCATGCACATACCGGCCCCATTAAGTTATCTCGAAGTTTTCCCCATACTTCAATTTTGTGATCATATATCTGATGACAAAGACAAGTATGATTACTTCCAGCCGATTCCAGATAGAGACATTTATATCAAGGGATATAAGAAGGGTCTTGAGAAGTTTGACTATGTCAGATCAGTACTTGTAATGGCAATTCATCTGATAAGAAAGCATGAACCTCCTTCAATAGAGGAACTAAGAGATCCTAAGTGGTGGGTATATCAGTTATCTTATTATGATAACATCATTGAGCACAGGGGAGCATGTCATGAAATGCATGTGGCTCGTATGTTGGATACTATCTCAGCAAATGTACTTCCTATTCCAGAGATAGACAAACGTACAATGGTATCATTATTAAGATATATCCTTCAGACAGAGTTTACTGATGTCAATATCTATTCTTATGAGAATAAGAGATTGAGATTGAATGAAGTAATCTCTACAATCGTAACTGCAGAGGTATCTGATAAGCTGAAGAAGATGTTCAGATATGGTATTCTGATTAAGATGAAGGAAATGCAACCGATTCTGAAGTTCCATCCAGATCTCATATTGAAGAATCTTTATAAGCTCGGAACTGTTCATGTTACAGACTTCGCAAATGACTTGGATTATTATCAGATGCTGCGTTGGACAAAGCATGGACCGAATAGTTTGGGAAGAATCGACAAGCATAAGATCAATCTGGTACAGAGACAGCTTCATCCATCTATGATTGGATTGGTTGACTTGTTACAATCCTCAAAGGATGTTGGTCAAAGTGGTATGATATCTCCATGGGCAGATACAGCAATGCTGTTTGAAGCAGATGTCAATAAGTATCCAAACATCAAGTTCGATCTGTTCCAGTTCATATGTCAAGAGTTTGGTGATCCAGTGTTAACATTTGACTGTGACAACATTGTCGATTATAATAGAATACTCGATAAGTTGGTTGCAGCAGCATATGTTAACTTTGATTACAAGATTCCTGAAAAGGGTACGGTGGAACAATGATTACGTATGACACAGTACTCTATAGAGGATCCAAGTATGGGTCTGTCAATCCAGATATGTATATCATATACGTATATCAATATGATGAAGGTGGAAACTATCCAACTCTCAAATTGAAAAGGAATGGCGGACTATCAATAAATCCATCGTTTGGAATAAATATTTCCGAAGGATATGACAGAAACAAACTGTATATTCCTGGGATGAAATATTACTCATTTGGATCTCTGTTGGATAAAGCGGTTACAAAGATACAGGAGAATTTGTTCACACTGTTTCCGAATGTAACCAGTACTGAATTCGAGGTCGACTCGAGGGCTCTCGAAATATTCCAAACAGAGAAAGCGTTTACTACTGCGGGAATGACAGCTGTACCCTCAGTATGGACTAATCCAACGAATGAATGTTTCCCTGGGGTAAAGGTTACTTCTAAACATGGTACTGTTACGATACCATTGGAAGATGCAATTCCAATAGTAAATATGTTAAAACAATTCGATCCAATAGTATACGCCGCATCAATGTTGTCGTTCTTTGGCAGAATGCCACAATCATAATATAAGGAGGGGCATTACGCCCCTCCTTATATTTTTTATTGTTTATCCCAAGCGTATACTCTATTGACGAGTGAATGCCAGTCGTTCATAACGGCATTGGATATTGATGCAAACATGTTATTTGCAGCGGCAGTAGCAAGAGCCAGACGTGTTGCAGTACGCATAGAACCATTTACACGATACTTATCAACACCACATGATTGTGCAATGTAGTCGAACATACCATTGTTGTTTAAGAATACAGCCGGTTTGTTCATTGGAGACGTAACTAATGTATGCTGCAGGTCCTTGATGTTGATTGTTACGTCAACAACTGTAGGCCAACCATTTATAGATACATCTTTACCTGTAGGATTCTTTGATACAGATACTGATTCAACCATTGCCAAACGAGAACCCCACATACCAGGAATGTTACACTGGATTACAGGAGGATACTCATATGCAGATGCATTGTTCTTTGACATCTGAGGTAAAGCTAAACCATAGATGAAGAATAATGGTACAAGTATATCTACAAGATATGAATATGCATCACCGGCGTTTGCAACAAGATGAACCGTTACTGACATTGATGATGTTGAAGTATGTGACTGGAATACTTCCGGATATATTGTATGATCACCAGTATATGAACGTGCCATTGATGATGCAATAGCTGCAGTGAACTTACCATGACCCTTGGACATACTCTTCATTACATCCTGAGCAGCTTCACGTGCTTCACTACCGAGTTTGATTACAGCATCTTTAGATGATGAAACTGTGGAGTTCGTAAGAAAAGCAATCTCAGCACCAACACTGCTACCCATGTTAATTACAGATGAGAATATCTGTGATTGACCAATGTTGTTAGTATAGCTTTCTGAGATAGATGCAGGATCTATCATGAATGAAACGTACTGAGATGTGTCACCATTATCAGATGCTTTCTCGGTAACCTGACCAAGACCAGATGTAGGAGTGATAAAACGATAGTTTGCCCAAGCATCACTTTCAGGATTCTTATCATCTATATCAATCATTCCTATTGGAAGATAATTATCACCGATTCTTACACAAGCATTCTGTAATCCTAACATGATAACGGCTGTATTGATCATCATCTTTACATTATTAATGTAGGAATACCAGTCTGCTTCGAATGTATAGAATGGCTGTTGTACTGATAATGATGTAAGCAACGATGCTAACAACGCACCAGATCCCTGACCAGCTACATCTGCAATATTACTCAATCCAACATCTTTACTACTAACATCGATTGCCAAAGCATCATCATCAACATCATCTCTTGTTGCATTGAGAGCTGATTTTATTTGGCCAAATGATAAGAGTTCATCTTCCTCCAGATCCATCTGACCATATGCTTCTTCATAAGCTTCTTTGGAGGCACTATCTTGAACTGATGCTGCTATACTGTTACCTCCAGCCATTGGTTCATCATTCTGACCATAGATGTCATACTTGCTGAGAGCCTTGGCATAATAGTAAGCTTCTCTGATAATGGTAGCTTTACTACTCATACCTCCAGTGAATCTAGCACGTCCTACATTGAAATGTATGATGTTCGCATCCTGAAGAATCTTTGTTAAATAGAAATCTCCAACAGCTCCTGGATGTGTACCATCCGAACTTAAGATTCTCATGTCGCACTGATTTGTTAACTGTGGAGGTGCTCCAAGTAAACGTGGTGAATAATATCTCAATAGGGGTGATGTTTGTGATGGCGACATATCATCAACTGTCGTCTCAGCTCCCGGTAATATATATTTAGCCATATTTATATATCTCCTTTCATTTATACTTAAAGATACAAATTACTTAATTAAATGGAGGTCGAATAATATGCATGTTAAAGACATCACTTTATCTTTCAAAGAAACATATGAGGAAGATACAATACTTCCTTACTTATTAAAAAATAACATTGATAATGAGAAATACTTTCAAACAATATTCTTCGAAATAACAATGGATGTTAATCTTACAGACAGTCTCATGGATATGGTTTATCGTATATTCTATGAAGATATCTATTTACATAATCATGATGCTAAAACTGATCATGAAAGAATATCATTCTATGACGATGATACAAGAACTTTCTATATGCAGGTAAACTTGTCAGAACTCATAGGATATATTAACATGACCGCTCCACCATTGATACTTAATCTCATTAAGAATCAGGGCTACAAGGACATTGATGAATTCATTTCTGTATTGAAGGAATTACTTATTCAGGAAAGAATACGCGTTCCATACTATACAATGAAATTCAAAGAGTGTATGGGATTGAATCAATTCCAAACAAAGACAACTTATAACTTTGATCGTATAGATGCTCTTCGTAGTCTCAATAGTGGTAAAGATCCCGTTGTAGATCTCGAAGCAGCCTTTGGCTATACAATTGAAGAAGTGGCCACTACAGATGTTGAAGAAGTGCATTTACAATGCGTGATTAATTTCATGAATGATGATCACGTAAATTTCTGGTTGCCAGATATACTTGATGATTTATGTGGTCGTGATTCTATTATAAATGTATTCAAGGATGATAAACGAGGATACTTTATAGAATTAAACATTCCCGAGTATTCATCAAAGAAGTATGGATACATTGATTCCTTGATAAAGAGATCTTATGCGTTAATCTTTAATAAATGAAATAAGCCCCCATAAGGGGGCTTAAATATTTTTTTTTATTTTTAAAGACATATATCGTTCATATGCATATATGGGAATGAATTATAAATAATTCCTAAAATTTATATTTTAAACACATATATGTTTCATATGATATCAATACGGAAAAGCATGCAGCCGTATTGAGCAATAGCATTAACGTTATAAGGAGGATTTTAAGTATGAACATTTCAGGTATTCTTAAAGTCTGCGCTATTGTTGGTCTTTCTGCAGTTACTATGGTAAGTACGATGCTTAAAGTTAAAGAGGAACAGAATGGTCTGATCAACCAGAATGTACCTGCTTTCAATAATGGCAATCCTTATAATAGTAACATGGGAGAGATGAATATGTATAACAATAACGCATATGGTTCACAAAGTCGCAGATTCTATGGATGTGCGCAGCCATCATATCCGATGGCTAATGGCCCAATGGGTCCCTATCAACAGCCGATGAGACCTCTGACATTTGGGTCTCCAATTCCACAACCTTCCGCACAGCTGCAAATGGCTCTGGCCCAGTGTGGTTATCCATGTTACAATAGTGCAGTTGCATATCAGGGAGGTTTCAATGCTGTTCAGCAGTATGGTTATCAGCCATCAGGTTATTCAAGAAGAAACATGATGCCTAATGGTATGATGTATCAGCAGCCACAGCCTCAGCAGATGACATATCCAAATCCATTCGTAAACCAGTGTATGGGTAACGGTGTATATCGTGAGCCCACATATAGTCAGTATGGATATGGTTATGGTAATGACAGTGGCGTAGCAGCATTGTATTCTGGAGGAAGCAATTATGGTTATGGCTACTCCAATGACTATGGATATGGCGGAAACTATCAGCAGCCTCAACAGCAGCCACAGCCACAGGTTCAGACATTAGGAAATTATAATGCGAATCTGATTGGTAGTGCAGCTAGGTATAGGTGTTGGTCTCCAGAGACATCTGGTAGTTCCTGCACATATTATGGATATGATGACAACATGCCGTCATATCCAGCGTCAGCTCCACCTCAGCAACCACCGAGAATGATGCAACCCCAACCAATGATGAATAATGGTTATGGGTTTCAGCAGCCCCCTATGATGACTCCACCTCCACAGCAGCAGAATCAGTATAATGATGAACAGATGAAGCTGTATGCAGAGATCGAGAGATTCAAACAGTCCGAGGCTGCTAGAGCAAATGCAATGCGTCAGCAACCACCTAGATCAATGAGTGATCCTATGGATGGACGTTTACACAATACCATCCGTCCATTCAGTGCAGAGAATGCATGGTATTCGGCTAGTGAGATGCAGGCTCCTCAACAGCCACAACCTCAACCGTCGAATGTCACAGTTGCACCAATACCACCATTCATGCAGAATGGTCCGGCAGAGATGCAGCAACCAAATCCACCACAGTCAGTAGGTGGTAGTTCTATAACATGGGATGCTATGTTGTCGAATGGTAATCATCAACAAGAACCAGCACCAGCAAATCCAACAAATCCCGAGGATATTGTGATGCAGTTTGGTGATAACTGGGTTCCAGTAGAACAGCAGGCAGAAGCATATAACACACCACCACAACAGCAGCAACAACCACAACAAGCTGTAGGTGTACAACCGTTGTATACGATGCCTGAACAACAACCCCAGCAACCTCCGATACAGATGTCACCACCAAAAGAGACATTCTCAATGGTGTAAATAAAGTTGATGTAAATGTCAACCGATATGTATCTGGTCGTAGGAATAAGTATATTTACATGGAGAAATTCATGTGATATAAAATAAAGAAAAGGAGGATGATTTGATGGATATCAAATCAGTAAACATTGATGATGTTTTCAATGGAGCTAACACAACTCTTGGTACCATGTATGCAGCAGCAAACGTGCTGTATGATGGATGGAACAATATCAAGAACTCTATGTCATCATCAAGAAGAAACATGAATAGCGGTTATGGATATGGCTATGGTTATGGTGGAAACAACTATGGCTATGGTTATGGCCAGCCAGCATCCTATGGATATGGATATGCCGATTATGGTTATCCTCAGCAGGGTGGTTATCCTTATGGCAATTCAATGTATCCGTATCCTAACAATGGTGGATTCTCCAATCCGGGATATTTTGGATTCACTGATCCTAGCTATGGTTTAAATCCTGGCATGAATCAGCAGAATGGTCCTGTATTGGATATGATGCCTAATATGAACTGTCCTCAGGGAGGAGCGTGGGGTCTCTAATGGCTTTCGTAGAGTTCTGTCTCGGTAAAGCAAATGGTGATCAGATCGATACACCGTTCTTTACAGAAGATCATGATTGGGTGTCACCACCAGCGCAGTATAAGAAACCCTTGGACGTACTGATTAAGAACATGAAGATCAAACGTGACATTCTTGATAGAGTCAGTGTTCCGTATGTCGAGAATGCATTCAGTGGGGATTATAAATCCATCCTTGATGAAAAACTCGAGGATGGAGAAGTCCCTGATTCAATGATAGAATATTTATCAGATGGAATCTTTGGCAAGAAGATCAATGATCTGGAGTATAATCAGAGATCCATAATAAAAGTTCTGTCAGTCTACATCTGTATACAAAATTAATTCCATAAGGAGGAAATTACAATGGCAACAGTAGTAAACAAGGCCGGTATCCAGCCTATTCCTTGTGATAGATATACTATCACAGCATCACAGGTAGTCAAGTATCTTCAGGATCAGCTTGGCTTCAACATCGGTTATGACTTCACAAGATGGGTTGGTGTTTCAACAAACAATTCTTATGTAAGAATGAGAGTTGTATTCAACCCCAAGGACATCATCGCTGATTCAAACTCCACAGATTATGTTGATAAGATCCTCGAGGCAAGTGGCGCTGGTATTCAGTTCAAGGATACAGTTATGTCAGCTCTCAAGCCTTATATGTTCCCTGAGAATCTTGGCTATGCTCAGACAACTCAGGAAGAGGCAGACAGAAGATATGTTCTCGGTATCGCTGGTGATAGATGGGAAGAGCTTCTCAGGTTTGCTAAGCTCACATATAATCCTCAGGCAAAGCTGTTCAGACTCTATCTCCGTCCTGAGAGAATCATCGCTGACATGCTTGCAGATCCTTCAACAGATGAGATCGATGGCAATATGTCTATCACAGGCGTAAGCGGTACAACATCTGATACTATTCGTTGGGAAGTATCTGTTGAGAGAAAGAATGCAGAATTCGTTGCAGGTTCAGACCTCTCAATGGATCAGATCTTCTATAGACACTAATTGATGATTAATGGAAGCGGGGCTTCCCGCTTCCATATCATTCATATCTTTGGAGGTTAACCATGATTATCGAATTAAATCAGATGATAGATCTTATCGATGATTTCTATAGCAGCGCTGATATGAAAGAGATGCTCATTGGTGGTATTGCTGGTACTCCAATAAATAAGTTAGCCATCGAAGGTTGTACTAAATATACAAAGTTCGAAAAGATACTTATAATCGAAGGATGTCAGGATTATATAGGATTACTCAAGAATCCTATTTCAAATGTAAAGCATTGGTCGGATCTATTTGTTGAGGAAATAGTTCCACCACTTGTACCATATGATCCATGGAAACCCAAGATATTTCAAGAGGCACCGGCATTTGTCAATAGACTCAATGTTGATATCATCAGTAAATATGAAGCAATAGTTGCGTTCGATTCTCATTTGATTCCACGTGATGTAAAGAAAGTTCTGTCTGATAGTTTTAAAGGTCAAATACTTTGGGTAACTGATCCTGTAGAAGACCTTGGTTGTATGGGTGTAGGAGGTCAAGAACTTCCAATAGTCATAGATTCTTTATCGAAGTTATCACCCATTATAGCCATGGCACGTCAGACGCTTGGTGTTGAAACCAGAGCTGTTGATACAAAGGTACGTGGTTCAGTAATTGAGACTGCTAGAATGAGTAATAGAACCATCGGTAAAATCGACGACAAACAATATGTGACAAACAACTATGAATTGTTTGATGAGGTAACAAACCGTCAACGTGAAATGCAATTCAGAAAGAATCAAAAGCTTATCGTTGTAGATGACCTTGTTGACATGATGGAAGAGAATGGTGTGAGAAAAGCATCACTTGCACGCAACAGCATGTTGGTTATAGATAATGCTGGAGCCAATCCTTTGATGAAACTCCGTCTCTATAATTCAAAGATATCATACTTTGCTGATCCTGTTTATAACGGTATGGGATTTAATCCAATACGTCCTAATGCACGCGGAAAGATATCCGTTGTACCAGGAAACATTATGATGATAGGCGGTTGTTTCCCATATCATAGATATAATCATACAGTCGTTGTGTTAGCATATCCCCTTGAGATTAGGCAAAAGTATAGCGTGCTTAAGAATAGTAACAACGTGACAGTCGTTGATAAATCTAAATGAAAGAAAGTAGTGGTGTAATGTTCGGTTATAAATTGATGCTTGTAAAGAATGCGGATCTCAAAGAACTGAAAACGTTCAAGAGTGTCGTTATCGATCTGAATGATACGGTAGAGTCATTTGGAGAATTCATATCAGGTGGATTTGAACTTGACAGAGAAACCGCTACGTTATTGACAGAATTCAATGATGAGATCGGCGTGTATGTTGACATGTATTTCAACAACAAATTCTCATTACCATCTAACTCGTTGGCCATGTATACAAACATGGACAAAGTGAGAAGTCATACTTTAATCATTATAGATGCAATTAATGAATACAATAAAATACTATCTGTGCAAGGTAAGTTTCAAGCTACTTGTGACGAACTAGGTGAAGCGTATTCTAATAGCCCAGATTCAATGATGCTTCGAAGTGAAATTCAGAAAGGTTTCCAAGGTGTATGTGATACGATTGGAAAAGCGTCGGGCGTTATTCTGAATTCATTGCTGTTGTTACATCATTCGGTTGCTGGTGATAAAGCTAGAGTTAATTCAGGTTATGACTTCATTAAGGCTTATAAGAAACGGCTGAAAAGAATTCCTAAGGATAAAAACCTTATGAGTGAATTCACCGTTAAGTTTGCTTTGAACACTCGCTCAGATAAAGAATATTTATTAAAGGAGCGCGTTAAAGATGGTAAACAACGAAGCCGAGCTCGAGCTGCAGATGGCAGGTCTGAAAAAACAGTATGACTATACTGAGTTTGCACACAATGCACACGTAAATGTTATTCCTGAATCAGATTTCAAACGTCTGGTTTCAGATACCTTTAAGACAATCACATTCGTACTCAAGCAGACATACGGTCCATATGGAGCATCAGGTATAGTATCAGATCAGGCTGATACAACTACAACTAAGGATGGATATAATGTATTCCAGTCCATAGGATTCCAGCATGCTTATAAACGCAAGGTATATCTGGCAATAAACAAAATCATCACACGAGTAAATCGTACTGTAGGTGATGGTACCACATCATGTATCTTACTTGCAGAAAAGATATTTAACAATCTTGACAAGCTTATCAACACACCTGATGAAAAGAGAGTTGCTCTCGAGTTATTATCTGAGATTGAAAAGAATCTCCAGAATAACAATGAGATTGAAGATGACGTTAGAGTAGGACTCATCAAGAAGGTTGACATCAACAACGTCAAAGCTCTCATATCAGTTGCAGCTAACTATGACGATGAACTCGTAAATGTTCTTTATGACGCATTAAACCCAACAGCTGATGAAAACGGAAACGTTGTAATCAGAACAGTCATTCCGAAGAGTGAGGTTGATATAGATGCCGGATCTAATGCAGCTTACACAGTAGATTATCTCCCGGGAGATTATCGTGTATCCGCATTTTCTGATATTGATACTTCGGCCAAGTTCAATCATCAGAAGAAGGTAAAGATTGTTTTATACGATCATTCATTCAACTCAACAGACTGGATTAATTTCATGAAGACATGGGACCAGAGAGAGGAAGTACTCATCTTGGCTAGAGACTTCAATAGATCTTTCCTCGCTCAGGACTTTGCATCTTACGTAAATAAGATATCCTTCCAAAAGAAGGCTGATCCTAATGGTGAGCATGAAGTAAAGGTTCATCTCTTCTGGATGGGTGGTACTCATAAACAGGATGAGCTTAAGGATCTTGCTGCCGTACTCGGTACAGAAGTACGTGATATGAATGCTTTAGAGCCAGACTTCTCAATCCTCCCTGAAGTGACAGTGTCACTCTATAAAGGAGACTGCTTGGCATTCTACGATATCAAGGGTAAAAATGACATAACACATTATCTGGAGTCACTCGATAATGAATTATCACATGATGAATCACACTCATACATCAGACTCTCAGAATACAAGAGACGTATCAGATCACTTAAGATGGAATCTGCTGACACACTTCTTACAGTAAAAGCGGGAACAACCCTTGAGGCAAAGATCATTATGGACAAGATTGACGACTGTATTCACATTGTTGAATCCGGTCTTAACTCTGGTATCGTACCCAACCTGTTCAGGTACGTTCATGATAGACTTAACAGAATAAGTGATAACTCTTCAGACTCATTCATGAAGGATATCTGTAATGGAATGAAAGATTCTATCTATGGACTATTCGATGAGATCTGGTGTTCCAAGTATGGTTCAACAGAGACGAAGGGTAAGAACAACAATTCTGTTACAGAGCATGCAGCAATCCATTATGGTGAAGAAGTATATTCATCATTCAACATAATCGATGAAGAACATACTGACTTGGAGAAGTTCTCAACATCAGCTCAGTATGACCTTGAGGTTACAGTTGCATCAATTGCAATTGTTAAATATCTCCTCACAAGTAGATTCTTCATCTTCGACGCAAACTTGTTACAACCTGTCAATGACGAAGGTCATTATGCATAAAAAGTATTTTCATCCCCGGGAATTCCCGGGGATGTTTTAATACAATTTTGTCTCTCAACAGTCTAGTACTTTAAAATTTCGCAAAGGGGAAATAGATTGTGAAGACTTTAAAAAATTATATATACAAAGATATCATATCAATTCTCTGTAGTGCTAAAAGGGATTTAAACAACGCAACTGCAGTGGCATTATTTGATAAAGCGATATCAGTATATCCATCGAAATCCATATATTGTTTAGCGGCACATCGACTCATATCATATATAGAACAGAATATACGAAACGTCGATCTCATATTAGATGCAATGAGGGATGAAGGAGAAGACAAAGACATCATCGATACAATAGAATCATTGAAGGCTTCTCCGACAATATCTACTCAGGCAGAATGCACTCGTTTATGTAATAAACTTGCAGACTATATCAAGTACGCATTAATCCTCAAAGCAAAAGAACCATTCTTAAAATGTCTGGATATCATAGAAGATGACGATGAGAATCTTCATGCAAGCATGGAGAAGTTATATGAGTTGGCTCAAGAAATAGCTAAAGCATATCAACAAGTAAACATACAATCAGTGATCCATTCATTTGACTCATCTGATATTGAAGCAATGAAGATGGCAATTGCAGATGCTAAGGATGCCAGATCTCCCGACAAGTGCATCATCACAGGAGTCAGAGGTTTGAATAACTTGTTATCACCTGGATATCTGTCTGGGTGTTTATACATATACTGTGCTCTACCAGGAAACTACAAGTCTGGTATATTATTGAAATCACACGTAGACACATTGAAGTATAATGAACACATTAAAAACACTACCAATGGAAAGACACCAATATCCATGTATATCTCTATGGAGAATACTATGGCTCAGACTATACGTAGATTATGGAGTGTTCTGTTCCCAACAGCAGATATGAACTCTTATTCAGTTGAAGAGATCTCTGATATGATCAAGTCTGAGTTGGAAGTAAAGGGTATGCGTAGTGTTATTCTGTATTATGGTTATAGAGAGAAATCTACTAAGGATCTTGAGACTATAATCAGGTCATATAATACAGATGAATATGAGGTCGTTGCGTGTTATCTTGATTACATCAAACGAATCAGATCTGCTAGAACTGATGCGGCAGTATTATCTTCAGAAAAGTCTGAACTTCATGCAATCATGAATGAGTTAAAGAATATTGCAGCTGAGTTAAATATACCAATCGTATCAGGACATCAGCTCAATAGAGATGCAGCACGTCAAGTTGATGAAATCGTTAAGAGTGGAGGATTCAATAAGACTGATCAGGCAATGGGTCGTAGTAACGTAGGAACTGCGTAAACATCTTGCGCCATATAGAAGTGATTCTATATGCAAACCTATTTAATTGCGGGGACTTCGTAAAGTAACGTCGGGAGACGTAGCAGAATATCCGCAGCCAAGTCGTATTTTGTATTATCATATAAAGGAGATGATTATATAGAGGAAGAAATATGGAAACCCGTTGAATATGGAACCGTAAGACCTGAGACGTATGAAGTATCAAACTTTGGACGAATCAGAAATGCTTATACTCACAAATTATTGACCCCATGTGTATCAGAAAAAGGATATTTGATGGTATGTCTTAGATGTGTTGATAGAAATCATAAAACGATAAAACTTCATAGGATTGTTGCAACACATTTTGTACCCGGATACACGAAAGAAAAATGTGAGGTTGACCATCTGGACGGTAATAAACTAAATTGTCGTGCTGATAATTTAGAATGGGTTACACATCTAGAAAATATAAGAAGAGCGTATAAGAATAATTTGGTTCCTATAATGAAAGGTGAACTTAATGGACGAAGCTTGTTAAAGGATTCTGAAGTTCATGAGATATGTGAGTTGTTGGCAAAACATAACGGGAATTGTCGACTTGTATGGAAGATTGTCAGATTTAAAATAACCTGTAATATAGGTATGATTCGTGATATAAAGTATAAGAAAACGCATGTTGAAATTTCTGACAAATACTTCTCTAAAGATTCATTTACAAAATACGAAAGGTTCAACGACTATCGAAACTAACTCAATCAAATTGATTGGAATAATGGTGAATAACCTAAAGGAGTAGAGTAGCGCCAAGTGGTTCTGGTATGAAGTAATAATTCAGTAATTCCAGATTAAAGCGAAATGGTAGGGGTCTCGTCAGAGATCGTGATATAGTCTCACCTTCCACTATAACGGTGGAGAAGTTCATAAGAGAACTGTACGAATTAACGACTCGTATGAAGACAGTGGGGAAATTCATGAGGTTGCTGACTGGATGGCAGTAATGAATATAGAGAACAATGGTGAAGTAAAGTATCTAATGATCAAGGCAATCAAACAAAGAGATTTGGATAACAATACGGACAACAGTGTTCAAGCTATACGTCATCCATTCATATCAGTACAATCGTTTGGATTAAAGGATGATATAATGGAAACGGTAAGTATATCTATTCCAGTATATACGGGAGTGCAAAGAATCAATTATGTGGCTGCCGTATAATTTATTATTTAAAGACATATATAATTCTTGGGATAGAGGTATACATCAGTATACTTCTTCCAAGATTATGTAAATTCAAAAGGAGGATTCAGTATGAACAATATGAATATGCTTGTTCATCAGTATCAGTCTAGGATTCTCGGACCCGATGAACCCGTAGACTATACAAACATCATCAAATCTGTGTATCCTACAGATGCGATACAGCGCGAACCTTTCGTAGGTTTCAAAGTATTGTGTACTGATACACAGGCCTTTATGGGTGATCCCAGACAGCGTATGGCATATCTCGATACGCAGATAGGATTCATCAGAAATAAGGGTGTTATCATCAGAGAGACCAACACAAATAAACCTGATGGTTTATGGGTAATCTCATTACCTGTTCCAAGATCTCAGATAACTCTCGCTCTGAATAATCTCTTCGATGTACTTCGTACACTGGAGAACTATTACGGCATCGTATGCGATGGTTTGTTTGATATCTGTACATCAGGTAGATGTCATGTATCCGAGGTAGAGAGATCCTTCCAGGGTATTATCATTCCTCAGGATTATATGGCATGCCTTATTCCGACCAACAACATCATGTGCAGTATCGGACAGATCCAGCGTATGAATGACATGTTCATGTGTCTCCGTACAAGATGGGATCTGAAGAGTAAGGCAAACAATAACCAAAACGCATACTTTGAGGGTCTGGCGTTGTTAGGTCAGCTCCTGTCCTCAATGTATCATTAAATTCACCGAGGAGGAAATATTTATGTACAATCCTGATTATCCTGTTGACGATGGTGCTTCATTCCTTATGCACACTTATCAGAGACCTCAGCAGACAAGTATGTATTGGAATGGTGGTTACGGCATGATGGGCATGCCGTACAATGATCCATCATCACGCAGAAACTTCAATCCTGTTAACCCCTTCCAGCAGTGGGGTCAGCAGCAGCCTGTTCAGCCACAGCAGATGACATTCGGTAACAATAACAGCAACGGTGCAATTCCTGAGAATATGGTTCAGCCTTTCGGCACATATCCTCCGTCTTGTCCTCAGACTCCTCAGATGGGTCTCAACTCACTGATTGATTCTAGAAGAAACATGAACAATCCTGTTCAGGTATCTCAGAACAATCCTTGGGCAACACCTGCACCACAGCAGCCCACTGCACCTGTACAGCAGAACACAAATCCATTCCAGCCACAGCAGCAGAATCCTTTCGCAGGATTCGGTTATGTAGATCCGAATTATTATGCAAATAACTTCAGAGTTGACATGGCTACTGCAGCTTTGTATAATAACAATGGAACTAACCTGGACAAGAACAATGCTTGGGAGAATTACTTCACACAGTATAGACCTCTCCAGCAGCCACAGAATATCAACTGGAGACCCAATGAGCAGTATCAGCAGAACCCCTTCGCACTGCAGTCTCCACAGCCATATGCAATGCCTCAGTATCCCGTTCAGCAGTATGCTGTTCCCCAGAACTGGAATGACATTGCTACAAAGAATTGGCAGAACGTATAAGGAGAATCATTATGAATGAAGATGTGAGCATTATTGATCGTAAAAGACAATTTCGTTCTCGTCTCAATTCTCTTCCAATAGAGCTCAAATGTGAGATTGGTGAGATCCCTCTTCAGAAGGGTCTTAGAGCAACCTCCAGAAAAGAGAAAGTGATTGAGCTTCTAAATAAATATCATATAGATTATATAGAAATAGGTACTGGTACAAATAGATTCATTATCAAGTATGATGGATATGCTGTAAAGATCGCTCTTGATAGAGAAGGCGTTGCAGATAATATTCAGGAATTCTCGATATGTGAATCTCTGATGCCAAATGTTGCTTACGCGTACGAGATTAGTAGTGGTGGCCACCTATTGGTGGCCGCTTACTGTCCCGCTTTTACGTCGCAATCAGAAATGTGGTCTCACAATGCCAAAATCAGAGAGATCCTTGGTGAATGGAGTAAAAGATATTTGTTAGGTGATGTTGGTATGACTGATAGAACCTTTGCAAATTGGGGACTCGCTCCCGGTGGTAGACCTGTGTGTATTGATTATGCATATATCTTCCCGTCAACAATGGATCAGTTTGAATGTATTTGTGGCAATAGACAAATGACATTTGCCAGATCAGATTTCTCAACATATAAGTGTACGGTATGTGGAAAGGAATATGAAGATAGAGAATTGAGAGCTAGAATCTCGAGCGAAGAAAGAATAAGACTATTCGAAGGTACTAAGGGTATCACGATGACTCAAGAATATGAGATGCATGATGTTGACCTTAAGTATATTAAAATGGATGACAATCCTGATATGCCAGATCCATATGATGTAGCCAACACAACAGTTGACCACATTTATGGTAGACCTACATCGGGATGGTTATAAAGGAGGAAAGAAAATGAAATACTGGGACTTATTATTCACAGTGGGTGCTAAGACGTCTGCACCCACTATTGATGAAAAAGTCGCATCCGTAATCAAAGATGCTGCCAGAGAAGCAATCCAGGAAATCATTCCAGCACCACAACCAGTAATGGTTGATGAGAATGCTTTAGGTAAGTTAATCGATGATGCTGTTGCAAAGCATGTTCCCGCACAGGTAGAGGCCAAGCCTGATGTAGAGTTAAATGACAAAGTCAACATGATGATGCAGCTGATGAAGGAACTTGCTGAAAAGGATAACTCTGCTCCAGCCAATTTTGATTCATACGCTCTGAATGATGGTGAAATCTCACAGGTACTCACTTGGTTACTTAACTTCCAGGAGAAGTACTTCCCGAATACACCATTATCAGATACACTCCATCAGGACTTCATGTGGAATATTCCTAAAGAAGTCTATAATGCAGCATATGATGCGGAAGTACTCGGATATCCGGATGCTTTGAATCCGATCTATTGGTTCTACATGTTCTGTCTGGACTGTCCTCATGATATGATTGGTGAATTTATAATGAATGCTATCAATGGAATATCAGATGAAGACAGTGAAGTCATCGCTTCTCATGCAAAAGAATACCGTCGTGTATACTTTGATGAGGAAGAAGCTGTGATATCACCCGTTCAACCAGGTGAATCATCAATCGAAGACTTCGACGCAGATATATCTGTAGAGACTATCGGAGCTAGTGAAGAAGAATAAGATTATGTGGGGCATTAGCCCCACTTCTTATTTTTTCTATTTTTCAAAAATATATTATTTATATGCTAATCAAAATAAAATGAATTTTATTCATTAAAAATGAAAGGAGAAGTGTTCTCGTGGAACAATAAACCACGTGTTGTCTCCGGTGACTAACATCACCGACGTGAGACGTAAAGTATAAATTTAGCTCGACATAACATGTACTGCTTCGTTCTGGTAACGTGGACCGAGGTTTTGTATTGTTCTGTGCTGTTAAGTGGGGGTCCTGTAGGGCGGTGTCTGGCAATGTAGGGTATAGGTGTGTGTTGTCCGGGTATAGTTGCGGCAATTGCAGTCAGGCTATGGTGATGGCTTTGTGTCGTGAAGTGTAGATCAGTACAGCTACGCACAGGTTTAGTTCAGTGAGGTTCTGTTTGATCCGGTGCTGGTTAGGTCTGGGACGGTCCGGTTCGGTATGGCAGGGTATGGTTCAGTCTTGGTATGGCCTGGTAGAGAATGGTACAGTTCTGTCTCGGTATGGTCAGATTAGGTGTCATAAGGTCCTGTTGCGGTAAAGTTGAGTTGTGCCTTATGAGATACAGTGACGGTACAGCTCGGTTATGTCAGATGGTGTGTGGTTCAGGTAAGGCAAGGCTCGGCTTCGTTGTGGTTCTGTCAAGTAACACATAGCAATGTTAAGGTGGTTACGGTTTAGCGGGGAGTCGTCAAATGTTGTTTTGGTGTGGTCATGTTTGGTATTATCTCGTAAGGTGCTGGTGCAGGTTCGTAGTGTGCGGCTTCATCGTGTGTTGGTGTGGTAAGGTTAAGCATGGCTTTGTGATGATCTGTTCGTGCTGTCATGGTATGGTTAAGTTGACCAAGGTAATGTTAGGCTCTGTTATGCTCCGGTTGAGTAGGGTAATGATGGCTCGGTACTGGTATGGTCTTGTGCCATATCGCGAGATTAGGTTACGGTGGAGCTCGGTTAGGCAGGCTGCCGATCGGTAACGCGTGGTTCGGGTTCGGCCAGGTAAAGTTAGTCATGGCTAAGTGATGGTACAGTAGAGCTTAGTGCGGTGTCGTGTAGTCCCGGTACGGTAGTGGCGTGTTCTGTTGCATGTGGTCGTGTTATGCGTTGGTATGGTAATGTCGGGTTGGGCGCGGCGCGGAGTGTTACGTGGTGTTACGCGATGGCTTGGTACGGCATTGGAAGGTACAGATTAGCTCTGTGAAGTTATGGTAGGGTTATGTTGTTGATGGTAGCGTTCGATGGCGTTCTGGTAAAGTGCCGTTCGACTGCGTGCAGTTGAGTTACGTAATGGCAAAGCAGAGTTTTGGTTCTGTGCGGGTTTGGTCAACCCGTTGTCAATTATTTAAGGGGGTGGTGCTTCAAAATAGAATTATCTCAGGTGACAGTTGATTAGCGACGAGAAAATCTATTAAAGGAGTAAAAAGAAAATGGTCAACATCAAAGATTTAGGAAAAGCCGAGGTGTTAAAGACACTTTGGGAACATTCTCATACACAGGGAATGTCATTCTTGGGGTTACTCGGTCTCGAGAATGGAGTATTTACTATCGAACATGCAAGAGAATTGGTTGATTCAAACCCACGTCTCTATTTTGATTATGTCGACGGACATGTGATCAAATGTGATCTTAGTGGAGATGAGTTTGATGAGCGGTTGTATGACCGTGATTGTGGCAAGGGTATGGCTCAGAAAGCCATTGATCATTTAAGAAAGGAGGTAGCTGTAATGGAATCTAAGTATGAAGGCAGCGTCGTTGAACTTAAGATATCTAGAGCTAAGGACAATGACAAAGTTGCTGAAGCATTCCATAATGCATTTGTCGGCAAAGACTATTACCGCGACAGTAGTGTCATAATAAATAAAGATCCTGACATTACTACAGGTAATGAGCAATCCAGAATATGTATCTGTGTTGATGAAATAGACGACATCGGCGAGATCATAGACCTGATTGCTAATACTCTGAAGTCTCTCAAAGACTTAATATGAAATACATTATGGAGGTATATGACTTATGAATGAACAGGCACCAGTTTACTTCTACAGCAAAGATCTTCTTACTCAGATAGCTGATCAGAATATCGATCTTGCTGGTAAGGTATACGGCGTAGTTGCTGAAGTAACAGAATCACTTCAGCATATCTTTGGAATCGAGCAGGTTCCACTCAATCCAGTGGATATGTTCTTCGAAGCTGTCACCAAGGGTGAAGACGGAGACGTAGTTCTCAGAGTGGATTGGAGAATTTCACAGGGTACGGTTACTCTTGTAGCTATTAATCCAGTTGACGGTGCATTACTCGGATCTGCAACGCTCAGACTGGCTTCAAATAGATTTGCAGAGAGCTTTAATCGTATTAAGGATACTGACCTCAAGGCAAAGCTTTCACAGTGGTTTGATGGCCTCTCACGTATAGACATCACTACTGTAGCTGAAGTAGGTCACTTCTATGAGAAGCATGATGAAGCTCCTGCTGTACCAGCACCGGCACCCTCGGAAGTGCCTCATGTTGACGCAGAATTAGTTTCAGAAGGTTAATCGATAATTATTATCACCCCGGGAAACCGGGGTGATTTGATTATATTTATTTTATGGAGGTAAAAGAATATGTGCGACGAGTACAATCAGAGACCAATTGGTGCATCAGACGTAGAACAGGTGTGGTTTGAACACCAGAGAAAAGCAAGAGAATCAGCAAGTAATGATATCTACACTAATGGTGGATTACTTGACTCATCTAACAGCATGGGCTTCCAGGTTTTCCCACCTTATGGAGCTCCAGTAATATCCAGAGACATCCTTGAGAATGAATTCTCATATAGTGAGTTGAAATTCATCAGTAACGCTAGACTCCTTGCAATGACAGCTCCTGATGTTGACAAACTCATCTTGTTACTCAAGAGATTCAAGCACTTCCTTGAGGTTAAGGGACTTACTGTGGGACAGGGTACATATGGTACTCCCAATTACTTCATTCCACAGTATAACACAAATGTTCAGCCACTCTATGGTTGTCCTATTCCTCAGGATCAGAGAATTCTCAATGCTAAGTGGGAGAATGATCTGTGGACTAGAAAGTGGGGTAACTTGGGTGAAGAGACAGGATTCGACTTCCCCAAGGATAAGGAAGATGATGACAAGAAGGAAGAAGAGAAGATGCCTTCATTCCTTGGAAGCGCATGGAATGATCCAGCACCTGTTAGAACAAAGCCAGAGAAACCCTTCAGTCCAGGAACTCTGTTTCCGGAAAAGATTGGGGAGAAAAAGGACCAGCATAAAAAGACGGTTGTTCTTTCTGCAGAAGGCATATCATCAAATGATGACAGCAGCCTCTCTAAGGTTGTAATTGATGGACCTTCAACAGGTATCGCAATCAATGAAAACCCTGTTCCATTAACAGATGAAAAAGACAGTGTTGACAAAGACAATGAAGAAGACTAATGTGCTAACTGGATGTGGCCATACCCTTTCTTTGGTATGGCCACGATTCTTCAATCATTCAGAAGAATGTGTACGTTTAGCGAATGATTGTGCAATCGCTTTGGTTGAAAATAAGATACCTAAGTTATCTATTAATATTAGCTCCCTTTCAGCGAAACTAATTAGTGTAATTCGTGATACGATGAAGAGGTATGACTGTATTGTTGAAACTTCTTCTATGTATGAAACGGAAATTCTAACTTTCGAAAGGAAGAAATAATATGGCTATACTCACTTCAGATAATCTCCTTGAAATATGGGAACCTGTAATCCCAGGGGTTGAAGGAACAATCGTTATCGTCGGTGTGAATGCAGATGATAAGACCATCCTTGCACAACAGCTGCTCAATAAAGAACTTTGTACCGATGTAATTCATTATAATATGAATACATTCGACCAGGTGTTTAAACCACGTGGAGATAAGTGGTCATTCAAAGATACCGAGGTACCAGAAGAATCCAAAGGATTGGGTGTCTTTAAATTAAATAATAAGGGTGATGTTGTTTCCACCAAAATACTCGGTGAGTTTACTGGATGTGAAAACTATCTTAAGATGGATGGTGACAAAGCTCAGTTTGATTCTGGCGCTATTCGTTACACTAAAACAGGTAAAGGTAGATATGACCTCGTCCCTGGTGACGAAATCTCCGACATAATTGGTTATGCGAACGATCTCTGGGTTGGGAAGAATGTAATTGCTATATCAAAGGCGAACATAATCGAAGATGCATATCGTGGTACCCCTTATGATAGATTCGCAAATACAGTTATAAATCTTATCATATATCACTATGCACCATATGACATCGTTCAAAATGACATAGGTATGACTGCACATGAGGTAACACCTGTATCATTTGATGCTGGTGTAGCACCAATGCTGAGAGATTTGGCTATACACTACGAGAATGGTGCCGAGAAGTACGGCGTTGATAACTGGAAGAAAGGCATTCCAGTTACAGGTGGTGATAGAGGTGGTTCATTTATGGATTCAGCTATGCGTCATCTTACACAGTATCTTATCGGTCTTACAGATGAACCCCATCAGATATCATGTATCTGGAATTGTGTATGTGGTCTATGGACACTCCATCAGGAAGAGTTAAAGAAAGATTAAAGTAGGGGACCTCGTGTCCCCTCTTTTTTATTCTTATATACATATATAATTCTTGTGAAAGGAGTGATGATATGATCGTCATGAGTAAGAGATGTTTCCTAAATAAGTTCATTCAAATGAATACTGCGGAAACTGTATTGAATGCAAATTATTATATGGCCGATGACGGTAAGAAGAAGAGCACAACAAATATCAATCCAAACATAAGAAGAAATGAATATGGAGAGATAATTGAAGAACCATCCGGAACAATAGAAGCTACATATACATGTGGCGTTGGTGCCGAGAACATGGGTTCCGTATTTCATATCCGCAGGTCGAATATACTCAATCCAGAAGGATATAATGCGGAATATGTTATGGGTCAATCAAATGATGGATTCAATTCTCCTGAGGAAAGGTATATCAATCATCTACAGCAGAAAGATACCATGATAGCTGTATTCAACTTCTTATTTGGACATCAGCTTCAAGGCAATGGTCTTCAGATATTGATATTCACAGATTGTGCAAACTTGAAAAGATTCGGCAATATACTATGTCAATTCTTATCAATGACATATGGTGTTGATATTGTATTCTTGGATCCAGCATATAGACCGGATTGTAGAGGACAAGTTAAATATGAAGGTAACAAACAACAGGGAATTGTCAATTCAAAATTCTTGATGGATTGTGATACTGTATCTAAATTTGATGCAGCAATAGATCAGTCTCGACTTCGTGGTACATTATCCAATATAAGAGAATTCTTACAGAGCTTCCATGGTATGGAATTGATGAATATCTATAATCTTCTATTTCCAAACGACCCTCTACCTCAGGGTAATTATACCGATGATCAGCTACGAGAGATACTCATATATCGTGCAACTGAAGGACAAGTCATTGACAGTGGTCAATTGGCAAATGTCTTGGTCGAGAACGACTGGGCTTCAGTACTTGATAGAATGAGCTCGGAAGCAGAAGACTTCGGTCTTGATGACACAGGTCTATTCTAACAATAAATGACCAACTTCGTGTTGGTCATTTTTTTTTCTACAAGGAGTGATTAAACTATGGGAGCTCAGACAGCCAATCCAATGGCAGAGTATTTATTGAAACTCCAACTCATCGTTTCCAATACTGAATTTATGAACGATGAAGAAGCTCGTAAATATGAAACATTGGAATCAAGACTTGCTGGTGATAAATATGTGAGAGCTGTTACAAAGACAGATATATTTGAAAACTACACATATGCTGATACAGCTGTCTATGATCTCTTAATCCATTATGGTTATCAAGAAGACCAAGTATTCTTATGGATTAAGAACCCTTCAATGATTCCACAATCTATGAAGAATATTCTCATGGAGGGAGCACGTCAACAAGTCATATCGAACTATGTTGAACAAAATAAATATTATGCAACTTTAACCGGTACACCATTCGTCGGTAATGATAAAGTTGATCCTGATCCTATTATACCAATACCGGATGGATTCTATACACAATATCAAAATGATACAGTTCTTATGCGTGGTATGCCAATACATGAAATGCCAAAGAAGTATCAAGAGTTATTCATGAATTCCAAGTACTACCAGGAGACTTTAGACAAATACCCCGAGGTAGCATACATAAAATACATCGGAAGTAACTCAATTCCGATAGAGGTTTCTCGTAAAGCACGTGATGGTGATATACTTTTAATCAATACTTCTAAATTATCAACACATCATGCAATCTTTGGTAATGTATCCGTTGAACCTGATATCGTTCATGCATACACAAACATCTATAGATCTACACGTGACTATGTATATCAAACACTCAGAGGTGATTTCTCATCTATATATGAGAATTATAACGAGTTGATCAGATACCTGACAATCTATATGTCATTAGGTGCTGCATTAAATGAATTCCAGAAGAAGTCCGCTAAGCTCATATACATGAATAATGTAACAGCTAACAATCTCTTTACTCTTTATGGTCTTCCTTCTGTAATAATGGAAGGTGCACCAATGATAGAGTTCTTGAAGAAATTTAGAACCATTCTTATGGATAAAGGTACTAACTATGTATACAGAGTTAAAGACCTTATTGGATATGGTGATACAGATATCTATACACTCGTAATGGTTAAACAGCAAATCTTTGAGAATGGTAAACCTAAGTACATATATAAAGATGGAGAACCTCCTCAGCCAATGTACAAGATCGTATTCCGTAGACTTGGAACTGCTGATGACAATACATCATACTTCAAGTTCCGTGAAAGCACAGTCGAGTATCCTTATGAAGATATACGTGATGCTGATCCACGTTGGTGGAATACTCCTGAAGTTGAAGCTATCTTGAATGATATGAATTATACTTTATCAAATTCAAAGTATATTCAGTTATCTACTCATATGAGTATGACTGATATCTGGTGGCAATCAGTTATATTCCTTAGAGGTATGATGGATCGTCGTTCAGAAACAAGTAACATGATTCTCAATCTCAATAGAGATATTGATAACTCATCTACCATAACATTATTCGATGCAATATTGTCATTGATAGTTATGATGCACTGGCAGTTACAAATTCCGGGCAGTATGTATCTTCCTAATACAGGATATGATACTTGTCTTGATCTGTTACTTGAAGGATTTGACTATGATACACCTATAACAAAATGGGGAGATCCGTTCAAAATTGCTTCATTCAACTTCGACGTTAGATCAAAGGATAAAACCAAATGGGAAGCATTGATCGATTATGAATACCTTGGTGCTGACTTTGTTCAGAAAGTTGAAAAGATACTTGATCGTCAGGACAGTAATATCGGTGAAGTATTAATGGTTGATATACGTTCTATATACGACTTCCTTGCAGAGAAAGTTAGAACAGCAACAACTATTCATGATTATCGTCAAGCAACCGAAGCATACAACACATTGTTCTTGGTTGATCCTGTACGTGATTGGTATGATTCCGATACTCGCAAAACTGATGAGATCATTTGCGAAAGATTCATGATATCTGACGCAGAGTATTCACAATTGAAGACGTTCTTTAACATTCCATCTGTTAAGATTCGTAAAGATGGTGAATACAAGATACCTGAACCAGATTTACTTGTTGACTATAATGAGCACAAGTATCCGGTATATCTGTGGGATGTATTGAATAACAATGTTCTCGACGTTGCCATTGCACCATATAAGCGAGTTGATGAAGAAGACGATCCTGTTAGTGAATATGTCTTCAGAGATTCTGCATTCGTAGATGAATTCAACAAAGCACTGATACATTACTACACTGGAGCGTTATCACCTGCTGAGAGAGAAGCTACATATGCCGATGAGAATATTGAAAAGATGGCTGAATCTGGATTATCTAGTGCAATAAAGGATAATTACCTTGTCATCATAAAGGATAAAGTTAACATTGACATTGGTAACAGTTCCGAATATGGCCCTACAACATTTGAATATCTTCTTATGATGGAAAATACTTCGCTGTATGATTACATCAATGACCAGAGGCTCAATAACAAACAAGAAATAATCACAATGATGAGATCAATCATTCAAGCATTGGAGATATACACTAATTCATCATTGTCTGCTTTGACATGTTCTGTGTTGGGTGTTGATAAATATATCTCTATTCTGAAAGAAGTTATTTCATACTTCAAATCATACATGGTTGAATTCACACGTGATGAATTCAGATATATCTTTGGAGGTATATTGGATAACGGTGGTAATGGAGATATGTTAAAACTCATCGATGAAATACCTTGTGGTACAATTGAGATAGCTCCGAATGATTCAATGGCTTTGTTTGATGTATCTCATGCTAATGTTTACTTTGGTATGGCAGATGAGAATATAGGATTCATGTATGATGAAGCATTATTCAGATTAGCTGGTACATATGGAAACATAAAGCAGAGTGGATATCAATTATGGTA